ATGGCTGGAATTATCAAAAGAAAAGACACTTGGTACGCCTGCTTCCGAGTTGGAGGCAAACTCAAGGTTCGTACCACCGGCATCAAGATCACACCCTTGGTTACTCCAGGTAAATCGAAGAACGCCGCCATGAAAGAAGCTGAACTTCAGGCGCGCATCATTGCAGAAGAGCTGGAGAAGGAAGCAAAAGGGGCACTTCTAAATGTCGATGTTATCGTTTCACTCGCCGGGAACAAGGCCAAGTCAGTCCTGCGAAACAAAAAATACATGCCCAGCGTCAAGGATCATCTGCATCAATGGCTGGCGAACCGTCCCAACCGACGCGCCAATCTTCGTTACGGGAAGGCTATCCGGTGTTTTCTCGACTTTCTGGGACCCAAACAGGAAATGCCCCTGGACACGGTGACGGAGGCCCAGGCGCAAAGGTTCATGGAAAAATATTTGGAATTGCTGAGTTCCAAGACGGTAAGCATTTACCTATACGGTTTGAATGCGGCCTTTCAACAGAAAGTCAACGAACGGCTCTTTCCGTACAATCCTTTCAAAGGGGTGCGTCCCAGCAAGATCAACCGTGCCGATGCTACCGAAAGGCGCGCTTTCACAGTCGAGGAAGCTCAACGATTGACCGAAATCCTGCCGGGAGAATGGCCCGACATGATACGCGTCTGCCTTTATACGGGAGGCCAGCGTTTGGGCGACATCGCTACCCTCCAATGGAAGCAAATTGACATGGAGGGTGGAATCATTTCGATGACGACCCAAAAAACCAAGAGACACATGAACAAGCCCATCATCTTGCCTTTGAAGGAAGTGCTGGACAGACGACGTGCCAACCGTGCGAGCGATTACGTATTTCCGGTAGCGGCAATGCGTCACGCGCAGGCGGATCATACGTCGAGCAAACTTTCCATCGAATTCAACGCTCTGCTGAAGAAATTCGGATACATTGAAAAGAATCCTCCAGCAGCGAAAGGAAACAGGCGGAGACTTGCCCCTCTGAGTTTCCACAGTCTGCGCGCAACGGCAGTTACTGTTCTGCGTCTGGCGAATGTTCCTGCGGACTTGTGCCGGTTCATTGTCGGGCATGACAGCGAGGTCATTGAACGCATCTACTTTCGTCCGGATGATGAAGTGATAGCTGAAGCCATGGAAAAACTAGCCCTACACTAAACAGGGTTTTCGGATCGGAACATGAAAATCAGCCCCGCATCGCAAAAGGACGCGGGGCTGATTTTTAACGGCGGATTTTGTGGTTACAGAGAATGTCAGGAACCGGCTTCAGTGGCGCAGGCGGTATTCCACGTCACAGGAAACAGACAGGACATAGGCATCCACATCTTCCACATTGTACTTGCGCACTCCCCCGTTGGGCTGCCTTGTCCTGATCTTTCCCGTTTCCATTCCACCGGCCAACAGGCGGCACATGTTGGACTTGGACATGTCATAACGCTTGGCGAGCGTCGCCTGGCTGGCCCACACCACCTCACCGGAACCTCCCCCCTGCTGGGACAGGAGGTCCAGCACATGGTGGATTTGGCGAAGTTCTTCGATGACATCTTCTGCGGCAATAAAAGTTCCCGATAATGTTTTCATGGTCATGAGAGCATTTCTATGTGCTCCCCGCCATGCACGGAAGGGTTCGCAGAATGAATCCCCCCTCATGGAATGAGGGGGAGGGCAACCTCCCTTACCTCATCTCCACGGCGGCACGCTCATCCACTTCCGCCGTCAGAAAATCCCGGGGTCGAATTTGGGGCTGGAGGAGGGCTTTCTCCATTTCCCTGTCGGATGCGTTGTAATGGCAAAAGGCCAGCCCTTCCGGGTCGGCGGTTACTCTCCGGGTTCCATGCCTCATCTGCCAGTACCAGTGGATGTCCGCCGCCTTGACGTCGCACAGACGTACCAAATTCTTCTCCCCGCCGTCCGCCTGCGGCAGGTGCGCCGTGTCACGGCGGATGTCCCGCGGACCGTCCTTGCTCCATCTCCGGCGGAATTTCCAGGCTTTCAGCATGATCCGGGAGACGTCGGGCGTTTTTGACTCCACCTGTTCCAGAATGGCGCCGACACTCGTTCCGGGTCGGCAGTAGAGGTATTCGTCCACATCCAGGAACGCGCACCAGTCCAGTTCCTTCCCCCAGCGGCGGATGAAGTCTTCATAGGCCTCCACCTGGCCGTGGATGATTTGCCCCGTCTCCGGATCTCTCGGCTGCCACGGCACGATGCGCACCCGCTCCCTGCCGTACCGGGCCGCCAGACCGTCGAGCTTGTTTTTAATATCCTCGTCACTCAAATGTGCCGTCAGCTTTCCATATTCCTCTCCCCTCTTGCTTGTTCCGCTGCGCTGCAACTGGCCCGCCTGGAAGACGGAATCAACCCTGCGGCTCCCAGTGCTGCCCGTGTTGTCGTAAATCACGACGCGGAAGGCTCCGGCACGCAGGTGGAATTCGATCCAGTCGCGCAGCCAATAGTAGGATTCCCTGGGCAAGGCCACCGCACACACGCCCCAGCGCACCGGAGGATCGGCCAAAGCCCTCTCCACCAGGTCAAGGGATTCCTGCCTCCTGCCGGGATTGCAGGCCGCCTTCCTGCGCAGGACGGCGGTATGATGCAGGCGGTAGGGCCCCTCCTCCTTGTCACGGATGAATTGTTCCCTTCCCCATCGCTCCCATTGCAGGACAAGCTCCCGCTCCGTGAAGCGCAGGACAGTTGCTTTTTCCGGGAGTTTCACGCGGCAGCCGTTCACGCCCAGGATGCGGAAGTTGTCCGTCCAGTACGGATGTTCCAGTTCCACCAGGTATTCGGCACTGGACGGATCGTCCGTGATAGCTTCATGCAGGTTTTCCTCCATTTCCACCAGGGGATTGTTCAGGCTGACCGCTGGAGAGGGACGTACCATGAGAAATATCTACTTTTCGATGTCGGAGAGGTCCCAGCCTCCGGAATGGCGGACAAGCTGCATCATCAGGGCATCGGCATCGTATCCGTAGGCCCCGTGTTCCGGGTCCTGCCGGTCGGGGTAAAGCCCGGCAATCTTCGCCGGGTTCCGTTCACACGCGATCAGGCATTCCGCCGCTTCCCTGGTCAGTGTGTAGAAGAGCGGCCTGGCGGGTTTGGCGGGAGGTTCCGCGTACTGGACGCCATTGCGCGTCGTCAACATGCGGCATTCCCCCTGCTCACAGGAACAGTGATGCGGGGAGAGCCGGGCATGCAGCCGGTTGATGCGTTCCAGAAGTCCGGGAGGGCACAGCAGTTCTTCCCTGGGAAAGACGAACAGGTCGTACGGAGACAGTTCCACTCCTCTTATCGTATCAATCAGGTCGGAAACCTGGTTCTTGCCCGGATAGTGCCGGAGCGTGACGCGCCCCTGCCTGATCCAGTGTTCATAGCGCGGCAGGACGAGGGAGGAGAAGTTGTCCGCCGTCATTCCCTTGACGGCGGCAAAGACATGGCAGTTTCCGTAAGGCTGGGCCATGAAGAGGGAGAGCAGCCTGTCCAGGTTTTCCAGATGGCGTACGACCAGGCAGACGGCGATGGAGCTCTCCGGAGTATCGGATTCAGAGACAGCTTGAGCCCGTTGCGTCCTGGGCTTCTGGTAAAAGAGGTTGCTTTCCGCAACCCGGATGTTGAGCATCCCCCGGGCGGCGGCCAGTTCCAGGGCGCGGTCCGGAGGCAGCGGTGTATGGCTGAGGACATCCGCCACTTTCTTCCGGTGAACGGAAGGAACGACGAAGGCGTGCAGGCCGGAGACGTAGAGGGAGGCCTTGCTCCGTTCCCTGCCGGGCTGGAAAGCGGAAAAACGCAGGGACGCCACCACGTTCCGGGGATCGTTGGGAGAATGGGCCTTGTGATGGAAGAGGCGCAGGAGATGCGTTTCCGGATGAGCGTTTAGTTCCTTTTCCAGGGCGGCGCGCAGAGTAGCAGCTTCCACCAGCGGCACAGCGTCACTTTCTCCAAAGATGAGGAAATCCTCCTTCTGCCAGCGAGGATCGGTCAGCATCCGGACCAGAGAGGCACGGCGGGAGCGGACCTCCGGCAGGTCGCCATGGCGCCAGCCGGGGGCATAGGCATGCAGCGGAAGTTCTTCCGCTTCCGCATCATCCAGGCAGGAGGCGTCCTGCATGGAAGGAAAGGCTTCCACGGCATACCCCAGCCGGAGGAAGTCTTTTTCACCTTCCAGGAGTTCTCCCGGCGTCTGGAGCAGCAGGCAATGAAGAGGCGTATTCATGGAGAGACAGGGAAACAATTCCCAACCTACTGCTTCTTTCCCGAAAAATCCATCAGGAAAAGAACAATCATGTATTCTTTACACCTTCACTTCTTATTTTCTACAATTTTTTAACCGAATGAAAAAGCAGACTCTCCATAGGAACAATTTCCCAAGAGAGTCTACCATTGATGTTTCATACCTCAAAAAAATTCTCAACTTTATCTGTTGCCTCAAACTGATGTTGATGGTTTTAGGAACAGAAAACAATCCATCGCAGTTCCTTTTATTAAAACTTCTTGTTTGATAACATCCAAGATATTTTAAAAGAACCGCGATGAAAAGTTAATTGATAAATAAAATTTTCAGAGCATTTTTTCCTTCAATTTAGATGAAGAAATATTCCAATTAGATATAAAACATCCAATCATTAGAGTAGAAACTTTATATTTTATCTTCTGCAAATCCGAATTTACAATAAACGAATTTTCATTTGGATTTATACAGCTATTATACATTGCATATACAACACTCTGAACTAACCCGGGAAGTTCGTTTTTATTATAAAGTTCCAACATAAAATACTCGGATATATTTTCTCTATTTTGAATTACTAAACTACTTCCATTATTAAACGTGGTTCTTGATGGCATTCCAGACATTTCTCTAACATGATTTATATCTGTTTTATATAAAATCATGGATTCATTAAATTTATATGAAGCTTTTTTTGCCGACAAATTTACCAAATAAAACGTAGACAAAATATTGTTATACATATTTTCTGATACAGAAAATTTAACCAAAGAATCCTCTAATTTATTTACCAATAAATTAAAATCATCTATTCCACAGGAAGCAATTTGAAACAAGAATTTTCTCTGTAATACTTTAGGAGAAGAAGACAGTTTCCTGAAATCAACAGCGTTTATTTTTCCTTCGCGTAATAAGAGAATGATAGGAAATGACATTTCATCTTGTTTCAAATAAAGAAGTAAATCTATATTTGGGTATTTTGAGAAAAGCAAGATTCTCCATGCCAAATCACCAATATCTTCACTCATTCCATTGTTACGTTTTAATGGGAACTCTTCCAAATGGTAATGAGCATATTTTTCTATAGACTGACGCCAGAATAAACGTTCATTTTCAGGGATGGGAGAAGGCCATACAATATCTGTACCCGGCACAGAATAACTATAAGGGCCTCCATTAATCGTTCGTTCTCTTGTTAAGAGACAATTCATGAATGAAGCATTATTATTGTCATTTTTTTTGTAAACAACATTATTTGATGTACCATCTACCGATTGACTAATAGATTTAATGATCTTTATATCATCGGCTGAATATCCGCATGATACCATAACAAATAAATAAATAAGACAGGTTATTCGCATGACATACTTTCTTTCAAGTTTTCGAGAATGGCAAGCTGTGTTGTTAATGAAATAAATTCCATTTGTAACGCTTGAATAATAGGAGCTGTATCTTCATTACTATATTCTTTATCAAACCTTTTGTTTTCCAATTGATATTTATTTACCATTAATTTAAATTCATTTTCAATAATACTTTCTTGATAAATATAGCATTTTTCACATACGCTTTTTTCACGTTTATTGACGTACTCTATCCCGTTATTCCATCCTTCAATGTATAAAGCAGCATGATGACGTTCGTGCCATTCTGTTGTTTGCTTATGTCCTTTGATAGTAAATGAATGTTTTCCCGCGTTGGGATCAGTACCCAAATTCGCATTGATACGTATTGTCAGCTCTTGTTTCCGAATGAATATAACAGGTTTTTTCTTTTCTTCGTCGTCTTCATCTTTCTCCTTTTTGATGCCAACTTCAACATCCAGCTTTGTTTCTCCCCCTATATAGTCAGGGAAATTTCTCACAAATTCTAATGGAATTTGGTCTGAAGATAGATCGAGTTTTTCTAATTTTTTACCCAAAATATCGATGAAAGTATAACAATTGTTTTTTATAAATCTATATAAATTCCATCCATCTTGTTCATTACTGGGATCACGTGTAATCCATCTTCCATCGTTTGGATTGTAATGTCGGTAATTATAATAAACAAGCCCTAATTCCGAATCATAGAATTCGCTGCTCCATTGAATTGGTTGTTCAGTACTCCCTGTAGCATCCACTGTCCCAAAGGGTGTGTAGTCGTAGGCAGCGGCAAGTACCCCGTCTGAGGTATATAACTCCGTGACATTTTTGGTCAAATCGTGGGCATAAGTGTACCAAGTGTTATCTTTACATATGGAAAGTGGGCGGGAGTTCTGCTGTTCCACCGGGTCCCAGTGAATAAACCGCAGAGGCGTACGGTTAGGCAAGGTCATGTCCAGTGCAGCAATTTGCAGGTAACCCCGGTAAATGTAACGATGATGAAGTATAACTGAACCATTGAGAACGACTTTTTTTTCAAAACGTCTACCTAGGAAATCGTAACCACAGGTAATGATGGTTTGACCATTTTCACTGATAAAGCTGATAGGACGGTTATTAGCGTCATACGCCACCGACCAAATGCCGGTTGATGTTTTTATCAATGTTTGATTGCCTGTTTCGTCATACTTCGCTTCAAACGCGTCCGATAAGGTATCAATAGTATTGAAAATAGAGTTGGTATATTGGTTAAGTGTGTTAGTTGTATAATCGAGTTGATTGCCATACTCCTGAGATGAGATGCGATTACCTATATTGTCGTACCCATATTGATAGTCATAGGGAGAAGTCCCCAACGTGGCACTGATCAACTCACCGCGTGAATTGTACCCAAAGTTGTCGTTGCGGGATTCTCCCTGTCTATTTTGGGTACGAGCAATGAGCTGTCCCAGTGCGTTGTAGGTGTAACCTCTAAGTACAATGTCTGTGTTGTCTTTTACTGTGTTGATAGCGGTGATTAAATCCCGGTTCTCATCATAGGTATAAGTGACGGTAATACCATTGGGATGGGCAATGGAATGTAGCAGCCTTGTTCCTGGAACATAACCATAGGTGAAGGCTTGGACACTTCCATCGCTGTGGCGGAAAGAGCTTGTGGAGAGACGTCCTGTGGAATCATAATCGGTGGCTATTGTTTGAAGGACAGTGCCGCCTTTGTCATGGATATAGCCGCTACTACGTCCGAAAGAATCTCTTTTCTCTGTAATAGTATGTTTGTCACCGTTCACTTCAATGGCATCGGTTTCCTGTTCATTATAGATATTGTAAGTGATATTACGAGTGCCTGATGCATCCGTGATCCGGTACAGGTTGGCAACATTGTTATAAACGAAGTCCTGCGTAGGAGTGTCGTCGCTATATTTGATGCGGTAACATACGCCTTTGTTGGTATTCCATGTGTAAGTGGTCACAATTCCACGGGCGTTCGTCTTTTTGACAAGCATATTCAGGGCATTGTATTCTCGATCCTCATGCGTTCCATCCGCATAGGTCTTTTTGAGTTCCAACCCGCTGGCATCATGATATTCCCAAGTGGTTGTGTCTCCATCCGTCCTGCCGGTCGGATCAGTGGCGATGACTCCATCTTTCACTCGAAAGGTGGTCACACTGGTCATTCTATTAGCGTCGTCATAGGTAAAAAGGGCCGGTTGTATACCAGCACCCCACTCGGCGGTTTTGCGACCTCGGACATCGTAGGTATAACAGGCAGTATTTCCCTGTGAATCGGTAACAATAGAGCGATTACCTGTAAGCGAATCGTATGCTGTTGTTGTGATATTTCCTGCTGCGTCAGTAACAGAAATAACCCGGCCTGCGAGATCCATATGAGAGATCGTTTGATTACCGCGAGAATCGGAACTTACATGGATGGTACCTGTAACTGTGTAAGTTCTTTCTTGAGAAGTCGTAATACCCTCATAGTCAGTTTGAGAGACAGTAAAACCGTCCACCGTTTTTGTTATTGCCATGACGGTTGAGGTGGAGACACTGCTTTTCTGTAGACGTTCCGTTCCTGTTCCGTATTCCGTCCATGCCGTCATGACATTACCTCGCCCATCGGTACTAAGGATCTTACTTTCCTGTACTGAAGAAAGACGGGAAATTAATTTCTCTATCTTTTCCTGATATGTGGTTCCCTTTCCGTTATTTTTTGTAGTGAGGGTAATACGGTAAACACCATCTTCTTTTCGTTCTACCGCATAGGAATAAGTCGTGATGCGGGAGTTGGAGAGGTTAGGGTTGGCTTCCAACTTCCACGTTTCCTTGATCTCGTTACCAAAGGCATCGTATTCGTACAAAGTCGGGGCCATGTTATCCACTCCCCGTCTGGTGAGTTGCCCCTTGGTATTATAAAGGAAACGTTCATAGTAGCAACTATTGGAGCAGTTGGCTGTACCGATTCTAATCACATTACCAAAGCCGTCTGTGATTTTCTTGGAAACGACAACCGATGGTTGTTCTTCTCCACTGCCTGGGAGCAGTTCCGTAGTACGGATGCCATCAGAAACAAGGTCTGAAACATAAACAAGGTTTCTTTGTCCCGTACCGCTTTGTTCCCGAATACTACCGTCCGTATTATATGTGGTAACGATAGTGGCTCCCGCTGTCGTGGTAACAGTCACTTCCAATCCGTCGTCGCTATAGGCATAGGCCGTAACCCTTCCCAGTTCATCCGTCTCGGAGCTGACGCGTCCCAGCACGTCATAAGCCGTCCGGCGCACTGTGCTCATGGCTCCAATGTCCTTTCTCTCCTCAACCACACGGCCCAGGGCGTCCCTCGTATAGGAGATGATGGTTTCAGGGGTAGTCTCCGTCGCGGAGCGGATCATTTCCACCAGCCGCCTTGCGCTGTCATAGCCGTAGCTGGTCAGGAGGCCGTCTTCGTCTTTTTCCCATAGGGGACGCCCGTCGCACATCAGTTCCCGTTCCGTTATTCGTCCGTTGCCGCACGTCTTCCTGATCCAGCGGTTCTGAAGGTCAAACTCGTAGTCGGCGCTGTCCAGCAGAGACCAGGTTCCATCCGTCAGCAGGATGTATTCCTCCGTCCTGACCGTGTTGCCTTCCGCCGAGATGAAGGACACCATTCGGCGGCTCTGCCCCGGTACGGGCGCTCCGTCGATTTGCGTTTCCTCCGTCACGGTATAGGCCGCTCCATGCCAGATTGTAAGTTCATAAGAATAAACCCTCTGTACGCCGTCAATACCCTGGCGCATCTTGAGGCGTCCCCTGGCATACGGATTGGGCGCGGAGGCCAGCCATGTTTCCGTCACTTCCAGCCGTGTTCCTTCAGCCCCAAGCGCGGTCGTCCTTTCTTCCACGCGCCTGACGTCGTTTTCTTCCGTATAGGTATAAAGCGTCTGGCTCAACTGCACGTCCGCCTTGTTCTTTTGCCGAAGTATGGTGGTCACTTCTGCGGGATCGTGATCGTTGAACTTCTCTTCGCAGTAGGTCGTCTTCACTCTCTTTTCCGCAAAGCCTTTATACGGTGTGGAAACGAGAGTCTGGCGGCCCAGACGATCCTGTTCATACTTGACTTCGGAACCGTTCGGACGCGTTTCTTTCGTCAGAACCCCGTTGGCGGAATATTCATAAGAAGTCGTGCGGGCCATGCCGGAACCGTAACCTTCCGTCCTGCTCATCAGCAGATTGCCTTGCGGGGTGGATTTGTAGCTCTCCATCAGGCTGGAAACCGCCATTCCTTCTTCCCCCATCCGCACTTCAGTCAGCAGGTTCCATTCCTTTTCGGAGACCTCCGTGCGCGTCCTGACCGTATGAATGGCGGAATCTCCCGTGCCCTTGCCCAGGCACCATACCTCTCCATTCTTCCACCAGGTTGTGACAAAATCATTTCTTCCGGGCGTTCTTTCCGTCACGCTCACCTTGTCCCCTTCTTCATTTCGGACAAAAACAAAGCGCTTGAACGGTTCTCCCGTCACGGCATAAAGCCCCGTCGTCTCATCCTTGGCCCCCACCTGGGAAGGAAGGTACAGGGCCAGCGTATAGCCCGCTTCCGTCACGTCCTGCACGCTGGCAAGGCCGTCTGAAATATTGCTTACCTGCCGCAGGGAACCATCTTCCGCATACACCACATCCATGAAAGCATGAAAATCCGCTTCCGTGAGCTGCTGGCCGCTGGATGCCGTAAAACGCACGGGATCTCCCGTTTCCACGGAATAGACTACTTTGCTTCCATTGGCTTCCGCCACTTCAATGTAAACCGGATTGGAAACGACCGGTGTAAAATCTTCTCCCAGCATCCGGGCGCGGTTGGTCAGGCGCGTGTTGTAGCCGATGTTGCCCACACTTCCGTTGTCCTCTTCCCCCTGGGTGATGAAGTAATAGGCCAGCAGGGAACCTTTCTGAACAGCTACCATGCAGTTGTTGCTCAAGCCTTCCGTGGGTTTGAGCAATGTGCTGTGCAGCACATGGCGGAACAACAGGGCGGAGGGGGACCAGAGGCGTTCTGTAAATTCCTCCTCCACGATTTCAATCTGGCCTCCGGGTACGCCGGGCAATCCCCGGAACAGGCCGAAGTTGCACTGCCAGTACATGCTTTCCTGGGAGGCATCCGCCGCCACGTTCGTTCCTGCGGAGGAGCCGGACACCGTGGAGCGGGCCAGCCGGGAGGACATGCGGGCGGAGGATGGGGAGGAACTGGGGCTGGTTCCCCCGCTGGGGGCGTCCGGGTCCTCACAAACTTCCTTGCCGTCACATCCCTTCTTGCACACCACCGGCTTGTTTTCTGCGGGCACGATGTCGTAGAGCTCCACCTGGACTCCGTTGAGGTAGGAGTCGAAACGCGAGACGTTGCCGGATTCCGGCTTGTAGTCGATGTTGGTGTGGGAAAGGAAGGCCTGGTGCCATCCCGCTTCCAGTTCCACGGTGACAGGATCGGATTCCCGGTATTGTCCCGGATCGGCAATGCTGGCTGTTTGACCGCCCAGCGTGAAATAGCCGTAATCATCCGCTCCTATCTTGATCTCATAAGAGCCTGCGGTTTCAATTTTGATGTAGCCGTCCCAAAGGGTGGTTTTTTCGGGAGCGGGAGCTTCCACATTCAAATGGGGCTGGTCGCCTTTCAGTTGGCCTTCCCATTTATCCAGGGGAAATTCCGCTTCAAGTAAAGTAACAGGAGTATTCATGATTTTAATTTAATTTGTTGATGTTGATATGAAGGTGCAGCCGCCCTGGAAAATGCCCGGAAGGCTGGCGGCTGCCAGGGACCTTTCCGGGAGAAATAAACAGAAAAAAAAGTGCAGTGGGTTATCTCCCTCGGCAATTCATGGGGTGTGATAGCATAACGTTGGATATTTTGTAAAATAATGGATTTTTTGTATTGTCTGAATAATTGATGATCTTTACTTTACAGGCAAACATCCGGACACGTTATGCTACCGCACATTTGTACCTATGCCTCTTTGCAGGGCATCAGGAAGACGGTCTTGTTGTCCAGGCGCGTGGCGCCCAGGGCAGCTTTCACGGTGATCTGTTCGCGCACGTCCACGTATTCGGAACGGGCCTCCACGCGGAACTGCGCGTCCCGCCACACCCCGAACTTGACGCGCGAGCGCAGCCACGCGCAACAGAGCCGGTTACCCTGTTCATCAATGGGCAACATGTTGGTCACCAAAAATTTCACCTTCAAAAACTCGTTGACTTCCCCATTAGTCAGGGAGGAAAAGCCGTAGTTCCTGTTTTGTGTTTGTTCCATGAGCAACATATCCATGTGCTGCTTGGGGGAAATAGCCACCACAATGTCGTCCCCCTTTCCGGCGCGCCAGGCGTTGATGATCTGGTAACGGCACTTCAGTTCGGCAATCTTGTCGATGATCATACCCGCAACTGTCCTGGTGCCTTTGGCGACAAAATCCACCGGGATCACCTGGAAAGAATTTTCCGACGTGTCGATGGCCTCCACCGTGGAACCGTCGTCTCCCACGTAATTGATTCCAAAAATTCCGCCGCAAATGCCGTCCTCCTGGGTGCGGATGCGATAGGTGTTGTCCGTGTCCTCCGTCACGCCCAAAATCACCTCGTCGTGCATCCGGGAGAGGGCGTTGCGCTGCTCACCCATCACTTCCGCGGCCCGCAGGTCCAGCGTGTCCATTTCCAGCTTGTCGTCCTCGGAGAGAGGAATGGAATCGTAAAACTTGCGCGGCTTGATGTGCCGCTTGCCAAAATCCATTTCGCTCCATTCGATCTTTAAGAGGCGCCCCGTATATTCCTTCATCTTCGTCTTGCCGTGGAAGGGCAGTTCCACGCTCTTGCCCCGGCAGTTGGGGTGGAGGGTGACGAAGGGCTTGATGAGTTCCATATCCTGCTGGATGACTGTATTCCACAATGTCTCCTGCTTGGTGCGGAACATCTTGGTGATGTCAGGTGTGAGTTCCATGGTTTTTGATATTCCATGGTTTCTGAAAAACGGGAACTGCTCGCGGAATGTACCGGGGATGATTGCGAAATGTAGGGAGCACGGGAAGAAGCAGGCCTTCAAAAAAATTCGCACACATCATAAGGCGTTTGGATTCTGTCAAATACACAAAAAATTATGTTTTGTTGTCTTTGTCATTTCTGAAAAAATCAAGATGATTCAAAAAAACATAAAAAATCATGTTGACGTTTAGTTTGGTCATTGGTATTAAAAAAAATGATAGTTGAGATTTCCATTTCATATTTCTAACCATTCATCCCACCGCTTACATACTATGAACACACACACCTTCAATAATAACGCGCAGCCTCTGTCCTCTTCCTCCATGGTTCTTGCAGGATAATATCCCGGCTTCAAATACTATGTACCTATCCGGAAAACACGCAACAGCGAGCCTCAGAACATTCACGAATCCATCAGTGAAGGCCCGCCTTCGGAAGGCTTCCACCGGGATTATTTCTGGATGGTACAAGTCGGCGAATTACCGTCAACGCAATCGGAAGACAATCCGACTCCTGAGCCAATTGAAGTCTCGGCCAATCTGAGCGTCGATGATTTAGGCTATTTTTCGATGGGCCCCCTCTCCATCAACCTGCCTCCGCAGGGAGAACACGGCGGCAGCCCGGGACAAAGCGGCTCAGATTCGGCAGCTCTGTCTCCTGGTTTCTATTGCGCCAGCCTGAGTTACGACAACATCGACTTCAAAAAGAAATACAACAAAGCCTACATGGAGTTCACTCTGAATGTCCCGCCGGGAAAAGCCATCCCGGATGAGAATGAAGACGATCCCTGCGACTGTGATCCGGAAGATTGTGATTGTGATTGTTCATCGAGCGATTCCAGCGGAGATCCGCCGGAACCGGGCGGCGGTTCAGGAACATCTTCTTCCCGCAGCCGGGTCACCAGAGCTTCTGCTTGGGGAGCCAGTTCGTCGGGCGGTAAACGTATCACGGCGACGGCGGGTAAAAATAACATGCTTTGGCAGGCCAATTTCGGCACCTTCCGCGGCCTCGGTGGAGTACCTGGGGGAAGACTTGAAATTGCGGTAAAGAATTTTTCTCAGACAGCTTGGTCTGTCCAATCTCTTACCTACAAACACCCGATGAACAGGCAGGTAAAAAAACCCGCCGGGGCGGAATACATCGGTCAACCCAATACCATGATTCAGGGTATTGACGGCGCAAGCAAGAACCACTATCTGATCGGTGGTGACGGAGTTTCCGTTTTTGGCGCGGGAGTTTCAGCTAAAATAGATCAAGCCGTCCGATTCAAAGCGACAGACACTGTTTCTTCCTCCAATGCCCCAGATTCCATTAGTGGAAAAGCCTATATGGAAATCAAGGGAACAGACAAAAGCTCCGTCGTGTATTCAACCGATTCCGGGTTGCCGTCGAGCTACAACACGTGGTCGGGCCGTAAAATTTATGCTGAAGACTTCAACAAATACCTTGATATTGTGAAGGCGAACGATGGAACGATCCGCCAGATTTGGAACCTGTGGGATGGTCTCGCAAACATTGAGGACATTGCGGACGACGGCTATACGATCGCGCTCTATCTGCCTGGACAGGTGGGCGTGAAGGACGAAGAAACCGGCCTGTACGCCGTTACCGGAGAACCGTTCAAAACCTTTGAAGTCGGCACCAACGCCGAAAAAACGCGCCTCGTCGTCACGGAAAAAGCAGCAGGGAGAGAACCCTATGTCACGTCTTGGTGGCAGACGGGCAAAACATGGTCGATGTCGCGCGGCACGGGGGAAGATGAAATCGTCACGCTACGCGAGCGCGAAGAACTGGGAGGCAACCAGTACAAAATCATTACCACCATCAAGCGGGGGATGAACGGGGAGGCCGTCTCGTGCACATCGGAAACCTTCACAAATACGGATGAAGGAACATTGAGAAGCGATAAAACCATGGCCTATGGAACCTCGTTCCCCTCGAAAACGTCATATTCCTATGACGCAGCAGGGCGTAACAGCGCTTATTCCTCTGTTAGGGGCGGAAATTTCAACAACGGCTACGACACGCACAGTCGCCCGGCAGTTACGTATGAACCGTGGGCGGGAGGCAGCTACAAGCAAATCTACACCTATTACAAAGACGGGGAATTTTACGACTCGGACATCGACTACCAGCGCATCGCGCTGGTAAAAGACGGCAATGCCACGGCCTATCAGCGCATCAACTATTCCTACACTGTTGCAAACCACGTGCGCCGCGTAGAGAAGCGCATGACAGTCCTCGGCTCGGAGCAAACCCAGATGGAAGTCAAGGAAACCTGGCTTGGCTCGGCCACAAACGAGCACGCACAGGGGCGTGTTAAAATGGAACAAGCCGTCAATGGCGTACAGACGCATTACGCCTATGAATCCACGCAGGAACACGGCGCGCTCTATAAAGTGGCGCAGGAAACCCGTGTTGCCGGAGAGCTTGTCCCCGGCCAGAGTACCCGGCGCATCAGTTACATTTCTGAACAGGGTAACGAACTACGCGTGGAAGACTATGCTCTGTTGCCTGACGGCACATGGTCCTTGCTCGATGCTGCGGACTTTGAATACAACTGCGAAAATAACTGGATCAAACGCACACGGGCCAACGGACGCGTCACGGAGCGCGCAGTGATGTGCTGCGGTCCGCTGTGGGAAAAGGATGAAGACGGCGTGCTCACCACCTACTCGTACAACACCGCCCGCCAACTTGTAGAAACGATACGTGCGGCGACGGAAACCACACCCGAAACAATCACCTCCTACACGCGTGACGCGATGGATCGCGTACTGGAAAAACGCGTGGACATCGGGCCGATGACAGCCATCACCAAAACCAGCTATGACTTGCTGGGCCGTATCTTATCGCTCACTGACGAACTCGGACGCATCACGACATATGCCTACAGCGAAGATGGACTGACCACAACGGAAACAACGCCTTCCGGTGCAACATTCATCACGCGCCTCCACCCGGATGGAACCATCCTCGAACAATCTGGCACCGGACAGCGGCATCTCATCCACACGATCGATGCAACAGGGGAAGGCGTGCGCACCACCGTTTCGACGCCGGGACCGGATGGTACCAACATCATGCTCTTCCGTACAACCGTGGATGGTTTCGGACAGACCGTGAAAGAAGAAATTCCCAATACGGATGGAGGCTGGATCATCACAACCCATGCATACAACGAAAAGGGACAGAAAACGAATCAGCACACGAGCGGGATGGCTCCTGTCCTCTATGCCTACGATGTCATGGCGAATCTGGTATCCCAGACTGTTAAGCTATCGGAGACTCCAACACCACAGGACTCACGCATTACGGAATGGGCAACCTCTTTCCTTCAGAAAAATGACGGCGTTTACCTGCAAAAAACGGAAACGAGCTATACTCCGGAGGGAGAATCTATAGCCACGTCACAATGTGAACTCGTTACGTTGACGAGTTCCCTGCTTGCCCAAAAGACTGTCGTTACTGATGCCCGCGGCAACGAAACCGCCACATGGACGGAATACGGCGCACCGACCAAACGTCTGAAAAAAATGCTTCATCCAGCTTCCGACACCGTAGCAGAAGTAACGGAAATTGACGGATTCGCCGTTTCCGAAAAAGACCATGCAGGCGTCATTGTCACTCATGTACGCAGCTACACCCAGCACGGGCTTATCCTGACCGATACCGACACCCGGGACAACGCCACCATCACCGAACAAGACATCGCCGGGCGCACCGTCAAAATCACCGATGCGATAGGCAACGACACAACCACCATCTACGATCCGGGCACGGACCAACCCGCCCTCGTCACCGACACGCTCGGACATACGGCCTGTTTCTCCTACGATCACCGGGTGCGTAAAACAGCGGAATACGGCACGGGTATCCAACCATCTCTATATGGTTACGACGACGCTGACAACCTCGTTTCACTCACGACCTTCCGAGCACCGGACGAAACCGTCACGGGAGACCCCGGCCAACGTACCGACGGCGACATGACGAACTGGCAATACGACAACGCAACAGGCCTTCTCTTGAGCAAAACCTATGCCGACGGTACAGAGGAAAGTTACGGTTACGACACCCTGAACCGCCTGGAGTACAGCACGAACGCCCGGGCAATTACAGCGCAACGTACCTACGCCCCGCTGACAGGAGAACTGCTTACCATTGTCTTCGACGACGGTGCCACCACAAAAACGCCCTCCATCACCTACACATACAACCACCTCGGTATGGTCACTTCCATTACGGACGGTTCGGGCATGCGCACATTCGATTACAACCGGTACAATGAACTGACCTCGGAAGCGACGCAAGGAATCATCGCCAGCGAACTCACCTACGCTCTCGACATCCTTGGCCGGGACACAGGCCTCAACCTAGCCTATGACGGAGAAACCGTCCAGACCGTCACCAGTACCTATGACGCCAAAGGCCGCAAGGGCAGCGTCGCCATGAACGGCATCGAAATGCCCTTTACCTACGCTTATAACGAGGTCAACGGACTGCCGGAAACCCTGAGTTACCCCAACACCCTGACCAGACGTTATGCCTACGAAGACAAGCGCGACCTCGTAACAAAGATAGACTACTTGCGACCTGGTAGCACCAATTATCCGGCCAAAACGGACTACGCCTACGATCAACTGGGCAGACCCTCCACGAAGAAAGATACCTTCAACACGGCAACTCCCGATCTTACACACAGCTACTCATACAACGCCCGAAGCGAATTAATAGCCGACGTCATGAGTAGGGGAGGCACATATGGCTACGGCTACGATAACATCGGCAACAGGAAGACTGCACAGGAGGGGACGAGCGCATCCCCCAAGACCTATGCGGCTAACCAGCTCAACGAGTATACGGCGATCACCGAGGGTACAGAAACACCTTTTGTACCGACCTACGATGCCGACGGTAACCAGACAAAGGTGAAGACCTCCACCGGAGAATGGAACGTAACCTACAACGGCCTGAATCAGGCGATCCGCTTTGAACAGGATGACAAACGTGTGGAATGCGTCTATGACTATCTCAACCGTCGCGTCGAAAAAGCCGTCTACGAAAATGATATTCTTCTAACGAAAAAGCGATTCATTTACAATGGATTCCTGCAAATCGCCGAGCTAAACGCCACGAACGCCACGGAAACGATTGCTCCCATCCTGAGCAAAACCTATCTGTGGGACCCGGCGGAATCAATCGCGACGCGCGTGCTCGTCATGAGGAACTACGTGGCCGATGGCAGCCACGAAGACATTTACTACACGCACGACCTGCTCAAGAACACGACGGCTCTCTTCGGCATCAAGGCAGGACGGCGCGCCTTGTATGAATACGCTCCTTATGGCGCGGCAATCAAAACGGAGGGCGACATGGCTCAAATCAATCCGTTCCGTTTCTCGTCGGAATATCACGACGATGAACTTGGCCTGATTGATTATAATTTCCGCTACTTCAACCCGCTTGACGGCAGGTGGATTAACAGAGATCTTCTTGAGCACGGCTACCTATTCTGTTGGAATTACGTTACTGGATTATATGACTATTTAGGTAATGAACCTCAACAACTACCCTTAACCGTGGGAAAACCCATTCCAGGGTTTCCTCATTCAGGTGTTTATGCCGGCCCTGGGAATAAAAAAGGCAATTGTGCCTCTGAATCTATGGATGAAGAAGAAGGATTTGATCCGACGATTGTTCTAAAAGGAGATCCAAAAGAAGATCTACCTAAAGAATTTAAAGATAAAGGTTGCAGAGCAGTTCAGGGCGCTAATGAATGTAAAAAAGATAATCCTAAGGAAAAACATGTGATATATTCTTTTAATATTAATAAAGGAGTAGGAGAATCAAGATCAAAACCAAATCGATTTTTACCCCTGTCATATCATGTTGTAGGAGAAAATTGTAATAACCCGGGAACATATAAGACCCAATTAGGCTTAGGGGGACCGATTGTGAAAGATATTGTTGACCCAATAGCTTCCATAAAGGAGTATTTTAATCGTCTTAGTAGAGATCCAAAAACAAAGATTTATGTTTTACACATGTGTTGTCCATGTAAGAAGAAAGAAGAAGAATGATTAATTACAGATTTCTCCAACTAATGAAAATAATTAGAGTAATAAGAACCATATCAACAATAGAAATAGTCATGATAAACTCATGTTCTCCTAATTTAAATTATGGAGAGGAAATAGATTTGTCGCCGTATAAAGAATCAATGAAACATGTCGATTTAAAATCTCTTCCAATTGAGATAACGGAATCCAGAACTGTTCCTGCTTTATATATTGGCAAAAGATCAAATTATATAAACAAGCAATCCAAAATAATTTATGCAACACCATCGTCGGAAGGATTTCTTTTTGAATATCAAAAAAAGAAAATTGTTTGCTTTGATAATTTCTTGAAGAAAAATGATTCTGAAACCAAGTTTGTTGTCTCAATTAAGAAATCATTAACTCAATCTGAAGTAGAAGGTATAATTGATGAATTGAAAAAACATAATATCAATATCGAATATATAACAATTCCAGAAATTAAAAATTAGATACCGAACAATTTCTTTGCAAATAGAAATAAATTTTATAAAATCATGCAAGCAATAAAATATACAGCTTTCATATTGTTTCTCATGACAATTTTTAATTCTTGTTCAACAATGAATAATGGCGACTTGGTAAATGAATATGGAATCCCCTTGGAAATGAAAAATAATCCGGAAATTAATGACAATGAAAATATCCCTATTGATTTGAAAGAATCAAGGATTGAGCAGGTATTTTTTGATCCAATCTTATTTCCCAAAAATTCAGACAATCATACAACCAAGCATGCCAATATAATATATGCCACTCCATTATCTTCAGGAATCCAGTTTAAATATAGAAACAAGAGAATCATGGATCTTGGCGATATATTAAAAAACACAGATTCCAAAAGTAAATTCGTTATTTCAGTAACAAGAACATCAACACAATCGGAAATAGAGCGTATAATCCATGAATTGAAAAGTCACAATATTAATATTGAATATATAACAATCCCAGGAATGAAAGATTAGTTTTTGCAAAGGGGAATCAATGCATAAAATCCCTAATCTATTGGATGCTAGATTAACCTTCTTTGCGATATCTCTAAAATAATCCGTTCAGATTTTTCGCGAAGTATAAGGATGATAAATGAGGACTGTTGTATTACAACTCCGTGTTTAGCCGAAAGCAGCCTTCACGCCATATGTGCCTCCCCTGCATGACATAAGCACTCCCCCTCGGAACCAGACATCCCCATGCTGGGGGGATGAAACGCATCTCCTTCAACGCCGGGGAACTCTCCCCGGAACTCCTCCAGCGCTCCGACTTGGACGCCTTCCACCGGGGCGCCTCCACCCTCATCAACTGGGACGTTTCCCAGATGGGAGGCATCCGGCGCCGCAGGGGCATGCTTCCCTTCGCGGAGGCCTGGGAACGTTCCCGCCTCGTCCCCTACATCTACTCCAACTCCGGCAACGAACGCTTCCTCATTGAAGTCTCAGGGGATGCCCTGCGCGTCCTCTCTCCGGACTCCGGCGAGGAACTGGCCCGGTTTGACGCTGAATTCGGAGAGGTGGAATCCCTGCGCTGGAAGCAGGTCAACAACCTCCTCCTCTTCACCCATCCGGCATGCCCTCCGCATGTCCTGAAACGGGAAAACAGCCAATGGAAGTTTGAGCCCTTCTCCTTCAAGGCCTACCCCTGGCGGCACACCGGCTACCGGGACGATCCCGTTCTCATCCTCACCCAGGCGGACGGCTCCTATTCCGTCGTCCTGCCAGATTCCCTCCCGGACGCGGAACGCTCCATGGAAAGCGGAGACATCCTGCGCGCCTCCTTCTACACGGAACAACAGGAAGCCTTCTCCTACCGTTCCTCCCTGCTGGCCGGAGTCCGCAAAACGGAACTCCTCTCCCCTACCTCCTCCTTCGCCTCCGGCGCCAGGCTCGCCCTGCGCGGAGACTCCAGTTTAGCCTACTACGTCTGCATCAAGGATCTGGAAGCGGGCAGCTTCATTAACGGACTCAACGCTCCAGAAAACTACCCGGACAACTTTTTGAAAGCGGAAAGCACGGACGGATTCGATGCCCTTACCCCCATCTCCGGCCTCTCGGAACGCAACTACACCAAGAACGAAAAACTCGTCCTCAAATCCGGCTACTGGGAATACTTCTCCTGCATCCGCGCCTTCTCCGGTGCGGACGACTACGTGGAAGGGGCCGTTTCACCTGCCGACTACCCCGGCCACTTTGTCAGGGGCCTACCCATCGGGGATGCCCTGCCGTGCAAGGGCAACTGGGAATTCTACTGTTCCGGCGGCTGGTACGGCTCCTACGAGGTCCGCCGTTCCTATGACGGCCCCGGTCTGGAGCGGGAATGGGAAACGCGCGGCTCCTCCTTCTCCCGCCTGGGCGCTGCCAGCAATACGCTCATCACCGGTACGGAATCCGGGGAGGAATGCCATGTGCGCCTCTTCCTCACCCGCAGCAAATACGTGGATGACTCCCTGGAAAACGGGTTCCCGGACGACACCTGCTCCAACAAGCTCGTCGTCTCCTCCTACAAGCACGACATGCTTCTGAAATACACGGAAACCATGGACGAAGACATGGACGTTCCCGTCGCCTCCGGCTGGCAGTACGTCAGCCCCATCAAGCACGGCTTCACCGGGCGGAGGGAGGTGATCGACTGGAGCTGGTGCGCTTTCCGCACCGCCTACGGCTACCCCATCCTCGCGGAAATCTTCGGCCAGCGGCTCGTCTTCGCTTCCACCGCCGCCCAGCCGCAATCCCTCTGGATGTCAAAAACGGACGACCTCAACAACTTTGACACCGGCACGCAGGATGACAGCGCCCTGGCCCTCACCCTCTCCACCACCTCCCAGAACGGCATCTGCTGGCTCATGGCCCACTCCTTCCGCCTGCTGCTGGGCACGGCGGACGCGGAATACATCATCTCTTCGGGCAACGCCGCCTCCCTGACGCACGCCACCGTCCGGGTGGAAAACCACGGTTACGTCGGCAGCGTCCCTGTTCCGGCCATCATGGCCGTGGACAAAGTCCTCTACTGCGAACGCGGAGGAGGCCGCCTGTATCAATACGGCTATGATTTCCAGTCAGACTCCTACGTCTCGCGGGATCTCACCGTCTTTGCCGATCACATCCTCGCGCAAGGCGGCGGCGTCACCGGGGGAACCATCTTGCGCAAGCCGGAAGCCCGCGCCGTCTTCACTTTGAAAGACGGGACGCTGGCCCTGATGACCTACAACTCCATGCACGAAGTCCACTGCTGGCACAGGTATGAGACTGCGGGGAAAATCACCTCCGTCGTCTCTCTCCCCAACGGTACGGACAGCGACTCCCTCTTCCTGGCCGTAGACCGGGAAGAGGGGCGGTATCTCGAAGTCATCCGGGACGATGACGTATATGTGGACCATGACCGGCTGGACTACACCTCCACCCTCGTCACCAACGCCCTTACCTCCGTGGAGGCCAAAGTGCAGAAAGCCCCCGTCGCCACCGTCCAGGTCTGCCTGGCCGGGGAAACGCTGGTGGACGGCGTGGAAGTCTCCTGCGACGGCATGCGCTGGGACAAGCTGGACCGCAACGACAGGATGCTCCCTCCCGGCTGGAACAACCTCATCACCTCCGGCCACTGGGATTACGAAACCGTCGTCGGCCTCCGCGTCCGTGGGGACCGCCCCCTGCGCCTTCTCGCCCTCCAGGGTTGATGACCACCTGTCCCCCTCCCGTATCCTTCCCCTCCTCGCTCATGGAACTGACTCCGGGACAGTACCAGGAAATCAAGACGCTGCTCGATGACCGCAAGTGGCGTCTCAACAACCTCTACTGGATCATTGACAAGGAGGGGCTGCTCCAGCGTTTCTGCATGAATTGGGCGCAGGAAGAACTCTACGACAAGCTCCACTACCGCAACGACATCCTGAAAGTGCGCCAGCTCGGCATCTCCACCTTTGCCGCCATCCTGGAGCTGGACGCCGCCCTCTTCACCCCCAACATCACCTGCGGCGTCATCGACCGCACCCGCCCGGAGGCGGAAAAGAAGATGGACAAGATGCACTTCGCTTTCGACCATCTGGACTACCTTCCGGAAAACCCCACGGAACGGGACCGCCTCATTGCCTTCATCGGCTCCCTGATCAAGGACGAGATGAAAGGGGCGGCCTTCACCCAGTCCGATGTCAAATTCCCGAACGGATCCACTGTCTATGCCGCCACCTCCCTGCGCGGCGGAACCCTTCAAATTCTCCATATCTCGGAACTGGGAGCCATTGCCGCCCACGATCCCAAAAAGGCCTCGGAAATCATGACCGGCGGCTTCAATACCATCTCCAAAACCGGCATCATCATCAAGGAATCCACCCACGAAGGCGGACAGTACGGCCTCAACTACTCTCTCACGGTGGCCGCCATGGACATGGTAGGCAAGCCCCTCTCTCCTCTGGACTTCCGTTTCTTCTTCTTCTCATGGATTCGTCAGCATGAATACCGGCTGGAAGGCTGCAAGCCCTCCGGAGACCGGGAAATGCAGAAATACTTCAAGTCCCTGGAAAAGGATTACAACATCATTCTCGATGATGAACAGAAAGCCTGGTATGAATCCATGGCCCGCACCCAGGGCTGGCTCATGCGCCAGGAATACCCCACCGTTCCGGATGAAGCGCTCAATCCCATCGCGGCAGGCACCATTTTCGGAAGTCAAATCAACCGCCTCCGGGAACTGGGCCGCCTCACGGCGGAGTTTGAGGTGGACGCCTTTTTACCTGTTTATGCCGCGTGGGACATCGGAGTGGCGGACTTCATGTCCATCTGGATCATCCAGCCCGGATCGGACGGCAAATTCTACTTCCTGGACAACATCACCGCCAATGGCCTGACACTGGACTGGTACATCGCTGAAATCCACAAACGCGAAGCCCGGAACGGCTACCACATCCGTGACTGCCTCCTTCCCCACGACTGTGAAAACCGCGTTCCTGGCAGCACCTCCTTCCTCGCCTCCCTGGAGCGCGCCGGGTTTTCCTGCCTCCGCATCCCTTGTACCCGGGACCGCTGGGCCTCCATTGACGCCGCCCGCCGCCTCCTGCGCCACGCCGTCATCCACGCCAGATGCTCGGAGAAAACGAATGTCGAGGGCATCAAGGAAGGCTACCTCTCCGGCGTCAGCGCCCTCTCCAATTACAAAACCGCCCCTCCCGGAGCCAACGGCACCCGGAAAACGGAACCCCTCCATGATGTCTGCTCCCACGCCGCCGATGCCCTGCGCACCTTCAGCGAAGCGCACGAAGCCGGTTATATCTCAAAACAACTCGGCTGGCGGCAGGATGAAGTGGAGGAACGTCCTTCTCCTTACAAGGGCCTTGCCAAGGGCACGGATATCCTGTGGTAGAGCGAACAATGCCATCTCGGGCAACGGGATCGGCTGGTTTTTTTTTGCGCCTGGAAGGGAAAAAATGTAGAGGATTCTTGGCGGCGCGTGGAGGACGTGGTAAGGTGAGAGCCTAATCAACCATGAGCAGGGCGTTAAAAAGGATTTTCGTGCATGGGTTCCCGTCGCTTTACGGCGGGGCGGGGACGGAGCTGCACCACCAGATGATCGTGTGGCGGAAGATGGGGATGGAGGTCCACCTCATCCCGACCGGGGACAGTTTCTACCCGGAAGGCCTTTATGTGGAACTGCTGCGGCTGGGGGTGGTCATCCACGCGGCGGACGACTGGACGGCTCTGGAACCGGGCGACCCGGTGATGGGGTTCTGCAACAGCGAGTTTCTGGACGCCATCCCGGAGATCCGGAAACATACGAAGCGCACCGTCTTTGTGAACTGCATGACATGGCTCTTCGACAAGGAGAAGGAATTGATGAAGGAAGGGCTGATTGCCATGTTCCTCTACCAGAACGACGAGGTGAGGCAGAAGAACATGCCCCTCCTGCAAGGGCTGAACGCGGACCCGTCCGTCCGGTTCATGACGTTTAAGCCGTACTTCCACAGCGACGCCTTCCCCTTTATTACGGAGAGGACGGGCGAGTACTTCGGGTGCGGACGGATTTCCCGCCAGGACGCGGACAAATTCGCCCGGAACACGCTGCAAATCTATGAATACTTCGTCTCCCCGGTGCCCAAGCGCGGCCTCTTCCTGGGGTTCGACCACCGGAGCGAGGAGAAGATCGGCAAGCCCTACGACTGGATCAGGACGGCGCGAGACCAGACGGAAGTCTCCCAGCAGGAGTTTTACAAGCACTGCAAGATTGTGCTGCAACCCACGGACACGACGGAGAACTGGCCGCGCGTGGGCTTTGAGGCGATGGCCTCCGGCAGCGTGCTGATTGTCGATAACCGGGGCGGGTGGCGGCAGATGGTGGAACACGGCAGGACCGGCTGGCTCTGCGACCATGAGAGGGACTTCATCTACTACGCCTCCCGGATGGCATACGAGCCGCACTGGCGCGACGACATGGCGGAGGCGGCGCGGGAGCGCGGCCTGGAACTCGGCGGGCTGGAAGCGTCGTCCGCCAGTTGGGAGGAAGTGTTCGACGCGATGGCGAAGTTGCCCGAATAGGGACAGGAGGGCAGCGAGTCCCTACATCCGAAACCTTGGGTTCCCCTCAATCACACGAAACGAGCTTATGAACGAGAAGAAGAAAGTTTCCATCCTGGTGGGCATCTGTTCCGGCCAGGGGCTGGAGGAACGGCGCAACGCCGTGCGGGACTCCTGGCTCCGGCACCAGCAGGAGGGCGTGGAGTGCCGGTTCTTCATCGGCGGCGAAGCGGCGGAAGAGGAACGGGGCGATACCGTAGGGCTGGACGCCCCGGACACGTACAACGGGCTTCCGGCCAAGGTGCTGGCCTTCTTCCGCTACGGACTTGAGCACTACGACTTCGACTGGATTTTCAAGTGCGACGACGACACGTACCTGGACCTTTCCCGGCTGCCTGAACTGGCGGACTCCCGGTACGGCCTGATCGGGGATGCCCTGCTGGGCGAGCGGAAAGCCCCCAGCGGCGGGGCGGGCTACTTCCTCTCCCGCGCGGTGGTGGAGGAAATTGCCGCCAGGCCGGACGTGCCGCTCACGGGGGCGGAAGACCTCATCTTCGGGAAGCTGGCCCTTGAAACCGGGGCGGAGTACCTGGTTACGCCGAGGCTCTTCCTCTCCAACGTGCGTTACCCGCTGCCGGACAACGACACGGTGACGGCGCACTGGTGCATCCCCTCCGTGCTGCGCGCCATGGACGTGCTGCGTCACGGTACGCCCGCCGCCGTGTACCGGGGCATCCACCCCCACTGGGACGACTCCTTCCTCTTTTACCGGGAGGGGGTGTTCCGGAGGGCATCCTCCCCGGACTTCGGATGGTGGAAACTCGGCGGGGAGACCCGGGACACGCTGACATTGGCCTGGAAGCGGTGGGACCCGATGGAACTGGAATGGAAGGGGGAAAATTTCCAAGGCCCCTCCGTGACCCTGGCGAGGCTGGATGGTTCCCGCTCGCTCTGGGAACTGCCGCCTCCGGACGAAGGAGCGCTGGAATCATTCTGCTAAGAGTAGTGAAGCCTCTTCATGTATGATCAGAATATTTTTAGAAGGCTAAAGCCGTCAGAAACATAGGACGATTGGGAGAAACTATTACTCCGACAGTAGAATGGCTACCGAAAAATAATTATGGCAGTGAAGCGATTTCTTCGATCTTAATACTATCGGAAATAATTCTTGCCCTATCATGACAGCTACTATACCCATATCTATCTGGAACTTTTTCTTTACCCACTAATTCTTTTAGTTGATCAATGCTTGAGACCCCAAAAAGGGGAAGGATTTCCTGACAGTATTTTTTGGATTTAAGCTTTCTCCACTTTTCTTTTTGCTCCCAACCGTATCCATCATAACAATAAGTTCGAGGAAACCACAGACGAAATCCATTATCTAGAAAAAGATTGGATAACTGGAATAGCAATACATCCGCAAAGATCAAATTTTTACGTGTCAGGACTGGCTTGCTTTCTCTTGAGAGTAAAATATCTGCCATATTCGAGAGGTTACGAGGCCGTTGATCTATTTCCTGGGGATAAATTTCTTCGATACTTTTGAGATAAGGTTCAAACTCAAGGAAACGAGATTCCTCTTCGGAATTTCCATTATATTTCAAGAAAAACGTATGATTAATTAGTTGATATACAACTTTAAATTCTTCATAGTACAAAAGAGTCGCTATTGTACATATAAAAAGTTCCCATATAAAAAATAAATAATGATCTCCTCCATATTGGTAAGATGAAGGTTTTTCATGGATTCTATTATAGCAAGTTTCCATAAAGTCCGTTATGAGATCTTCCAAGGAAACCTCCAGAGAAATGATTGTGGAGAGGTATTCCATATACATATCCCGGAGGGGTTTTAGTTCGCTTATTTTATCGACGACCTGCGTACCGGTTATATTTCCGGCTATCTCATATTGGGAAAATTTTTCGATGAATTCATCCCGAAACTGCCGCAGCAGCATATCCTGCTTTTTTTTGCTTCTGCCGTCATCCGACTTGAGCTGCCTGATCATTCTTTCCAGTGAATATAAATTCACATTTTTTTCATCAAGCCACTCCGGCTTGCGGCCAAGAGCCGGTTTTTGATAAGCCGGGCAGTCGTACAAATTCCGCAAAAGTTTTTCATATTCTCGCTCGTATATATCAGGATCAGAAAGGTCTATGTAGATTCGAGTTTTTATATAGGCCGGGCAATAAGCTTCTCCCTTATCATCTTTTTCAAAGATCACAGGAATGAATTTTTCCTGTGCTGCCTTTCCGTAAACCTCGGAAGATATAATAGTTGTTTCATCCCCCACACCGCCTTTTCTCTCATTTGCTTTCGTCGCATAGACTTTATCGCATATCAACAACACCCGCTTGATACCGGTATCGACGACGCACTTTTCCATGAAAGCATACTTATCCTGTCCTTCCTTTAAATCCCACTTATCCCAGATCACTGAAATGCCATCTGACATCAACCGTTCCGCCAACTCGAAAACTTTTTTCTCATGCTCTTCCGTTGACCATGCGTATGAAATAAATACTGTAAGTGATGTAGTAGCATCGGTACTGACCATGCTTTGATTATGGTATTTTAAGGTAATTGCTCAAGCCATTTAACGAGTATCAAGGGAAGTTTCTTTTTCTTCATCAACTCTCTTAGGAGAGAGCCGGTATAGCAGTTGTTATGGTTTTTGTTCTATTTGGAGTCAGGAAAGAAGGCAATTCCGGACGTGACAGCACTTCCAAAAAAAGATAAAAAGACGGAATGGACAAAGCCCGGGAACACACCAGGGGTAAAGATGGAGAATTGTCCCGGTTTGATAAAAAAGAGCGGATACCATGTACAAGATACTCGTCGTAAGTTTGCCCGGCTCCCCGAAGAGGGAGGCCATGAGCGCCCGGCTCCTGGAACAGGGGCTGGCCTGGGAGTGGGTGGACGGCGTGCGCCTGGAAGCCGTGGAAGAAGCCGCGCCGGAGGAGTACAGCGACCTGGAGGCCTACCGCATTCCGCGCCTGAAGACAGACCCGGACTATATCCGCCGCGCGGTGGGCTGCAAGCGGGCCATGCGGAATGCGCTGGCGTGGGCCGCGTGCTGCGAGGAGGAATGGGTGGTCATCCTCCAGGACGACGCGCGGGTGATGCCGGAGTTTGACGTGAAGCTGCGGGATCTCCTCGGCAAAGCGCCAGCCACCGCTGGAGCCGTGATGCTGCATTACGAGGGGAGCGCCGTCCTTGATTGCGGGGAATGGAAGGAAGTCACGGGAGACTTGCGCAGCATGGCCGCCTTTGCCGTACGCCCGGCGTACGCGGAGGCGATGGAAGATTTCCTCTCCTCCTGGGGAGGCGAGGACGACCGCATCTGGGCTCCCCTTGTCCGACGAGGCGACCTGATCCTGGCCGCCAAGCCGATGCTCGTCCGGACCAACCACAAGGGAAGCGACATTACCAGCGGCATTCCGGAATTGACCGGATATTGGAAATAGGTTTCTCAGGAAGAAGCTTTTGCTTCCGTTAGTTGTTTGAGTGCTTCCCGGGCTCTCTCATGCCCCTGTTCCGCGGACTTTTGAAGCCATTCACGTGCTTTAGGAATGTCTTGAGACACAGTACCAAGATAATTTGCCATACCTGTATAACGCATCCCTATTATGTATTGAGCTTCCGCATCACCGCCTTCCGCCGACTTTTCCAGAAATTCTATACCTCGTTTCAGATCTTTCTTGATGCCTCCGATGCCATAAACATAGATAAAACCTAATCCACGTTGAGAATAAGAATTCCCCTGTTCCGCCGCTTTTCCCATCCAGTGCATCATTTTTTCAAATTTACGCTGCGTTTCCTTATCGGGGAAAGGACTGCTCAAGGCACCTAATTCTTCTTTTCCGGCTTCTTGTTGAGACCAATAATATTTAGATGCTTGTGTAAAAACAGAAGATACGTCCTTATCATCATTTAGGTAGAGCAATCCCAAACTGGCTTGAGCATTTGGTTCTCCTTGTTCCGCCGCTTTCTCAAACCAATAGAACGCTTTTTCCAGATTCTTCGGAACGCCTAATCCATTACAATAAGAAATCCCAAGATTATATTGCGCTTCTTTGTCTCCCTGATTAGCTGCTTTCTCAGTCCAAAAGAACGCTTTCTTCTCATCTTTGGGTATGTCAAACAATCCCTTCAAATAAATAGCCCCCAAGTTGTACTGGGCTATTGCAATTCCCTGATTAGCCGCTTTTGTAAACCATTCCATAGCTTGAGGAATATTTTGTTCTACACCTTTTCCTTGCATGTAGCAATCCGCAACAAGATATGCTCCCAAAGCATTTCCCTGTTCCGCCGACTTCATTACCCAGGTAAACGCTTTTTCATAATCCTGTGTAACTCCGATACCTTTTCCGTAACAGAGGCCCACTTTGACCTGCGCATCCGCATCGCCTCCTTGAGCCGCCTGCAAGAGCTTCTCAAAACTGCCATATGTCCCAAACGGCGATTCCTGCGGAATTGCTGCTTTTCCAGGAGTTTCCTGTTGCTGGGCCCATACGGAAGGTATTTGGAGAAATAGCCCTGTGACGAGAAAGAGGAGAGGCACCCGAGCAGGAAAACGCCAGAGAGCGCCTCTTGAGGACCTGTTTTTGGATGTCGCCAAAGACAGGCCACCCGATGTAGTTTTTAATGTCATTTGTTTCATTGTTTTTATACGAGTTAAAAAGTACTTCTAAATCCTAGAGCAGCTTCTACTCCTACCTGCTTTGATCGAGTATTCACTGTTGCACCAGCGTTTGCATATATAGACATATTGGTTCCTATGGGCGCAGATATTTCTCCTCCAATTTTTGCAGAACCTCCGAATTTGTTCCCTGGATCAGAAACAGTGCCGCCCGAAAACGAGACGGGGTCCTTACCTTCCGGGAAGGGATATGACGTACTGACTGTGAACGATCCGCCCTTTCCGGCTGCAAGCTCAGGCGTTGTGACCGTGAAGGAGGCTGTCAACATACCCGTAAGGGAGTCGGGGATGGCATTGCTATCCGGTTGAAAGAACGAGTGATCCAAAAGTTCCGACAAGGTGAATACATCACTGATCTGTAACTTGTCCATCGGGAAAAGCCCGTACAAACCTGAGCCCAGCCATTCATTGCCATGGCACAATTTGATGCACCACTTTTTGAGCAGTTCGCCGGTAAGGCCTCCAATCATTCCCGCCATCCCGCTTTTCGGGTCGCACGGCTGCTGGGCCGCGAGCCCCAGAACGTCGATAGCCTGGGTGTTACGGGCGAAGACATACAGGTTCAAACCGGCCACTTCCCCGAGGGGGTCGCGGCTCAACCATCTGCCGTCGAGCGGCGAGTAGTAGCGGAAGTTGTAATAGACCAGGCCCAACTCCGCATCATAGAACTCACTGCTCCACTGGAAGGGATTCTCCAGCGTGCCCGTCGCGGTGACGGCCCCGTAGGGGGAGTAGTCATACCCGGCTACCAGCCGGGACGAGGAATCAAGAACGGCGCGGATGTTTTTATTGCGGTCCCAGGCGTACGTATACAACGCGCCGCCCTTGAGCAAGCCGAGGGGACGGGACGCCATACCTCTGGACAAATCCCACAGGACGCCGTGGCGCAGGGACGCGCCGTTGCGCGCGTCTATACAGGCCACCTGGAGATAGCCAAGGTAGAGGTAGTGGTCCAGCACCGTAACGGAGCCATTCTTCGTCACCTTCTTCATGCAGCGGCGCCCCCGGTAGTCATAGGCGCATTCCACCACGATACCCGAGGCCGTATTGCTGAAACGGATGGGGCGTTTCTCCGCATTGTATTCCACCGACCAGATGCCGGTGGAGGTCTTCACCAGCGTCTGGCAGCCATCCAGGTTACAGGCCGGGACGAAGGGGGCCGCCGTGCCCTCCTGAATCCGCGTGTACTGGTTCAGGGCGTTGGACTGGTACGTGAAGGCGGTGGAAGCTTCCCGGGCCGCCGTCCTGTTGCCGATGTTGTCATAGGCGTAGGCATAGGAGTTGCCGTGCCAGGTGACGGTTTCCATCTCATTGCGGGCATTGTAGACAAAGGAACCCTGGATGGGCGAGTCTCCCGAACGCTGCCAGGAGTCGCTGGCAACGCGCCGCATGATGTCATACGACTGGGAAGCGAGCAACAGGGGAACCCCGGTAGAATTCTGGAAGAGGTAGCCCGTTTCCAGGTCGCGGTGTTCGTCATACGTGATCTGCTGGGTAACGCCCTGAGGCATCGTGAGGGTCTGGAGAAGATTGGTGCCCTCCATGTAGCCGAAGGAGAACTGTTTGGAGACACCCTGGACGGCAATGGCGCCCGAGGCATACCTGCCCACGGCGTCATAAGAGAACGAGGTGTCCAGGATGGAGGAAGCCCCCTGTTTCAGCAGAAGGCCCTCCAGGCGGCCCAAGCCGTCCATTTTGTTCTGCAAGACATGGGAGAGGCCGCCTATGGAAAGAACCTCCGTCTCCGGAAGGCCATGGGCATCGTAAGTGAACGTCCTGGTCCCCGCCGCGTCCTGCACGGACGTGAGCCAGCCGAGCCGATTGTAGCCGTAATGGATGGCGGGGGTCACACCGTCATCGCAGGAGACATCAATGAGTTCCCCGGTGGCCGCGTCGTAGCTCCGCGAAAGCGTGCGCCCGGCGGAATCCGTACTGGAGGCCAGGCGGTTCATCTCCCCGTACTGGAGGGAGACGGAATGACCGTCGGCATAGGTTGTCTTTGTAAGCAGGCGCGCCTGCCAGGCGTATTCCCAAATGGTCACATCCCCGTCCGTACGGGTGCGAGGGTCCTGGGTAATGACCGTGCCGGGAACCCGGAACGTCTTCATTATCGCCAGGTTGCCGTCCTCGTCGTAGCTGAAGCAGACGGGAGGGATGCCATCCCCGAAGGCGGCGACGACGCGGGCGTTCTCATCATAGATGTACTTGGCCAAGCGTTGCAGGGCATTGGTGTGTTCCGAAAGCCTCCCGGTGGCCGGGTCATAGGAGTAGGATTCCGTGGCTCCCGCCGCATCCGTCTTCAGGACGGGGCGCTCCATCAGGTCGTACTTCACGGAGGAGACGTTCCCGCGGGCGTCCGTCACGGTGACGGTGTAGCCAGTGGAGGTGTAGCTCCTGGATTGGGTGGTGGAGACACCCGCCTGGTCCGTGGAGGAGACGACAAAGCCGTCCGTCAGGCACGTTTCAGCCGTGATATTGGAGGCGGGAAGAGAAACCTTCCGGACGCGGACCGTGGGGGCGCCGTATTCCGTCCACTCGGTTGTCACGTTGCCTAAAACGTCCGTGGAGACCACCTTGCTTTCCAGCGTGGAACTCAATTGAGAGACCAGTTCCGCCCGGGAGCGGACGAGAGGGAGGCCCGCCTCATTGTAGGAGGTTTCCGTCATCACCCGGTAAACGCCATCCTCCCGCTCCTCGTAAAGGTTGGCGTAGTCAATCACGCGCGAGTTCTGCGGGGTGGGAGACGGAGCCATGGGAAGCACCTGGCGGCTCCGGTTGCCTATGGCGTCATACTGGTACTGCGTCAGAACCCCGCGATCCGTGGAGGAGACGAGCTGGCTTTTCCCGTTGTAGAGGTTCGAGAGGACGAGCTGGTCGGAGAGCATCGTGTTGACAGGGGATTCGCAGGTATTGAGGAGCTTGCCGTCTCCATCAAGTTCATCATAACCCAGAACCCTGCCGTCCTCCAATTTACGCGTCACCTTCACCCCCTGGGAGGAAGGTTCGTAGTGATAAACGATGGTGCGCCTGCCAACGGCGGCGTAGCTGTGCGTGGAGCCGTCTTTGTTCTTGATGAGGGTGGCCTGCGCCCCGGAGGGGTAGACGACCATCTCCTTCAGGCCGTATTGCGCGTAGAGCCATGTCGTCACGCGGCCCGTGTAGTCCGTTTCACTCGTGACCCGGCCCAGAATGTCGTACGTCCTGGAGTGGGTGCGCTGCATGGAGCCGACATCCTCCCGCAAGTGGAGGATATTCCCGGAGGAATCCCGCGTATAGGAAATGATAGACTCCGGCTTGGTGTCCGTGGCGGAGCGGATGATTTCCACAAGCTGGCGGGAGGTATTGTAGGCGTAGGAGAGCATCACCCCGTCCTCGTCCACCTGGCGGAGGGGGCCGCAGCAGCCCCATTCCGCCGTGCTGACGCGGCCATTGCCCCTCGTCGTTTTGATGAGGCGCTTCAGGGCGTCGTACTGGTAGTCCTCGGATGAAATGAGGCTCCAGCCCTGGCCGGTATGGACGTATTTTTCCTCACGGGCGACGGTTTCATCTTCCGCCAGGTAGCGGATGGTTTTTTCACTTTGGCCGGGGACGACGGCATCGTTGACGCGGGTTTCTTCCGTGACCTTCCATTTGGCTCCATGCAGGGAGGTGTCTTCATACGACGTGCATTTCTGGACGCCGGAGGCATCCTGCTCCATCTTGACACGCCCGCGGGAGTATTCATTGGCGGCGCTTTCTCCCCAGGTCTCCGTGATGGTGGTGACGGGGCTGGTCTCCCCGGTGATCCAGGTGGTGACGACTTTTCTCTGTACGGTCGTGGAGTCGTCGTAAGTGAAGATGCTGCGCTTGAGTTCCTGTTCCTCTCCCGTTACCAGGTTCATCAGGGTGACTTGTTCCATGGAGGGGCGGAAGTCATTGAAGCGCTGGTCGGCGTAGACGGTATGCACGACCTTTTCATAATCCCCGTCCGTCCAGGGGGAAGCCTCCATGATGACGCGCCCCTGGGAGTCGTACTCGTAGCGGGTGTAGCCGCCGCCCGGCAGGGCCTTGACGGAGACGCGGAACTGGTCGTTATAGGTATAGGAGGTGGTGCGTGCCAGCATGGTGCCGTAGCCTTCCGTACGGCTCAGGACAAGCCATCCTCCGTCCGTGTACTTCTTTACGACGCGTTCACAGAGGGAGGGGTCCGCAGCTCCGAATTTTTGGACGGTCTTGATCTCCTCCCACTTTTCGCCGGAAAGCATGTTGCGTTCATAGGTGGTGACGACGCGCTCGTCTTCCGAGCCTTCGGTGATGATGGTCTTGTTTCCCTCCACGCGGCGCTCCCTGGTAAAGACCTGGAGGCCCGCTTCCTGGCTTGTAATGATCATCGCCCCTTTGACGGGGTTCCACTCGTAGGAATAAATCTTGACGGGATCTCCCTGCGGGACGGCTTCTCCGCGAGCATGCCTGGAAACCTGGGAGACTCCGTATTGGGAGATGGTGAGGTTGTTGGAGGAACGGCTGAAACTCAGCATGCCGTCCCTGGAACTGGTGATGCTGTTAATGTCCCCCTGGCTGTTTTTGGAAACCTGGACCTGGGAATCGTAGGACTGTTTCGAGATAACGGCTCCGGTCTTGGTGGTCATGGAATGGACGCTGCCGGTAGAGAGGTTCAACGTCTGGGAAGAGCCGTCCGGCTGGACAACTTTAGCGAATGAGGCGTTGCCGGTGGTGCATGGCGTCATGTCCTCATTCAGGTACTGGGCCAGGGAGAAGTCCTTCCGCGAAGCCCCGGAACGGTCTGCCGTCGCCGACCCGTCACTGCCCCTAAAGGACATCACACCCCCGGAGGTCAGGCTGATGCTGAGCGAGTTGGAGGAAGAATCGTAGCTGGACTTCATTTCCATGGGGGAATCGTAGCTCGAATCAATGGAAAAGAGGTCTCCGGCCCTGGAGGCCGCATTGCGCATGCGGGAGGCAGGAGCGGGATTACCGGTGATATTGACGGCGCCGTCACACATGCCGCCGTCCGGCGTACCGCCAAAGCCGATGCGCCCGGCGTAGTCACCGTCCCCGTTGTTGCAAATATCATCGCAGGGATCAGAACAGGATTGGCAGGGATCGCTTTCCTTGGTCGGCGGAACGCTACTGGAGCTGGAGGACTCGGAGGACGAACTGGAAGAAGGCTCCGAAGAGGAGCTGCTGGAGGAAGAGGAGGAGCTGCTGCTCGAAGAAGATGAAGAAGAACTGCTGCTTGATGAGGAAGACGGCACGCTGGAACTCGACGAAGAGGATGGTACGCTACTGCTTGATGAGGAGGATGGTACGCTGCTGCTCGATGAGGACATGGGAGGGCTTGACGAAGATGAGGGAGAACTGGAGCTTGCCGACGAGGAGGGGGCGCTGGAGCTTGCCGAAGACGAGGGGAGAGCAGAGGAACTGGAAACCGGAGCAGCGCTGCTGGAGAGTGAGGGGGCCGCCCCGGACAGACGGGAGGCGGGGGTGGCGTTTTCCGGATTGGTGACCGGAGAGGCGGAATCTGAAACAGGCGTATTCATGACAGGACGCAAAATGAATGGTTTGAGCACACACAGGATAGAAAAGCAGGAATAAAAACCTTCCTGTCACTCTACACAATCAATCTTCAAATCCCTTGTGTCAAGATTCAAAATAAATAATTTTCCAATCAAGAAAAGATTAGGAAGGAAGAGGGAAACAGATGCCACGATTTCCCCGGAAAAGGCGAAGGGAAAAACAAGACTCCCCCGGCATGAAGAGTGGAGGGAAAATGGGCAAGCTGCCCTGGTTTACTGGACCCTGCCGCGCAGGGTCTCCAGGCGGGGGTAGAACTGGTCCGTCACGCCGGGAATAACGGGAAAAGCGGCATCCTGAAAAGAGGAGGGGGCGGTTTGAAGGAAATTGAGCCAGTCCGAAGCAGGAAGGCGGGCGATGTCATCATCCGCCTGTTCGTTTTCCGGAGTGCCGTACACGAGCCAGGAAAAGGTGTTGTCGAGAATTCTCAGGCCTTGGAGGGCGTCTTCCAGTTCCTGTTCGTCGGGGAAAAATCCATGGGTGTGTATGATTGCCGGTGAAAATGGAAAGGCGGCTGCGTCCGGCAACCGCCTTTCTCTTCGTTATCCGTCAGTTCCAGCAAGGAAGCATGATGGTTGTGATTCCAAATTTAATTCGATCCACGCCCGAAGGCGACAAGTTCTTCATCAGAACGATTCCTTTCTACAGCAGGAGGGGGGGAAAAGTCAAGAAGATGATCCATCATTTCCGGCACCTGCCGCAGGAGAGGAAATCAACGGAGGGCGCCTTTCCTCTCTTCCGGAAGAACGGGAAGGGAGAGCAGCTTCCAGCCAGCCGCTTTGCCCGTGGTCTTGCGGGACCTTCAGCGCATCGCCAGACAGACCAGACGGGCCGCTACGCGGAGGCCTTCCTTTTCCCCGTAGCGGTTGCACATGTAAAGTCGAAGGTTGCGGACAACAATCTCCTCCCCTTCCGGAGATTGAAGATGCCATATTTTGGCATGGCAGTTCGTCTCAAATTTCCCCGTGACCGGATGCTTCCTGGGGCCGGTGACGCCGCTCTTCCTCCTGGCCTCGTAAAAGGCGGGGGAGGTAACCTTTTTGCCCCGCTGCGACAGCCCGATCCGGATGGACGCACAGGGCTTTGAGCAGCATTGCTGGAGCGATGTGACCTTGACGGTGAATTCCTTGCCGCAGATGAGGCATTTCCGGCTTTCCTTGGGAACCTTCCTTACGGTTAAAAAACAGGCGCGTGAACAGTAGATGCTTTCACGTTCGTTGCCGTAACGGGGCCTGACTTCCTTGCCGCAAACAGGACATATGGTGCTTTTCTTCATGGTTCCGGTGGAGATGATCTCAGTGTGACATATAAGACGCCACAGAAAGAACGGAAGCGGGTGCATCCGTTGCAGGAGAAAGGCATGCGGCGGCTCGCCAAATTGTTTTAATCCACGCCGGAAGGCGACAAGTCCCTCATGGGAACGGTTCCTATTTCTACCATCGGAGGAAGGGAGGAGTCAACTTTCTTCTCTACTTGATTTTCATATTGTAAACGGTATCATCCTTTCCGTAATGGGAATTATAGAAGGGAAAAAAATTTATCATATCATTCATCAAAACAGGCTTGCCTCCGTCATTCAGGATGGAGGATTGTTCTGTGACTCCGAGATGATTACTTCCCATTCCTCCTCCGATACAGTCATCGGGAATCAAGAAATCAAAGATAACCGGCTTGAGCGTCCTGTCAGTTGCCATGAGGGATTATACGTAGGGAATTGCGTACCTTTTTATTTCTGCCCCCGTTCCGTGATGCTCTATGTGATTTATCGTGGAAACCATTTCAATCTGGCTTACAAGGGAGGACAAGGACCTATCGTCCATCTTGAACTGGATCTGGAAGCTACAGTCAACTATGCAGAACAGGAAAGGAAAAAATGGGCGTTTACAGATGGCAACGCTGCTACCATGTATGCCGAGTTTTACAAAAATCTTGACGAGTTGGAACAGGTGAACTGGGAAGCTGTCAATGCAATAGATTGGAGGCCCACCAATATCAAAGAAAAAAAACAGGCGGAATTCCTGATAGAAAGATTCTGTCCATGGGATTTGGTGGAACGTATAGGGGTACAAAACGAGAAGACTTATCAATACGTTGCTTCCTTATTGGCAACGAGGCCAAACTCCCCCAGGGTTGAAATCAAGAAGGATTGGTATTATTAAAGAGAAAAGAGGTATTCATGATCCAATTTACATCAGGCAATTTGTTTAATGCCCAGGCAGAAGCTCTGGTCAACACGGTTAACTGTGTTGGCGTCATGGGGCGTGGGATTGCCCTGCAATTCAAGAAAGCCTATCCCGACAATTTCAAGGCTTACGCCAAAGCCTGCAAAGACGGGGAAGTGGAGCCGGGGAAAATGTTTGTCTATCCGACAGAGGGATTGACTCCTCCCTATTTCATTATCAATTTCCCGACCAAACGGCATTGGAAAGGGGCGAGCAAGCTGGAAGATATTCAGTCCGGCCTGGATGACCTGGCCGCCGTTATCAAGAAGTACAACATTGCCTCTATCGCCATTCCCCCGCTGGGATGCGGACTGGGGGGATTGGATTGGAATGTGGTGAAGTCCTGCATTGAAAACAAGCTGGGCATGATGACAGATGTAGACATCACCGTCTACCAGCCTGACGGCGCCCCCAAAGCCGACCAGATGGTCCGCAATAAAAAAGTGCCGGTGATGAATTCAAGCCGAGCCGCCCTTGTCTCCCTCATGGCTCATTACCTGGAGGCTCTTCTTGACCCTGAAATTTCCCTCCTGGAACTGCACAAGCTAATGTATTTCCTTCAGGAATCCGGTCGTCCCCTCAAATTGCGTTATAACCAGGCCCTTTATGGTCCTTATGCGGAAAATTTGAGGCATGTCCTCAATGAGCTGGAAGGGCATATGATTTCCGGTTACGCGGATGGAGGGGATAACCGCTGGAAACCTCTTTTCCTGATTCCCGGGGCTGTTAAAGAGGCCCAGCATTATCTGGAACAGGATCAGGAAATGCAAAAACACCTAAACCAGGTTGTTGATCTAGTACGCGGTTTTGAATCTTCCTTCGGGCTGGAACTTCTAGCCACCGTGCATTGGGTTTTTAAAAATAATGAAATCCGGGAGAAAAAAGATATTTATGAAAAAGTTTACAACTGGAACGATCATAAGAAAATCTTTTCTCCCCGTCACATTGACATTGCTTACAGGACACTGAAGGAAAAAAAATGGATTAACGTGTGTTTTTAAAAACACGACCTTACCTTTTTTTCTTTTATAATTTCAATTTTTCCATTGGAGGGATATAAAAACATATGAAAAAGAATTTTTCAATGCTTCGGGTTATTTTTATTTTTTTATTAAAAACCGTATTAGGAATATGCAGTTTTGTTTTGATAGTTTTCCCTATTGCATTATATATATTAAATATCCCTGGTTTGGAAGGTTTCTTCAGCGATTATGAAAAAATTAGGTGTTGTAAAACAGATAATGTCTGGAAAACAGTATTACTCATCACATGTCTTGTAACTTTAATTTTATTAATTTCATTGTCTTTTTTCCTAAACAAAGGAGACAAAATATCATCACTGGCCAGAGAAGTAAAATATTTGTTAAAAAATGGATTTTATGCTTTTATTGGCGGTCTAGCCTTATCCAATTTATTGATTTCCCTTTACTTTTTTATTCCTGCCCACGAAAACGTAGATAGATTTAATACTTCCATTGGAATTTATTTAGGTGTGTTGACTATTGTTTTAGGCATTCATTGGTTATACGAAAAGGAGGCTCCTATCATAGGGACGCGCAATCTTTTGGAAAAACTCCTTATTGATCTGCATAATGCCTGTTCGCCTAGAGTCCTTAAAAATTTAAGAAAAATAAAAGTTGATTTCATATGTGTTTTTCCGGCGCTAAATTTAGGGTTTTATACAGAATATGCGATTGATGAAAGGCTGAAATCACTTTATGGAACAATAGGAAGCAAGATTGAATTTAAAGAGACGAACGATCTGTCTTCTCAGTTTTATTATATGTTAAAACATATAGCTGCAAAATATGATGATGGTTGTAACTTGATTGGGGTAACATATGATGAGGAACATATAAGGAATTTATATGAAGTATACCATTATATGATTAAATATGATGATGAATATAAGAAACTTTTTGAGACAGAAGAAGCAGGAACGGCAGGAACGGCAGGGGCGGCAGGGGCGGCAGGTACAATAAAAGAACTTGATATTACAAAGTTAAAAAATGATATAGCAACAAGATTTAATACAGAAGATAAAAGTATTGTTGATGCGTGTGTCAAATCTGCGATAGATTTTAAAAATTATGTTAAATGCACGGAAGTTCTTCCCAATTATATGATACAGCCTGTTATTGTCATTAACGATATTGTTTATATTATTGCAGACTACGGGTTGCCTGTTTACGACGGGAAAGAAAATTACTTTATCCCTATTAAAAATGAAAATGAACCCGTTGAGTTGATTTGCTGGAGAAGAAAAGATGCTGCTTTAGCCAAAGCCATTAAAGAACATATTTCTGAATTTTGCCGTACTATTACAGGAATCTAAACTATAGCCCCATTAGATATGAATAGAGTATTTACTATCATTTTATCTGTTTTCCTTTTATTCGCATGCGAACAAAAAAAGGATGATTACCGTATTGCAATTGTGTCCATTGTAGAAATAGATCCTATTGTTCAATTAAGAAATGGGTTCAAGGAAGAATTTTCTCAGTCCGAGTTTGCCCGTTCCCATCAATATTCCTTCAAAGAGTATAATGCGCAGAATGATGCGGGGCTCCAGAATCAGATTGTAGATACGTTAGTGACGAATAAACCTGACATGATTTACGTGTTGGGGACGCCTTTGGCACAAGCATTGCAAAAAAGATTGCCGGACGTGCTTTTAGTCCAGGGAACGTCAACGGACCCCGTTTCTGCTGGACTGGCTGATTCTTGGAACGGATCGGGTAGAAATTACATCGCTACAACCGATCTTCCACCTATTGAGAAACAAGTAAACCTCATTAAAAGACTGACTCCTCATGTCAAAAAACTGGGCGTTATTTATAATCCCGGGGAAATTAATTCTGTGGCTGTTATCAAAAAAATGAGAGAATTCCTTGCTTCTAACCAGACAGGAATAGAAATTGTAGAAAGACCGATAGCCACAACAGCGGAAGTCGCCACTGCTACCAATTCACTGATCGGGAGGGTCGATGCCATTTATCTTCCCCCAGACAACACAGCTCATGCCGCCATTCCTGTTATTGGAAGAATTGCTACCGAATATAAAATCCCTTTTTATGTAACTGTAGAATCCGCATTGGAACATGGTGCATTGGCTACCTTATCCCTGGACTTTCATGAAATGGGAAAAGAGACAGCACGCCTCGCGCTGGAAGTTCTCAACGGGAAAAACCCAAAAACGCTTCCTATTAGAGTATCTGAAAATCCGTTAATTACGATCAGCAGAAAAAGCGCCAGCCGACTGAACATTGATTTGAGCGGGATAGGTAAAAATGAAAATATTATTATAAAATAGAATGGAACTTAAATTATTGTTTGTTTGCAATGAAGGGTTCATCTTCGGGATATTTGCCCTGGGTATTTTCCTGTCATTTCAATGGTTAAAATTTCCAGATTTGACTCCAGATGGAAGTTTCGTCCTGGGGCCCTGCGTTTTCATTAAATCGTGTTTGTCAGGCGTACCTCTCTTCTGGGCTGCTCTTTTAGGGATTTCATCAGGATTTGCTTTAGGTATCATTACGGCAAGTTTTAACAAGTTCCTGAAAATACCGGCTATCATAGCCGGATTGATTACAAGTACGGCAACATATTCACTGGGGTGGCTTATCCTTGATAAACCCAACCAGCCCCTCAATGGTTCTGGAGAGTTTTTTTCCTATAACATGACAACAAATTCTGTTCTTTTGTGCGTCGTTCTTCTTCTCCTGCTAGCCGTTATTCTGTTTCTTTTTAATCTGTTTGGTTCTTCCATATGGGGATTGAAATTGAGAGCTTTGGGAGAGAATGAAAAAATTGCAAAAGGAATACACATCAGACCTTGGAGCTACTACATCATCACTTTGGGAGTTTCCAATGCCTTGGTTGCCCTATCCGGAATTTTGTTTATTCAGAGGTCCTATTCCGTTGATATTAACATGGGAACGGGACAGACTATCATAGGATTGATCGCCATGATATTTGGCGTTCTAATCACGGCGAATTCCCATAAAATTTATATGACAACAACTTTTATTATTTTAGGAGCCATCCTTTATAAGTTGATCATACAAGTCACATTGGAATTGGGCTTTCCTGCTGAATCCTTCAGACTGATTTCAGCTTTCCTCATCGTTACTCTGTTCTTCGTCATGAAGAAATTTGATACAACATTTTTGGACAAGTTAAAATGGTCTTAACATTATCCAACGTCTACAAATCTTTTAACAACGGTTCATCTCCGTTTGTTCTCAATATCCCTTCCATATCTTTGGAGTCAGGGAAACTAACCTTTGTCATGGGGCATAATGGAAGTGAGAAAAGCGTGTTTTGCAAAATTATTTCCGGCTATATTGACAATGACAGAGATTTAGGAATATCCATGGATCGAAGAGAAATTCCATTATCGGGTTTTTTCAGCAGGGTAAAAATGATCCATCAAAAGATCAGTGATAATCTTGCCCTTGATCTGACTGTTAAGGAAAACCTCATTATCAATTCCTGCCCGCAAAGGTTTATTGACAAGTTACTGCCATTCTTGTCTCTAAACGAGACCATTTTGCAGTATTGTAAAACTATTCCCTTTTTGCACGAAAAGGCAAATCAGCCAGTCAAGGAGCTTTCTGGAGGACAACAGCAGACACTGGCTTTTTATACATTATTATTTACGGAACCATCTCTCTTACTGCTTGATGAATTTCTTTCCGCTACGGACTACTCCATTACTTCAAAATTATTGGTTCAAGCGCAGAAGATTGCCCATAAAGCTCATACTATAGTTTTGATTATCAGCCATGACGTGGATACTGCCTTGCAGTATGGAGATGAAATTATGATTTTTAGAGACGGGAAAATAGAACAGATTATTTCCAAGGACGGGAGTAACTGGAACGCCGACTACATCAAAGCCCAGATTAACAAGAGCTATTGATTAGCGGAAATATTTTCGTTTTTTAATCTTACGATTTATTCCTTCGTGGTCAGAGGAGAGATTCTTTTTCAGAAGAAGCCTTTTTCTTACGCTTGCGCTTTTTTTCTTCTTTTTGCGGTCTTCTTCCGGCGTGTCGAAGAGGCGGGTGAGGAGGTCTTTGGCGGTGCGGGAGATGTTGGCGCCGGTGGCGGCGGAGAGGGAAAGTGCACCGTAGCTTGAGACGATGGCGGAGGAGGAACGGGAGAAGGCCCCGCCGACGCCCGCGGCGCGGACCAGGGCCGTCAGGTTGTTGAAGTGGGTGTCCCAGTCCATTTCTTTTTTGTCCGCAACGTGTTCGTATTCCCGGGTAATGGTGCGGGCGATGCCCTGAACGTCAATCAGGGTACGGGCGTAGGAGTCCGCAAAGACATGTTCCCCGGTGAAAAGGCTGGCGAGGTAGTTGACACCCTCCCCGGCCAGGGGGATGGTGGTGAGGTCGCCCAGGAGGGCGGTGGCGCCGTACTTTTTCCACTTCTTTGCCTTGTCGTCGTCATCGTCTTCCATGCCTTTGATCCACGCGATGAACCAGGCGAGCAGGGACGAGGTGACGCCCAGGGCCAGCCAGGACTGTGCGGCGCAGACGCGGTTGCGCGCGGAGCCGGTTTTCCACTCCGCCGCCATGAGGCCGATTTTGTTCAGTTGCTCGGACTTCATCACAAAGGTAAGCTTGGATAAAATTCCGCCCGCGGCCTGGCTCATGCTTTTTTGCGTCTTGGTCAGGGGCTGGGCGCCGAGTTCCAATGACATGCCGACCTGTTCCAGGGCGGCCTGGCGCAGTTCTTCGTCCGTAAAGGGGGAACCGTTTTCCCGGTTGAGGCTCCTTGAGCGGGCGTAGTAGGCGTTGGCGAGGGCGTGCATGGCAAGCAGGTTGGCTTTGACATCCACGGCTTCGATCAGGTCCATGGATTTCTCCGGAAGTTTTTCCATCCGGGAGTAGCGCTGGCCGGGCATCTGGTTGCCGATCTGGGCGAGCATGGCTCCCTCCCCCCGCATGCGGGCGGTGAAGTACGGCGTGGCGGCAACCTCCTTCATAGCGATGTCCCCCAGGCCGAGCTTGGAGGCGGCGAGGTGGAAGAGGAAGGAGGAAAACGAGATGTGCTTGTGGGCGAGTTCGCGGGTTCCGTCCGCTTTTTCAAGGATGGCGGAGGGCACCCAGCCCGCGAAGAAACCATGGAGGATGGCGGTAGCCTGCTTGAGCAAGACGTAGCCGTTGCCCGCTAGCACGGAAATGGCAAAGGCTTTTTGAAGCATGCCCTGCATGCGGGAAAGGTTCAGGAAGGCGCGGTTGTTTTCCAGGCTGGCGCCGTCAATGAGGTCCATCCAGGAGGAGAGCTTGCCCATCATGTCTTCCCCCAGGTGCTGCTTGAGCTTTTGCTCCAGCGGTTTGTTTTTCAGCAGGGCGCGCCAGGCGGTCGTAATGTGGGAGGTGTAGATGTAGTTATCCTGTTCCGCGGCGGCGGCCAGGAAGACGAGGGTGCCGGATTTGGAGAAGTCCAGGTTCTCGGAATGCACGACACGGTCAATGAGGAGGCCGTACTTGCCCCCGCCGATGGAGCCCGTTTTGGGCTCGGTGAGGGCGTCCTTCTCCCTGGTGGAGTTCCGGTCGAAAGTAGCGCGGAAGTAGTCGGGCTTGAGCGTGAAGGGAACGCCCATGCGCTCTTCATAGACCTGGGCGAGGGTGAGGCCGGTTTCATTGAGTTTCCGGCGGAGGGCGTACCCGTATTCCAGGCCGTCCGGGCCGACGTAATCATAGAGGTCTCCGATACCTTTGTCGTCCAGTCCCTCCCGGCGCAGGAATCCCTTGCGGATGAGGTTGCCCTCGCTGTCGTACACGTCGGCGTAGTCCGGCTGCTCGTGGAGCAGGATGGCGTAGAGGGCGCAGTCGCGCGAGCAGATGAGCTGGCTTGCGGCTTCCGTGTTGGGGACTTCCCGCTTCGAGGTGACGTTGTGCTGGCATTGCCGCTGCTCCGGGGTGCGGGACTCGTATTCGTCCAGGGCTTGGCGGAGGAGAGGGATGTCTTCTTCCCCCGGGACGTTTTCCGTGAGGGTTTCCGTGCGCCGGTCTTCCTCCCGGATGGCCTGCCTGCGAGCCTCCCGCTCTTGACTGGAGAGGGAGAGCCATTCCTGCGCGTCCTCAATGGAGAGGGAGACCTTCACGGTGAGGAGCGGGGCGATGGGGATGCCCGTTGCTTGTGGCGTGTTGAATTGGACGAGCCATTGTTCCGCCGCGCTTTCAGACTTTACTCCGGCAATGCGGCGGATGGTGTCGGACAGCCACGCGGAGCGGTCGTTGGAGGCGTTGAGCAGGGAGGCGTTGGCTTCCGTGATTTCCTTGATGCGGGCACGGGAGAAGCGCTGGCCGAGGACTGGTTCCAGAGCCAGCATGAGCTGGGCGTAGCTCATGAAGCTGTACGGAAGGGAGGCGAGCAGCTTGCGCAGTTTGGTACGGTGGCTGATTTTTGCTCCGGCCCGGCTGGAACCCGAATTCACGGCAGGCAGATTCTTCTGGATTTGACGGGCGGCGTATTTGATGCGGCCCGCTTCCCGGGTCAGTTTTCTTTCCCACGAGTTGCGTCCGGAGAGGATGAATTCGAGGAGTTTTTCCATGGCTTCCCGGGCTTGGGGGAGGCTCATCCCGGCGTAATCCCCGTATGTCTTCCAAGCAAGAATATCCCTTTCGTGCTCCTGCCGCTTTTCTTCGTCTTCCTCCTGGTTGTACAAGGCTTCCAGCGTGGTCATGGCCTCCGCCTTGGCCTGGGATTGAGCGTCCAGCATCTGACGGTAGCGGGCGAGGGTGCGGTAGGCTGCCGCCTCCAGACGGCCCCGTGGAGATTTTTTGCCGGGTTCCTTTTTGGGGTAGACGGCTTCCACCCGCCGCATCGTCTTTTGGTACAGCTCGTCCTTAGCGAAATAGACGAGCTGGGTGCGCACGCGGTCCAGAACCTTGGACATGACGTGATCCAGGCGCTGGCTGCCGATGGAGGCCAGGATCTGCCGGACTTCCTCCGGCGTGGCGGCGGAAGTGGTGGCATTGATCATGCTTGTCTCAAATTTTTTATAGAAGGAGTCCCCCGAACGGAGGGTGCCCTTGGGGGGGATTTCCCCGGATTCCGCCATGGCCGCGTAGACGGAAGCCCATTGCATCTGCAAGTCCACATTGGAACGGTAGCCTTGGGGCAGGACGTAGCGGGCCGAGGAAAGAAGGGAGTTGATCATGCCGAAGAGCTCCGCCCCGACGCGGGCGGAGGGTTTTTCCTCCTTGCCGGACATGACCCGCCGCCAGTTTTCCGCCGCCTTGCCGAAGTCTTTTACGAGTTCGGAAGCGCGGGTGACGTGCATGGACGGGGCGGCAAGACCGGAAACGATTTCCTCCAGCGAGGTTAGAGAGAAAGTGGTTCCGGCAGGTCCGGACAGGGGGGAGAAGGAGACCAGGGCCTCCCCCGGGTATTCCAAAGCGTCATTGAAAGGCGATTCGGCACGTTCCCCGGCGGAGAGTCCGCTGCGGCGTTCCACGGCGCAGGCCTCTATTTCACCGGCGAGGCGGCGGTAGAGTTCATAGGGGGAAAGGGATGAAAGGCGTTCGTATTTGAGAAAGTCCCGGTGCAGGGCGGCCATGTCCGGCTTGGGAGTGCGGCGGTAGGCGAGGCGGCGGCTGGGAGTGGCCTTGGCCGCCGCCAGGCATTCCTTGATACCGGCAGGGGTATTGAGCGCATAGTTGCCGGGCCATGGGAGCTCAAATTGCGAGTCCGTGCTCCAGCTTCTGTCATAGAATTGTTCCAACAGGCCGGAGAGGTCCTTGAGGGCGTAGCGGGCCATGTCCAGGATGCGTTCCTCCCCCGTCAGCCTGTGGGAGATACCGTCATAGGAATAGCGGTAGGAAGTCCGCAGGACGCGGCGCGGATTGCGCGCCAGGGAGAGCATGTATTCCAGAGTGGAGATCATTCCGTCCCTTGCATTGAGCCAGGACATGAACCGGCTGGCCTGATCGTAGGCTTCATAAGCCGCTTCCCGCATGGATTCATAGAAGAGTTTGGCGGATTCTCTCGTGCCGCCCCAGGCAAAGCCTTCGATATGCTGGATGGCGTGCTGGATCTCGTGGAGGAGGATGGAGCGGAGTTGCTGCGGATCGTCCAGGTTGCGGTGGATGTAAATGGCCCGTTCCGCCGGGGAGTACATGCCGAGGTAGCCGCTGAGGTGTTGGAGGATGACAGGCATGGAGCGCAGCGCCGGGTAGGCCGCAAACAGCTCCGGATAGTCCAGCCACGCGTCCAGAGGCAGGGCGGTATTGGCCGCTGCCAGGGTTGCGAGGGATTGGAGCAGCCCGTCGTTTTCCCGCAGAAGGAGTTCCAGCGAGGAGACCTGCTCCGTCAGGCCGGAGGCGGCAAGGTGACTGGTACTGTACAAGCCGGTACGCAGGACGGCAGCGGACAGGAGGCGCCCCCAGCTTTCCCGGTCGTGGTCCAGGGTGAGGTATTCCCGCCATTTGGAGATGTTGTTTTCCGGACGAAGCGTCCGTTTATTTCTGTAGAATTGACGGTGGAGGGAGAGGTAGCGGGCAATCCGCTTTTTCGTTTCCGCAGAAAGGGTATGGCGCAGGGCGGAGAGCTCCCGGCGCAGGGTGGGCAGGTACGGGGCGGCACGGTCTTTCAGGACGGCCCGGGAGGCGTCTATCTCCGCCCGGTACATGCCGTCGTCACGGCCCCGGAAGGTGTTTTTTTTGTACTGTCCCCAAGTGGCGGCATGGGGGCCGATGACGGAGAAGGTGATGTCCGGGGAGGAGGGGTCGAACGTGCCGATGTTGTCCGTGGCGGATTTGATCTGGGAGGGATGGAGGGCGACATAAGTGTCCGTTACCTTGTTGCCGGTGTCGTCTCCAGGGTCGATGACGTTATGGATGACAGCGCCATCCCTGTGCAGGAGCTTCGCCTCTTCAACAACGGTGTGGATCGTGCGGCTGCTGAATATCCTGATGAGCATGTAGTCGGTGAGGCCGTGGGAGGATATGTAGTCGATGGCCGCCTGCTCCGATGTCCAGTATTCCCCGCCGTCCGGCGGGGAGATGTAACTGCCGGACTGCTTATCGTACAAATCGAACCAGGGCTCTCCTTTTTCATACCACCATAATCCCCCGAAATCTTCTTCCAGCGGGGAGCGAAAATTAAGGAAACAGGAGTAGATGCCGGGCGCTCCCGTGTTTGCAAGGGGGGAACGAAGGTCCGCCTTTTCCCGGGTTCCGTAGTACGAGGCGGCGACTTCCGGATCTGCGGTAAAGAAGGAACTTCCTGCCGGGATTCCGGAGGATGGATTCCCCTTCCGGCTGTCAAAAACAGTAAAGCCTGCGCGATGCGTGCCGTGGTAGACGACGCGTGGCTCCCCGTTCTCATCCACGACGCGGGAGGCATGGGCGGGGTTGTGTTGCCAGTCCCCGAACCAGTCATGGAAGGCCGCCGTGCGCACCTGCGCCTACTGGCGGGGCGTGAGGGTTCTCCATTGGGAGCCTTGAGCCAGGCGCCGGAGGCGAGGGCCGTTTCCGTGATGGCCCGCTCCTCCTCCGACAGGGAAGCCATGTAGTCCGAATCCGGCAAACGGAGCCAGGAAGGCCCCGGAGCGAGGGAGAAGGACGCGGAAGAGCCGATGAGGGACGCAAGAGCCTGAAAACGCCCTTCCCTAGTTCCGTCATGGTAAAGAGGACGGATTTGGTGACGCTTGAGAACGTCCCTGACCTGCTTGTTCTTCCGCAGGGCGGCGGGAAGGACGGCGTGGGAGAATTCCCGGAGCTGGACGGAGCGCCGGGGGACGGCTTCATAGTAGTCCCGCAGTTCTGCATGAAGGGCGGAGAGGGCTGCCGAACCCAGTCCGGGGAGGCGGCTGTCTCTGGCGATGCGGCCCTGGAAGGATGTCCCCCGGTAGAGGCGGCAAAGAGCGGCAAGAACTTTTTGGGGCGTGGGGGCGCCCCTGACCAGGGAGAGGGCTTTTACGGCATTGTCGAAGGCGGAAAAACTCCCGTCAATCCGGCTGAGGGCCATTTGGAATTGATGGATCAGGTCCTGGGCTTTCTGCTGGGAGGCCTTTTCCTCTTCTGTGGTGACAAGATTGTTCCGGCTGGCCTTGATTTCTTCCAGGCTGTTGAAACGCCTGGCTTGCCTGGCACGGAGAAGTCCCGTGGAAAAGACGAGGCCGCGTTCCGCGCCCATGCCCTTGCTCTCCAGCATGTGCCGGGTGATGTTTTCGAGCGTGGCCGGAAGCCCCGTCTCCCTGATGCGGGGAACGGGATTGAGCCAGCGAGCCAGCTTGTCCTTTACCCAGGCGTTGAAGGCTTTCTTGTGCTGGGCCGCGTACTTTTCAAAGCGTTTGTAGTTGGCGTGGCTGTCCAGGGCCTTCTTCCCGGCTTGGCGGGCATCCTGGAGGGCCAGGTAGGAAATGGACTGGAAACCGTCTCCCCGGGCTTCCCTCAGTTCCTTTTCCATCGCCCGCAGGTTGCTTTTTCGGGTCAGGGTCTGCGGGACGGTCAATTGAGCGTCCCGGGAATCCTGGGAGAATTGGCTGCGGTAGCGCTCGATAGCCCTTTCCATGGCCTTACAGAAGTCATCCTGCCGGTCGGGAGAGAGGGTGTTGGCATCTTTCCACGGGAGCATTTTGCGGATTTCCGCATAGAAGATATTGTCTCCGGTGTTGAGGCGGAGGGGGAAGGCCGTCTTTAGGGGTCGGGGGGCGTAGCCGCGTTCTGCGGCGAAGACGGCCAGCGAGGATTCGTTATGGCGCAGCTTGTTTTCCAGCTCGCCGCGGTGGTCTCCGTCCAGGGCGTTTTTCAGGAAGCGGAGGGAGGAAATGTCCGTGCCTCCGTAGTAGCGGAGGGCGGCTTCCTGCGCCCGATTATAGAAGTCCTCCCGTTCCTTTTCCTCCTGCCTGCTCCAGCGGAGTTCCGGGAAGTACCCGCTCCACGCGTCGCGGTCATGGATTTCCACGCCGCGGGCCGGGTCCGCCAGGGCTGGGGAGCCGACGAGGTAGATGTTCTCTTCTCCGCCCCAGGTGTAGGGGCGGTCCAGACGGGTGACGGCGATGGAAGGCAGCGGCAGGCCGCCCAGTTTGTCCACCGCCAGAAATTTTTCTTCATCCAGGCTGTGGATGGCGGCCAGGTTGGACAGGGAGAAAGTGATGTCGGGATGGGATTCGTCAAACGCGCCGGAGTTGTACTCCGAGGATTTGACCTGGCTTGACTTGAAAGCGACGGCAATGAGGGCCCCCATGTCCGTGGGGTCATGGCCGAGGTAGCCGTCATGGTGCTCACGGACCCAGCCGAGGAAGTCGCTCCAGCGGTGCCCCATGTCGTATTCGTAGAGGCTGCCTTCCCGGATCATGTCGCGGACGGATTCCCTGTCCATGGATTCTCCGGAGTAGCGGTCCGTCCAGCCTTCCTCCTCCTGCCAGAAGTCGATAAACTCGTCCACCCACGGGAGGCGGGCACTGGCCTCATCCTGGGCGAGGAAGGGATTTTTGAGGTTGAGCCAGGCGGTGGTGATGCCGCCTCCCTGGTAAGCTTGATAGCTTTTCGCCAGCTCGGTGGAATCGGAAAAGAAGATGCCGTCTACATGGGGAACGCCGTCAAAGACGGAGGGAGAGCGGCGGATGTCGAAGGAACCGCCGTGGTACAGGACGATGGGTTCACCATTTTCATCCAGGGTTTTGGAGGAGTTGGCCGGATCGTGGAGCCAGTCCCCGAACCAGGCGAGGAAGGCTTTGGTCCTGCTCTGCGCCCATTGCTTCTCCGTCAGGCGGGTGGGCTGGCCGTTGGGGGCCAGGAGGTCGTTCCCCTCGTCCCTGGCGCGAGCGAGAATGGATTGCTCCTCCGCCGTCAGGGGGGAGGCGGAACGCTCCATGACGGTATAGGAGTCTTCCGCATCGTCCCACAGGGAGAAGGTGATGTCCGGGTTGCCGGAGTCGAAGGTGCCGCGGTTCGCGTAGGCGGACTTGATTTGGGACGGATCAAAGACGCTGTAAACTGTAGAGGGAAGGTGGTAAGGAGCGTCGTCTCCCATGTCGATGACATTACGGATGATGGCCGCATCGTACCCTTGTTCCCGGGCTTCCAGAGCGATGGTGTTGGTCGTCGGCACGTCTCCCTCCCCGGATGTATCCTCCGCGTTCCTGCCGTCCCAGTAGTTCCCCTGGAAATCGGCTTCAAGGGGGAGGCGGATGTTGATAAAACAAGTGTAAACGGCAGGGAAAAGAGTACGCTGCCCGGCAAGCGCGGAGAGGGCGGGCAGCTCCGCTTCCCGTGCGGAGGCGGGATCTTCCAGCTTGCAGTAGGTGATGGCTACCTGGCGGCTGTCTGAAAAGAAGTAGCAGTCGTCAGGCGTGCCAAACTGGCTTGGATTTTCACCCAGGGCCGTGTCAAAAATGGTGAATCCCGCCCGGTGGGAGCCGTGATAGACAGGAAGGGGCTCTCCATTGACATCCACGACGCGGGAGGATTGCTCCGGGGCGTGGAGCCAGTCTCCGAACCAGTCCCGGAAGGCGCGGGTGCGGACGGTGGCCCAGAGTTTGGGTTCCAAGAGAGAGGGTTGTCCGTTGGGGGCCTGGAGCCAGGTTCCGTCCGCTTTTGCTTGTTTTGCAATAAGGCGTTCCTCCGGAGAAAGGGCGAAGGTGATGTCCGGGTTGCCGGAGTCGAAGGAGCCGTTATTGTCCGTGGCGGATTTAAGCTGGTAGGGACTGAAGGGGATGTAGACGGTGTGGATGTCCGAGTGGAATTTGCCGCCCTGGTCGATGATGCCATCATAGCCGAGGCGCTTGAGGCAGGCGGTTACCCAGTCCGGGATGGTGGTCCAGGCGTAGGTCGTGCCGTTTTTGACGTCTTCTTCCAGGATGTCGATCCAGGTATCCGGGGCGAGGTCGTTCTTGCTCCAGGAGAGGAGGCCTCCCTTTTGCGCAGGGTTCCCGGCTTTCCGGGAGGCGGCTTTGAGCGAAGTGAGGGTTTGCTTGCTGATGCTGTCCGTGCGGAAGGGGCGCTCCATGTGCAGGTAGCAGGCGTAGACGCCCGGTTCCGTGTAGTCCGGGTCCCGATACCAGGGAGCGATGGGAAGATCCAGTTTTGCCAGTACGTCCAGGAAGCGGGTTTCCTGTCCGAAGAGGGTGGCACTATCCAGCCAGTGGTAGACGAGGGCGCGCAACGCATTGCCGCGGGCCTCCTGAAGATGGAAACGGAAGCCGCCGTTGGCCTCGTCGGTGGACGGGTCCAGGATGATGGAGTCGTCCCCCTCCCAGTCGGTACGGATGTGGCCCGCGGTGCGGGCGATGCGCTGGCGCTCCTCCGGGGAGAGGTAGTTCCAGTACCGTTCCAGGGGGATGTCTCTCCCGGAAGGAAGGGTGACGCGGAACTGCCGGTGGTAGTCATGGTAGTCCTCCTCCTCATAGTCAATGCTGGTATCGGTCTTGTTCCTTGAATAGTTGGAGGCGATTTCCGGAGAATCCGTAAAGAAGGCCATGGGGCCGGAGGTGGCGCGCTCCGGGCGAAAGACGGTGCCCACCCTGTCCTTGCGGGCTGTGCCGTGGTAGACGATGACTGGTTCTCCGTGGGCGTTGACAACCTTGGATTGGCCGAACCATTTTTTGAAGGCGGCGGAGTTGACTTGCAGCCACTGGCGTTCCGTCAAGGCGGTGGGTGTGCCGTCCGGGGCTCGCAGGAAGGTGTCTTCCACCAGGGCCTGGGCGGCGGTGCGCTGTTCCCGCGGAGTGAGGGCGAAGGTGATGTCCGACAGCGTGATGTCGTAGGAGCCGCAGTTGCCGACGGCGGACTTGGCTTGTCCCGGGCGGAAGAGGCCGTAGGTCATGACGCCGCTCTCCTCCGTCATCACGGAGTCGTACCCGAGGCTGGAGAGAATGTCCTTGAGTTCCCGGTGACGCTCCCAAATCTTAAAAGCCTCGGTTTCTTCCGTACCTTGGAGGAGGGTTTCCAGCTTCCGGGAGGCTTCCTGAAGTTGTTCCTCCGAAAAAAAACCAAGTGCCCTATCCTGCTCCAGTTGCCGCCGGATGTTTTCCCGGAAATGTTCCGGACTCTGGCGGGTGAGGCTGTCGGGAAAATGGAACGGACGGCGGGTGGCAACGAAGAGGTCCAGCACGGTGCCGCCCGCGGCGTACTGCTCGCTCAGTTCCCGGCTGGAAGAAATCCATGTGTAGTTTCGGCGCACGCCGGGGTTGTACGACTGCTTGAGGCCCCGGTAGCAGACGCGTGGCTCCCCGTTGTCATCCAGCACGACGGAGGAAGCGGACGGATCACGAAGCCAGTCTCCGAAGTAGCGCATGAAAGGCGCCGTGCGGACAAGATGCCACTGGTCCGGCGCGAGGCGGGAGGGCTGGCCGTTGGGAGCGCGGAAGGCTTCCACGCCGCCCTTGTCAATGAAGTTGACAAATTGCTTGAGGGAGAGTAGCGTACGGACAGGGAGCGATCGCCCAGTTGCCCGACGGGTTGCACCGAAGTCCACCTGGGAGGATGCGCTCCCTGTTTTGTCGAGAGCTGCCGCCGCCGCCGTTTCCACTCCTTCCAGGTAGCAGCCGCGCGTATCTTCCCGGAATGTGAAGAGGACGTAGCCGGGACCGTGGAGGCTGTCCCTGATTTTGGCGAGGTAGTAGTGCCAGGATTTTGTCTGATCCGGCGAGGCGTTGTCGAACTCCGGGACGGAGTACATGTAGCGGGCCGAGGCCAGGAGCGGTTCCAGAGCGCCGATGGCCGCCAGGGTACGGGTCTCGGGAGAGGTTGCCATGATGTGCTTCCAGCCCCGGTTGCTCAGGTAGATGCGGCGGCCATCCGGCATGAGGAGAGGGGGCTTGAGCTGTTCCGAGGTTTTTTCCCGGCCATTGGCAAAAAGGGTGCGCTGGCGCGTTTTCTCCCGCAGGGCCGTGAAGGCCTGGCGGGCAAGCTTGGAGAAGCCCTGGGTTTTGTCTTCCCGTGCGGAGGCCGGAATGGCGAGCGTGACGGGGGAAGCCTGTTCAACGGCGTGGAAGGAGGAGGAGAGACGCACGGGGCTCAGGGCGAGGGGAAAGTCCGGCGAGGGAGAGGAGTGCGGCAGGAAGGCAGAGGGATCGTCCCGTTCTTCCGCACCGGAGAGGGAGAAAGAGATGTCATGGACCTCCAGGAAGCTGCGGATGGCTTCGTTGCGGCGCTCGTCCACCTCTTCCCGGAGCCAGGAGGCTTTGGCAAGTGTCCACGGGTTGCCCAGGGTGAGGGCTTCTTGCTCCGTCAGGTCATAGGTGTGGATGGGGACGTTATATTTTTCCAGCTCCGAGCGGAGGGATGGTCCCAAACTGGAAGGAAGGATGAAGCCGGAGAAGTCCGAGGGAAAGAGCCAGCCTCCGGGGGCGGCCTCGTAGTAGATTTTGGCGGAGGTTCGGCAGGCGTCGAGAAAGGCCCGGACTTCTTCGGCGATGTAGTCGTTGGAGGATTGCAGGTCATTGTATTCTTCCGGGTTTTCCTCCTCGTCGTAAACCGTGTCCGGGTCATCGAGGAGGCCTTCGCCGATCAGGGCATTCCGGACGTTTTCATGAGAAATATCCCGCCACCAATATCCTATCAGAAAATGTTGGAGGGAGCGGGGCTCGAAGTAGCAGGAGCCGAGCAGGATTTTGAACTGGTCTTCCAGTTGCCGTGTGGCGGTTTCCGCTTCATGGCGGTCAAGCTGGAAGGAGAGGTTGTCCGTGCGCAGGGCTTCCTTCAGGCTGGGGAATTCGGCGGCGTAGGCCTGGGAGGCCATGATGATGGGAAGGGCTGCGCCATCCGTGCCGTAGTTGTCGAGCACTTCGTCCGGGGTCATGTTATGAGGCAGGAAGGACTCCAGGTGCTTGGCTTTCATGTAGGCGTCCAGGTTTTCCCGGTTCCATTCCCGGAGGTCTCCGTGTTCGTTGTAAAACCAGGGGATTTCTTCCGGACCGTGTTCGTACCCTTCCCATGGGGCGCCGTCTTCGGAGATTTTTTCCGGCATCTGGCGCGTCCAGGCGTCGCCGCGCCAGATGCGTGCGCCGGGGGTTTTGGCAGGGTCGATGCGGTCCGGGTGCAGGATGCAGGCGATTTCCGCATAATAGGTGGGGCCGGAGTCGAGGTCCGCAATCTGGATGGCGGGGTTGGGCATGCCGCCGAGTTCCAGGACATGGCGCATTTTTTCTTCCGACAGGGTGTGGATGGCGACACGGGAACCGTTCAGGGAAAAGCTGACTTGCCCCCTGGCGTTGAGTTCCCTGGCCGCCTGGCCCCAGAGGGAGGGGAAGGTTGTTTCCAGGTCACGGGAGGGGGTTAGAGAGAAGGTGAGTTCGGGGGTGAGGGCTTCCGAGGCTTTGCGGTTTTCCTCATTCTCCTGGGCGGCGGCTTCCTCTTCCGCGCGGGCGCGCTCCGCCTGCATGTCCAGGCGGTGGTCCCCTATGGGGTCGGGCGGGGTGTGGCCGTCCCAGGTGAGGGCGCGGACGCGGAGGTTTTCGTACAGGCCGATTTTTTCATACATGGCCTTGAGGAGTTCCAGCTCTTTCAGACGTTCGGCAGGGTCGGCGGAGAGGCCTGCGGTAATGCCTTCCGTGACGAGGACACTGCCTTTTTTGGAGATGGTGCGCACGCCTTTGATGGCGTTGATGTGTTCGTTGATGGTCGTGATGCAGAGGGAGACGTATTCCGCCGCCTTTTCCATGTCCGCCTCAAAGGATTCCCCGAAGGAGATGAGGCCCTGAACCATCTTGCCGTCCGCCGAGGCATGGGCCATGAGCTGGATTTTTGCAGCGACGAATTCCAGGGATTTCCCCCTGGCGAGGTCGTTGGCCGCCGCCGTCTGCATGGCGTCGATGCGAGCCTTGTCCTGGATGTGCTGCGTCAGCAGGCAGATGGCTTCCGCGTCCTGCGCCCGGATGGCGCCGGACTTGAAGCGCGTCCAGAGGTCTTCCCGGGCTTCCCGCCCGATGAGGAGTCCGCGGCGGGATTTGGTGCCGGAGCGGGTGAGGCCGCGGCGGGTGAGTTCGGCGTCCGTGAGGTTGGTCTCGCGAACGTAAATGGCCGCCGTCAGCTCATCGGCTTGATCATCCTGCATGTTTTGCTCGTAGTCCAAGAGGCGCGCCCACTTGGCGTCATGGGCGGCGTCTTCTTCGTACACGTAGGCGGGGATGTTTTTTGTGCCGGTGCGCTGGGCGAGGTCGAGGCGGTGGCGCCCGGAGACGACTTCCAGCCTGCCGTTTTTCCGCTTCCAGACGTAGATGGGGGGAGCGTCCGCGCGGTAGTCTCCGACCAGGGGATTGACCACGCCTTTTTTGCCGGAGTTGACTTTGACCTGGGGGACTTCCGGGGAGAGGTGCAGCTTGTCCACGGGGACCAGTCCCAGCCATGTTCCGGCGTCGGGATTCCAGGAGGCGCCGTTGGCGAAGACGCCCTGCATGGAGGAGGGGGCCTCCGGCAGGGAGATTGTTTCGGGATGCCGGTAGGCCTCCTTGGGAACGGAACGCTCCTTGCCTTTGTCCCCGGTGGTGATGTGCGCTTTTTCCTCCTCTGCGTCTTTTTGCTGCCGTTCCCGGATTTGTGAGGCGGTGGGCGTGCCGGACGGGGCGCGTCCATCAATAATGGCGCGGGCGTCCATGACGGCCTGGATGTCCGCCTGTTCGATTTTGGCCGAGTCAAAGACGGTATGGACCTCATGACCGAGGTCGCGCAGGATGTCGGCCATGTCCTGCGTGATGGCCCCGGCCTTGCGCCCGGCGTTGTAGGCCTGGCCGATGTGCAGAAGGTAGGCGGCGTCCCCCAGGGTGTTGACGTGGTACTGGAGGAGGTCTTTCTGCCACTGGGGCAGCGGCAGGGAGTCCGCATTGGAAAGCATGTCCGAGAGGGCGAGCTTGGACATGGCCTCGACGATCTGCATGTCCGAGAGTTCACCCTTCGGCTCCACAAACTGCCCCTTGAAGCCGAGCTGCCGCATGGAGGCCTGGGTGTCGCGCAGCAGGGAGGCGATGGCCTGAAGGCGGACCGGGTCTTTGAGCGTGATCTTGCCGAGCTTCCACTCAAAGAGGTCTTCCAGCAGCTCACGGCTGCCGATGTTGCCACGGGTCAGAAGAAACAGGGTGTCCGCCGGGGTGGTGCCGGGAGCGGTACGCATTTTGAAGAGGCGCGTATATTTAAAATTTTCCTCTCCCGTGGTTTTGGCCCCAATGCGGAGCCGCTGTCCGAATTCCTGGTCGAGGGCCATGATGGAACTGAGCGGGACGTAGGGGGACAGGGCCGCAAACGGGGTGGCGGCGGCCTCCTGCTCCGACATGCCCGAGTCCGTGCGGCGCCTGTATTCCTGGGTTGCGATGCGGGTAAGGTGGGTAAACGCCGTCTGGGACATGGCCCCGATGGCGCGTACAAATCCGCCAAGTGTGGTCAGGGAGGCTGCCGTTTCTGTTTCCGTTTTTTGCGCCGGGGCGGAGTCTGCGGCGGCAGTCTCCTGCGTGTCCGAGGAGGCGGGGGCCGGTTTTTCCTGCTGTGCGGGTGAGGGAGTGTCCTGGACGGGGGCTTCCGTTTGTGGCTGCCGGGGAGTGGAGGCGTTTTCTGCTTCCGGATTCCGCCCGTCTTTGTTGTTATCCTGTCCCCACTGGAGCATATCCTGGGCCTGGATCTCACCGGTGGCTTCCGCCGCCCGAAGAAAGGCGTTGGCGGCGAATTCGGATTGGGTGCGCCGGACTTCCATCTGTTCCGCCCGGCTGAAGTACTGGCCGAAGAGTGCGACGAGCTGGTCGCCTGTCATGTCCTGGGTGAATTTTTTGGGATCTACATACTTGACTAACCAAACTATTTTATAATATTTTCATTATATCCTAATTATTTGAAGGTGAACAATATAGATAAAAAGGAAGATCAACTTACGATCTTCCTTTTTTCTATCAAACCCTCCGTCTTCTCAAAATAATACACATAATTCCTAATAGACTCATGGTAGAAGTCGATGGTTCGGGAACAACGCCATATCCTATTAATTTGAACCATCCCTTTCCCGATTCCCCTTCTTCATAAGTTAATTTATATGATCCGTCAGAGTTGAACATATCAATATCTGAAAGATTATAATTCGTCAAATCGCCCGAAAATAGTTGGAATTCATCACCGGAAGAGATCATACTCAAAATTTTCGTCTCATCAAGATCAAGCCTTATTTGACTACTCTTATCCATGAAAACAGAACTAGCGGATATATAGTAGAACTTATCTCCATTCCCGAAGTTAAATGTTAAAAATGAATTTTCATTTAGTGTTAGAGAAAACAAAGTAGAATTTTTAGTTATGTTCCAACTTGATTTTGTTAAATTTATGTTAATTGAACCATCATTTTCTTGAGAAGTGTAACCATCGAAAGAAGTACCATTCTGAATATTAACAGTTAAGTCAGATGAAGCGGATATTCTCTGATTTTTAGATTTAGACAAATCCACGTTACTAAGGCTAACTTCTAGATTTCCTGCACCTGAAATCAGTGTGTTGTTATTAACTGAAGAAATAGATGAATTTGTAAGAGATATAGTACTACTATCTCCAACCAAGACCCCACTGGTACTGGATTTTTTATTTTCAATATGTGTATTATAAAGAGTTACTTTTGAATCTCCGCTTGCGGATATAGAAGCCCTATTATCTCCTGTTGTCGATATTCTAATAATTCCATTACCTTTATTTGATATTGTAGCGTTTCTACTCGCGTGGATCGCCGTATCTGAGGCATTATAAATTTCTACATTATCAAGGAGAAGGTTTGAATTATTCCAGAGGAGAATACCTGTTCCCTCATCTGCGTAATTATAAATTTTCGTATTGTAGATAGTAGATGTTTCGGTCATGCCACTCAGTTCGATCGCTGAACTGTAAACACCATACACGCCTCCCTTTGATACGGTAACTGAGGACCAACCATAATTCGCTCCTAAATTGAGAAATTTTCCTCCTTTTGAGTAAATCGCCGCATCCCCAAAAGAATTAGATCTACAAACTGTAGAAACTACAATATTAGTTCCGGTATAGGAAGATCCTGAAGAAATCAATAAAGCGCATGAAACAGTTGAGGAGGTATTATGATGTTTTTCGTCATCTTCTATAATATCTCCATCAATCGTGACATCGGCAGTTTTTGCCGCCAAACAATAGGGTATGGTGTATGAAACCAATAGGCTTAGGGAAATGAATAGGGCCTTTACTGATGATAATGTCTTCATAGTTCTTATCTCGTTTTGATGGATTCCCGGAATGGGAACTCATCCGCATAGTACGAGATAGCAACTGATTGTAAACAATAAAATATCCCAATTCGGGTTATTTCTGAAGATAGGTTATCCTCAGAAAATGCTCAGGAAGAGGGATAGTCTCCAAGAGGAAAAACTGCGTTCATTCCTAAGAATGAAGCGTAAGAAAATGGGACTGTCTCAAGTAGAACTTTCCGAGATGTGCAATCTTCCTCAATCATTTATCTCCAAGTACGAGACAGGAGAACGGTATTTGACCTTTTTGGAGGTGTTATCTCTTTGTAAATTGCTTAATATCAATATATTTGATTTGATCAAGGAACTAGAGTCTTAACTTTTGGGAATTGGTTTTCCCCAAATTTCTTAGAAGACTACAAGTTGATTCTTGATTTCTCAAAAAATTATTACATTATACCCCAATGGAACCAGAAAATGCATATTCTAATAATTTCACAGATCATGTAGTCATATACAATGATAAGAATTTTTCTATAGCGATAGGGAATTGGGAAGGCAAAAAAGATAAGCGACGCGTTGGCATGAGATGGAATGAAGCATATACTGACATCGGTTATCCAAGTGCATATGGAATCCCTAAGTGGTTTATTGTAGAAAATAATGTTGCGCTTCCTTTACTGGTTTGGATTCTTGGTAAAAATGGAGAAGAGAATGATTCTATTATAAAAGAAGCTATAAAACAAATTATCTCTCAGAAGAAATGACCACATATTTGATAACATTTAGGATTACAACAAGAGATGGTTCTCCTAATTCCTATCAACAACGGAGAAAAGAATTTGATGATCTATTAGCGTCTTATGCTCCTAAAAAATTTCCGCTAGAAACTGATAATAATTCTTCTACTTCAACATATATAATTCACGAAGATGAACCAGATTTAGGAGAAATATCAATACAATGTATTGAAAAAATTCCTGATCTAATTGATTCTGTGAAAAACTTTTTTGAAAAATATCGTTCTGAATTTAAAGATTCATTTATCTTATTGAAAATTGATTCTTCAAATATGGTAGTTCATTCTATGAGGATGGACGAAGGTAATGATATTAGTGACGGACCGGGGATAAATTGTCTAGATTAATATCATCTTTTTTAATATATTTGCCATTTACAGTGTCATAAATGATACCTTTGTGTCTCCATTTTTCCTTTTTGTCTACAATTATTTTTATATTTAATAATTTTGAGATAAAAAATAGGAATTTTATTTTCCATAAAGCATTGTAACTCATTTGTTCTATTTCAATTAATATTGGATCAGTAACAAAAAATCCATTTTCTGAAATCCATCGATCTCTTTCTTTGTTATAATAATGTAATCTTTTTTCCATAAAATTACTTATCCTTTATTTTTAAAAGTCACTTCACCAAATCACAATACATAATTCTCTTACCAACCATCTTGGTAATCGTATCTCCTATAAATTCCATCACTTCGACCTTGGAGGTATTATGCCTATAGGAAAACTCATGGATATACCTCTTCAAATGCTTAGGAGACATGTAATGGTAAACTCCATAGTAACCTCTTTTTAGTAGAGACCAGAAACTTTCAATGGAATTAGTATGAACCTCTCCATTGACATACTGTTTCCGCTTATGGTTGACAAACTCATGAACAAAACCCACAAGTCCCTTGTAAGACTTAAACTCGTCCGTAAACACATTGGAATTCCTCGTGACATTCTTTCCGATGAATCCCTGTAAATTGTAAGCGGACGTATCATCGATATGTTTGACAATCACCTTTCCATTCCTCTGTTTGGCTCCGATGACAATCAATTTACCTACTGAACCTCTTCCCTTGTTCAGCTTCTTGGAAAAGTGTTTGTTGGATTCCTTTCCTCCAATGAAGGTTTCATCTACTTCTACAATACCGTCCAACTTCTCCTTTTTATCCTTCATCCAAACTTCCCTTATTCTGTGACAGAGGAACCATGCACTCTTCTGAGTAATTCCAAGTTCTTTTGAAATCTGGATGGAGGAAATGCCTTTTCTGGAAGTCGCCAACAGATACATACACATCAACCATTTATGAAGAGGCAATTTGGATTCCTCTAAAATTGTTCCGAATCTTACGCTGAAGAACTTTCTACAATCCTTACAGCGATAAGACATCGGTTTTTGATCCTTACATTCGGTGATATGATTGGAACCACAATGAGGACAACGGACATGACCACTCCATCTTTTTAACTCAAAATATTTCCGAGCAGATTCCTCATTAGGAAATTTGGAGAAGAACTCATATAAGGAAGTATATTTGATTTTGTTGTTTCCCATATCATCGCTTGGTTGATGACACCACAAATCTTTGTGGTGATATGGAAATTTTGTCGTGTTTTGATTAGTTCGTACGCGTTTATTTTCAGCGTATTGAGAATTATTTTGTATTACAATTTTCTTACCCATATAGGACGAGTAGAAAATTGTTCTCAGAATTTAATGATATAAAAATTAACGGAGGTTAAACTGAATGAAAATTAAATGGATCCTTGTTTTTAAGATTGACAAACATCTGAAATATTGTAAGTCTGCTTTCAGATGCATATGAAATGCATCAAAACAAAAAAACGAAGGGTCCGAAAATCTCAATTCGAACGTAATCAACTTAGAAAATACGATGTAAATCTTTCCCTTTATTACAATAAAGATTTACATAAGAAATCTAAACTAATACGAAAACGTTTATATGTGAAAAGAGAGTAAGGTTATTGTATAACAGTTTTCCCGATACTGTTTTCAGTATCGGGTTTTTATTTTCTAAATTTCCTGAAAATGAAGAGGTGATCTGTTGGATGGTTAGTCAAGTATGTAGGTCCCAATTTTTTCTTACCGGAATCGCGGTCGTAAACGGTAACGGCATAGGTGCCGGGCTTGTCCAGCTTTTCTTCCACGAGGGGGAGGTGCATGGATTGCTGGAAGTATTTATAGGCCTCGGATTCGATGGTGGCCTGGACTTCTCCCAGATGGCGGAAGGCGGCCATGCCCGCCTTGGCATTTTTGAGAGCCTGGTCATGGTTTTCCCAGGCTTTGCCCCGCGCCTGCCGGGCGGCGGCGATGCGCTCCTTGTCGTTTTCAATGGCGGCGACGCGCCGGGCTTCCTCCTTCGGGATGCCCTGGGTCATGAGCATTTCCTCGTTTTTGGAGTAGGTGATGAGGGAGCGGTGGAGGGAGGGGGCCTGCATTCCGGCCAGGCCGCCGACGAAGAGGGCGGTTGCGGCAAACTGGTCGGGCGAGAGCATGCCCTGGAGTTCCTGCCAGTAGTTGTTCCAGTCGTAGTTCCCGCCGACATTGAGATTGACGAGGGGGGCCAGGTTGTTGCGGACAACCCACTGGATAATGGCCTCGGCGGTGGGCTCCGCGACGGTTTCCTCCGCGATCCCGGCCCCGGTCTCAAAAAGGACGTGCTTCCAGAGCGAATCCGTGAGGGCCTGCCGGGTTTTGTTCATGAAGGGGAGCTTGCTCATGAGCCAACCCGCGCCGGAGAGGCGCCCTATTCCCCCGTAGGAGATTTTTTCCACGGCGGTGGAGGCGGCGGCGTCTATGAAGGCGGACCATTCTGCCGTGCCGGGGGCCAGCCCTGCGTAGTAGGCGCGGTTGCGCTTACCATCAAAAGTCTCGGCCAAGGCGACTCCCCAGCCCGCATACGGAATAAAGAAGGGGAGAGTCTGCCCGGTGACGCTGCCCAGGCAGTTGACCGTGCGGGCGGCGAAAGAGGACCGGTCGCTGGCCTGGTTGCCCAGGTCCTGCCCGGTGGAGAGGAGGCCCAGCACGCGGGCGTTTTCTTTGTCGTTTTTGACGTAGGTTTCGTAGTCCCGGACGGTTTGGGCCATGAGGCCGAACACCTGCTTATTGTGTTCCCTGGCAAAAGGGACGAGGAGGTCCTGCTGGCCGGAGAGCTGGAGGGCGGTTCCCAGGGTGGCGTCCCTCTTGATCGCGGGATTGAATAGCGCAATCTTGAGATTGTGGAGGAATTGGTACTTGTCTCCCGTTTCTTCCTTGACTTGTCCCATGAGGTTTTTAAGGGAACCCTCAAAAAGCTGGAAGGCCGTCTCGTTGATCATGAGCTTCCCGGAACCGTCGTCATCCGAGAGGGCGGAGGTGATCTTCATGGCGGTGCGTTCCGAGACCATGCGGCGCAGGCCCGCGTCCGGAGTGTCTGAGAAGGCCTGTTTCAAGAAGGAGAAGGCGGCGTGGGCTTTTTCGATAGCGGTGGTGTCAAATTCCTTTTGGTAGACGCCGAGCTGTTCCGGCGTCAGGCGGGCGGTCAGGTCGGAAGGAGACCAGAGTCCACTCACCACATGCGCCACGGCTTCCTCAACTTGCGCCCTGTTGTTCTGGTAGGCGGCGCGCCTCTTCCTGTTCTCCTGATACTGGTTTTCCAGCACTTTGGCATAATGGTCGTACACGGCGGCATAGGCCTCCTGCCGGGTGGCTGCCTCCGGAAGTTTTTCTTTCAGGGCCAGGAAGTAGAACCCGGGTTCCCCGGCATATTTCTCCCCCGCTATTTCCCGGAGGATCTGCTGGCCGAGCAGGGCGCGTGCGGGCATGGAGCCGTCATCCAGAGCGGCCTGGGCGCGGAACGCGGGATTGCGCTCCAGCAGGGCGGCAAGCTCCGGGTCCTGTTTGTTGTGGAGGATGAGGGCGTGGAGTTCTTCAATCCGCTGCGGGTCGGGCTTGTAGGCCGAAGCGGACGGAGCGGACGCGGGAAGGAGAGGACGCGTCAGGGGGGAATCGAACAGGGAACGGGGATGCGCGGGGGAAAGAGGCGTGGCCGACTGACGGGGAAACGCGGAGAAGAGGGAGTTTTCCCGGTCTTTTGCGTCCGTCGCGTCCTGGACGTTCCCGAAGGCTCCGAGGAGGGGGGCCGTTTGCTGGGCTTCCGCTCCGGGAGAGAGGAGGAACGAGGCGCGGGAGTCCGGTGCAGGGGGCGGCCCGGAGGCGGCCTCCGCGGAGTCTTGTGTTCCGGAGGGAGAGGGTGGCGGAACGTCTTTCCAGGCTTCTGTGAGGTTCAGGGACATGAATGAAAGGTGGCGAACATTAGAGAGGAGGCAGAAGACCTGCTTCACTGGCGGGAGTGGCGGTTTCCGGCTCTTCTCCCCCTTCCAGGGGGAGGAGGCCGTCGTCCGGTGAAGGGCAGGAAGCGTTGAACGGCGGCGGCAGGGAGGGAGCCTCTTTTTTCCTCTTCTTTCCTTCCACGTACTTTCCGCGTTCTTCGGCAGTAAGTATCTTGCTCTCTTCCGGGCGGCGGAAGCGCACCTCAAGCCCGTCAACGCGCCCTACGACGCCAAGCTGGCCGTGGCGCGCGCCGCGCGTGAGAAGAACCCCTTCCCCTTCGTGCCAGCCCAGGACAGGTACGCGGCAGCAGGCGCGACGGGAGCCGGTGCCGGGAAGGACGCCAATGAGTTCCGGCTTGTCTCCGTAGTATTCGATGACTTTTTCATAATCGTCCTTGGAGAGGTAGGCTCCCGGCTGCTCTTCCGGGATAGGGCGTATGTCCGTTGCCATGACGGCGGGGAGAGTGGGAGAGACTGTCTCTGTTTTTGTCTGCTGGGCGGTAGAGATGGACTGAGCGCGTTTTTCGCGGTGGGTTTTGTTGCGTTCCGCCTGGAGTTGGAGCGCCTTGTTAGCTTTTTCCCGCGTTCCGTCTCCGTAGGTGTGCTCCATATACTTGAACATGAGATCGTCCCGGGAGACGGCGTTTTCATCGTCCAGGCGGGAGGCGCTGGAAGCGATCAGGGCGCATGCCTGGCGGTATTGCTCATAGTAGGTACTCTTCGGGTGGCTCTGGCGCCAGAAAAGGTAGGCCGTGTAGGCGTCATGGCGGATTTGTCCGGCCCTGGCAAGGTATTCCTGGGCGGCGGAGCCTTCTTTTTCCTGGCGTCCCTTGTCCGTCCAGTACCAGGTCTCAGCCTTGTCCCGCCAACGCTGGTAGTAGACGGGGGCGATGTCTTTGGGATCGACAGCCTGAAAGAATTCGGAGGCATTGAGGTTGTCCTGAGCGGAGGAAAGGGAGAGCATGCTGGCAATCCTCTCTTCCGCGGCCAGGGACAGGAGCTCCAGATTGACGTCAAAGCCCGTCTTTTCATCGCACCATGTATGGATGAGGTTGTTCTTCCATGCGTTATACTGCGCGGCGGTTTTAAGGACGGGGGCGTTGTAGACATCCTCCTGCCAGGCGGCGTCGATTTCCGGCTTGTACTTGTGGAGCATCCCGAGGTTTTTTGCCTGGCGCCAGGCGACCATTTGCTCGGTGTCTCCGGGCTGGCGGTCGAATTTGGGACGGACGGAGACGCCTTTTTCCAGAAGTTTCCTTTCCTCTTCGGTGAAGGGGATTTGGCGCACTTGCTGGCGCAGGGCGGTTTGCAGTTCCCGTTCCAGCTTGCGGCGGGTGTCCGGGGCGATGTCGTCGTAGAGGCCGTCCTCGTACTGGGCGGCGGTGGCGAGAGGGTTTTCCTGGAGGTTGGACTTGAACTGCTCGATGCGGTCAAGCTGGTTGTATTTCCAATCCTCATATTCGTACTGGTTCTGGGAGATGACCTGGTTCTGGCGGGCGCGGCGCGTGATGTCTCGGGCCGAGGCGTAGTCCTTGCGGTCCAGGGCGGTCTGGAGGTTGTTCTGGTAGGCCTGGCGGGAGGTCTGGATTTCATGTTCCGCCGCCTTGCCGAAGGCGCGGATGCCGAGCTGCTGGCGGGTGTGTTGCAGGAGGGCTTCCGTCCGGAGGCGGGAGTCCGGGCTGATGTAGCCGGGACGGATGTCGGCCAACTGGTTGGAGTAGTCTTTTACCAGGGCGTCCAGGTGGCCGCGGTGGAGGCGGCCGTTTTCATCGTACAGGGCTTCTTCCGTTCCCGGCGCCAGGGAGGCGCGGCGGGTGAATTCTTCATCGAAGTCAGAGGTTGTCTGATGGATCAGTCCCTCAATGCGCTGGTCTTCCCCGAAGTCCTGGATGGCCTCGAATTTGCCGATGGCTGCGTCCAGAGCTTGTGCTCCGCGCTGAATGGCCTGCCGGGACGCCTCCCCGGCAAGGGTGGGCACGGAAACGGGCTGGGGCTGGGAAAGGCTGGCGCGCGCGCCCTGGTAGAGGGGAGAGTCCATGCGGGGGAGAGGGGGAAAAGTGAAAGGGGCTGTCAGGAAAGCCTCCGGGCGAGGGAGGATTTGGCAAGGAAGCGGTCGATGGGAAAGCAGTGTTCCCCGTAGTTGTTTTTGAAGTCCCGGCGGAAGCGGACGTGGGTGAACTGAGGGCGGTACATGCGGGCCAGGCGCCAGAGGGCGGAGAGGCGGGAACACTGGAAGATGATGTGGACGGTACGGGGGGATTCCTCATCCGGAACGGCCAGGCAGAAGCAGTCCGGAGCGGCGTGGATGATCCCGTCGTGTTCCAGGGTGTAGCGGATGAGGGAGGCGTAGGAACCGGGGGCGATTTGCTCCAGGTACTCGTAGGCCAGGGTGGTGCGGTTGTCGGTCATTGGCGGCGGGGAGGTGTGGTGCTGGAAGGAGAGGCGGACTGGCCGAGGAGGGCCACGAGAAGATCGTTCAGGGCGCTGCCCGCGTTGGTGGAAGATGCCCTGCTGGAGGAGATGGTGCCCGGAGACCATTGGAGGAAGTTCCCGGAAAGGTCATAGGCGGACTGGCCCGAGGAGAGGGCGCCTGTGAGCCAGGAGGGGAGCGTGGTGCCAGCCGTGGCCGCCCCTGCCGAAGCTCCGCCTCCAGCCGTCGCCTTCCCGCTTGTTCCCGCCGTGGCGGTGGGGGCTGCCGTTTCTTCCGGAGTGGCCGCGATGCCTCCGGCGGCGGCGGAAAGGAGGGTGGAAGCCCCCTGAATCCATGCGGCGTTCCGGGCGGATTTCGCCAGACGGTTGTATTGCCCGGCCTGGGCGTCCGCCTGCATCATGGAGAGGCGTCCCTGCTGGCGGGAGGCCATGGCTGCGGTGCGTTTACCGGAATCGGAGAGAGCGTTGGAGAGGGCCATGTCCGCAATGGATTTTTCAAAGACATCCGCCAGGGCGAGTTCGTTCTGCATGGAGGAACCTTCCGCCGCGAAGCCGGAGGAGGCTTGCCGGACACGGGCCGATGCCTGGTTGGAAGCCTGGTTTTCCCTCATGCGGGACATGTTGAGGGCAGCCAGGCGGGAGTCCGCCCGGGCTTCCTCCTCCAGGTTGTTGGCCTTGAGATTGTAGGCGGCTTGCTGGGCGCGGCCCTGGGAGCGGGCCACGGAAGCCATGGTCCTGTAGTTGCCGGAGGAAAGGGCGTTGCCGATAATTTGTCCCATGGGAAAAGGAAGGAAAAGGGTTATCCGACGATGGAGAGGCCGAGGATGCGCTCCAGAGGGTGCTGGTCATTGGAGTGCTGGGCGAGGGCGTCCTTGTGGAGAGCTTCCGCCAGGGCGGAGTTGGCCGCCTCCTCCAGCGTGAAGGAGAGCTGGGGCTGTCCGGTGATTTTGGGGGCCATGCGGGCAGCCAGCAGAAGAGACAAACCGCGCAGGAAGAGGGGCTGGGAGTCCGGCAGGATTTCAGCCTTGCCGAGGGCGTTGGTGATGTAGGTGAGTTCCAGCCCGTTGTCCGGCTCCGGCTGGTAGGTCGTGTGGAGGAGGATGTCCCGCCCGATCAGCTCAAAGGAGGAGTGGTTGATTTTCAGGGGGCGCAGGCAGTCCTCCGGCAGGCGGTAGACGCCGGGGGAGACGGGAGGGAGGATGCGGCGCAGGGTGGCGAAAGACCAGGAACCGAAGTTGAGGGCTTCCGCCAGGACGATGGGGAACCAGAGGTCGCATTCGCGGCCCGTGGGGCTCTCCCGCTTGTATTCCCGGTCCCCGAGGATATGCAGGGATTGTTCAAAGAGTGTTACCTTGTCCATCAGGGGGACACGGTAGCAGGAAGAGGAGAGTGTGGGAGGTGCTTACGGAATGAAGGGGGATGGGGAAAACATTATTTTTCCGCTTCTTCCAGGTTGCTGCATATGTCATTGCAAACTGAGTACACGGCCCATTTCAAAAAGGAACCCGGCGTCATGTCGCGGATGCTGGCCGCCAGGCGGATGGTTTCCCACTGCCGGGGCGTGAAGGAGGAGGGGCCGAGCTTGAAGCCGTTAAAGAATTCCAGGGATGGATCTGATGGTTCGGAGGCCGCCGCGAGGCGGTGTTCCAGAATGAGCACGCGGAGTTGCTGCTGGCGCTTTTTCCCGATTGACTTGTTGGAGCACCAGCCGTCCACCGTGCTTTTGGAAACGCCGAGGAGATCGGCCAGTTCCCCTCTGGAGAGGGCGAGGGAGGAGAGCAGGTTTTTCAGATCGTTGGGTGTTATTGGAGAATCCACGGGAAAAGAAATTTAGTAATTTCTAAATGATTTCTCAATGTTTTTTGAGTCTATATTGTTAATTTGGATTTTTTATTGACCGTTTCTTCTTCAAGGAAAAATAATGCGAGAAGTATGCAACAGGCACCTGTTCCACCTGACAAATACAAGGATTGCGCTTTTTTCAGTGGACGTTTCATCCGAATCATGTCGCGTTTCCTGATCCGGAAGATCTTTCAGGGAGCGTGTTTGAAATACGCCAGAAACATCATTTCTGAAGAGGGGCGAGGGATGCGTGAATTCCCGCATCCCGCCAGAAAAGACAACCAGCATGAAACGATGAGCAGAAGGTTACAGCCGACAGAACGCAGGGAGTGGTATTCAACCAAGGATGTAGAGGAAGTGTATGGGATTTCCCGCAAGACCCTGGAGCGCATCCGGAAGAATGCCAAAGATGAAGGAAAGCCGATCAAGGTAAGCAGACTGCCTTTTCAAAACGGTTCCGAGACGACGCGCAGGAGGCCGTTTATCCGAATTTCAAAGAAGTCCCTGGATGAATACATGAACTCTCACGCGGAGCAGGACGACGATGAATAACGAGTATTTGACCGTAGTTCTGCCCCATGGGCCGAAAGTCCTTTCCGCTAACGCTTCCGTTCCTAAGACGGCCAAAGGACTCCAGGTGGCCGCCCGGAAAAAACAGAAGGCGAAGCGGACGGCCCGGACCCTGGCCTGGGCCCTGACCCTGCAATGCCTGGGAGGACGCAAGTTCCGCCCGAACCGCTACCTGATCCGCTGGTTTTACAAATACGGCGAGCCACCGGACGATGACAATGCCGTGGCACGATGCAAGGCCTACCTGGACGGGGCGGCCAGCGCCATGGGCATCAATGACGTGGTGTTGCGCTTGAGAGGAGTGGAGCGTGTCAAGGATATGAAACGATGGAAGGAGCTGGAACTGGTGTTCTGGTACGAGGAAGGGGACGGAACGGTTTTTCATGAAAAACCGGCACGGAATTGTGAGGAAAAAGAGAAGGAAATCTGAATGGAAAGCGAGGAAAAAGCATGCCGGTGCCGTGGATCAAAATTGAGGTGATTCTTCCCGATAAACAGGAGGTTGTTACGATGGCGCACCTGCTCAAAATGAAGGACCCGGACACGGTGGTGGGCAAGTTGATCCGGCTGTGGGCATGGGCGGACCAGCAGACTGTAAGCGGCGATTGCGTGGGGATTACTTGCGCGTACATCGACCGGCTCACTTTCTGCAAGGGATTTGCAAAGGCTTTAATGTCAGTTGGATGGCTCGGGGGAGAGGATGGCGCTTTACAATTCCTCAATTTTGCCCGCCATAACGGAGAGACGGCCAAGGCCAGGGCGGAGTCCGCCAGGAGGATGGCAAAATCCCGTGCGGACAAAGAGCAACAGAACGGCAACAGGAATGGGGCGCAGGACGCAACGGATGTGACGGAAAACGGGAACGGCTGTGCGAAAAATGTTGCGCTAAAAGCGCAAACAGAGGGAGAAATAGAATTTAATAGGAATAAAGGAGGTGGGGGGAGAATTCCACCGTTTAGGGAGAAGGAGGCTCCGGGAGGGATTGCCCCCCGCCCCCGGATGTTCAGGAATGGGAGGCAAGAAAAGATCCCCCGGATTTTGACGCATTTGTCCGGTGGGTTCAGAGCCTGCGGCCCGGCTGGGACGTGGGAGGCCTCAACGCCAGAGAGCGGCAGGCCGCCTTGAGGGCGTTTGGTGGGTTGAGAAGGCCCGTGAGCGATACGGAAAAGACCGCCCTGAAGGAGTATTTGAGCCACGAACCCGAGCGGAGCAGCAAGTTTGACTATCCACCTGACCGTGAGTTGTTTTTCACGATTTTTCAGGAGGTCGTGCAGAAGGCGATGGCGTGGTTCCGCCGTACGGGACGTAAAACGCCCGCCGAGAAGGAATTTGCCCGGAAACAGGCCGCGGAACGACGGTGGAAGGAGGAGGAACGCTCCGTCAGGCAACGGGCGGAAAGGTTCCGCAGCGGACCGGAAGAACTTATCGAGGAATTAACCGCCCTGCGCCTGGCGCAGGGTGTAAAACCATTGACAGACAAAGAACTGGAAAAAATAAGACAAGGAGACTACACACAATGAACCAGACTGAAGACATGGAAGAACTGGACCCGGTGGGCATGATCCATCAGTTGGCCTGTTGTTTCACCCAGCAACGGATGATGGCATCGCAGGTGGCGGTGTTGACGGCGATTGCCAAAAACCCGGCGATTACCTCCGGCCCTATCGTCCGAATGACCGGATTGAGCGTGCCCAACACCGGGCGCATCCTCAATTACCTGGCGGAGGTGGGGGACGTGACCTTTGTACGGGAAGAGCCGCCAAGGCCGGATTATCCTTCCACCCGGCGACATTTCTACATTACGCCGGAAGGGGTGGGCACGGTGAAGAAGCTGGTGCATCACCTGGGCTGGGGGGAGATCAACCGGTTCCGCATCGTGAAGGAGAACGATTCTTCCCAACTTTACAAGTTCCTTTGATAATGGCATGGCCCAGCGAGGATTAACGGAAAAACAGCGTGCGTTCGCCAGGTATTGCTTCAGCGGCATGAGCCAGCGGGAAGCCTACCGCAAGGCTTTTCCCAACAAGAAGTTGAAGGATGCCTCCTGCGACGTGCAGGCAAGCAGGCTGTTAAAAAATGTTAAGGTGCAGGAGTACCTGGAAGAATTGCGCCAGCAGGCGCAGAGCGACGCCGTGCTGACCAAGCGCGCCCGGATGGAATGGTTGAGCCGGGTGGTGACGACGGCTCCCAATGCGGTGGACGGGGAATCCGACCTGTGCCAGGAGATGACGACGAGCGAGTTCGGCGTAAAATGCCGGATGCCCGACAAGCTCCGAGCCGTGCAGGAACTTAACAAAATGGACGGGGCGTACACTCCGGAAGAGGTGAAGGTGACGACGGAATGGAGTTTCAGCAGTTTGCTCAAGGAGCTGAAGAGCAGTGAGCTGGTGAGATGGAAGAAGGAGAGTGGAGCATAAGGCCAGCCGGGAAGAAATTGGATGTGCAGGGCGGACGTGAAGCGGCTCTGTTGTTTGACGGGGCATGCAGGAACGGGCGGACAAGGGGGCTTCGACTTGTCAAGCTTGCCTGCGGCGGTTATTATTCTCTCTAGATGGCTTTTATTGTTTATAAGCGTGACGGGCTGGCAATAGCTTTGCTCGACGGTCTGGCGGAAGATGAATTCCCCCAAGTGAGAATTAACCAGGTTGATGAGTTTTCTGACTGGGAGCTTGATGATTCGCAGTGTGAAGGGGAAAACTGGAAGGTATGGCCCGAAGAAGTGGTTTTTTACGAACTTCTGCCTTTGATGAGGGAGGTGGTGGAAAGGGTATCAATGTATAATTCATACGAGGAGTCCATTATAGGAAATAGTACAGGTGTGATGCTGATGAAAAAGGCTGTGGATGTTTGGGAAAAGAGAATGAGGGAAAAACGGGGGGTGCCAAGCTGCCTCCTTAAATGTTTTTCCGTTGAATCCGCCAAGGCTACCCTGAATTCCAGAAGAATCAGATTTCCCATCCGGATGCCTACAATGATTTGATGGAAGGCCAGTGCGTATGGCAAAGAAACCCTGACGTTAAAGATGAACAGAAGGAACTGGACCGCGTTGTTGAGGAACATAAGAAATATTTGAACAGAGCCCGTATTTGCTGTTTTTCCGAAGGGGGAGCAGGGAGCATGCTGCCGCAATGGGCATATTATGCAAACGATGCAAAAGGCGTCATGCTGGCGTTTAATGTAGATGCCGTCCTAAAAAGGTTTGCTCCCGGTGAGGGGAAGAAAGAGGCCATCGCCAAGAGGAGGGTATGGTATGTGAATAATGTGCAAAAGGAACAATGCTTTCAAGACAACCTTCTTGATTTGTATTATGTTAAGCATGCTTCTTGGAGGCATGAACGGGAATGGAGGGTCGTGCTGGATGCAGAGGAGGATGTAAAAAGGCTTAGGCTGGATGTGAAGGCTGGGAATAATGAAGCTGGTTTTCCCGTAGGTGTGAAACATTGTTCAGGGATGTATGCTAGGGAACCGGCGGTGATAGATACGGCTCGCACTGAATTATTCAACTGCATAAGTTCCTGGGAGGTCGAAACAGACAAGTGCAGAAAAGAATAGCTTGAGTTACGATTGCAAATTGACTGTCTGGAAAGGGATTTAGATGCTCAAAATAAGGAGCGTTTAAAATTTATGAGAATATGGTACTTGGTAAAATCAACACTATAGAATACAGTGATTTAAAATCCGTACTGTCTGATCTAAGATCTGAACTGTTGAAAAAAGACAACTGTTTGAACAGATGGAGACTGAAGTGAAGGTACGGAAACAATTTTGCGAGGTGGTAACTGGAGAAAATAATCTTAAAGAAGTAATTGTTCGCTATCCTTCGACTGTCAAGGTATATGATGACAAGCAGATTGTAGTGAAATTCTTCATTTAATATATTTTTTTTGATATACTTGTTGAAAATGGCAAGACTTTTAGTATAATATAGAAAGTTGACAGAGAGTGAAAATGGAAAAGTAAATAGAGTTTTTGGTATTGTAGATAAAATATTCTACATGGCTATTATCGCACTCGCTAATAAAAATCCTATATAGCAAAATTTTTTTAGATATGGAGATATGATATGAGACTTTTGAAACTTAAACTACGTAACTATCGATGTTTTGGCAACAACGAACAAATCATTCCGATTGACAACATTACATCGTTTATTGGCAACAATAGTTCAGGAAAAACTGCAGCATTGTTAGCGTTGAATTGCCTGTTTTCGAATAATAGCAGTGACCGTATCTTGAAACGAAGTGACTTCCATCTTCCGAAGGATACGAAACCGGAAAACTTAGAAACTCAAGAACTGTATATTGAAACGGTATTCACTTTTGATGAATTAGAAAATGGAGAAGACGGTACTTCTTCCGTTCCGACCTTTTTTAAGAGTCTTGTTGTAGATAGCCCTGATGGAACACCATATTTGCGTGTGCGTTTAGAAGCAACTTGGGAAAAAAGCAGTAATGTGGAAGGTGCAATTGAAAGTAGGATTTATTATATAACCTGTCCAGAGGGTGAGGAAATTACTGAAGAATTCAAAAGCTCCGCAAATCGAAAAGATTTGGATCGCATTCGAGTAATATATATACCTGCGGTTAGAGACCCTTCCAAGCAATTAAAAAATGCTTCGGGTACAATGATGCATCAGATTATGAACAGCATTAATTGGAGTGCAACTACACAGGAAAAAATCAAAACAAAAATTCAAGAGTTAAACGAACAATTTTTAGAAGAAAAAGGTGTGTCAATTCTTGGTACATCCATACATACACAGTGGGAATCATATGATTCGGATACAAGATATTCAAACGCTCAATTACGTTTCAATAGCACTGATATTGATTCTTCTATTAAAAAATCAGAGGTTGTATTTCTGCCCACAGTAACAGGAAAAGAATGTACGATTGATGATATGAGTGATGGCTTGCGTTCTCTGTTTTATATTTCCTTAGTTGATAGTATTCTTGATGTTGAGTCAAAAATTCAGCAGGAAATAGACACCGATCCCAAACATATTTCGTTTAATCATAAGCCTCCTATTTTAACGATTATTGCGTTAGAAGAGCCGGAAAATCACATTGCGCCCCATTTAATCGGACAGTTAACGACAAATTTGAAAAAAATAGCGTCAAAAAGCAACGCTCAGACTGTCTTTACTTCTCATTCTACTGCAATTATCAAACGATTTGACCCGGAGAAGTTAAGATATTTCCGCCTTAATGTGGATGATTGCACAACTAGCGTTCGTTCAATTACGTTGCCCGATAAAGAAAATTTGGCAGATCAATACAAGTTTATCAAGGAGGCAGTTAAAGCCTATCCTGAATTATATTTCGCTAAACTTGTTGTTTTAGGTGAAGGTGATAGTGAAGAAATCATATTACCAAAAGTCTGGAATGCTAAAAATGACGATGTGGATACAAGCGGCATATCAATTGTCCCTCTGGGCGGCAGGCATGTAAACCATTTTTGGAGGCTTCTCAATGATTTGAATATCCCATACATTACGCTGCTTGACTTAGATAAAGAACGAGAAGGCGGTGGATGGGGTCGAATTAAATATGTGCTTGAACAGTTAATAGAAAATGGTTATGACAAGGACAAACTATTAGGAGAAAATATAGATAGTTTATCTGACGAAGACTTTGGTAAGATGCACGATTGGGATGTTAATAATTCAGAAATTTTGCAAAGCTGGATTAATTATTTGGAAAAATATAACGTTTTCTTTTCGACACCTTTGGATATCGACTTTTTGATGTTAGAGCATTATGGCAATATTTATAAAAGTCTGTTGGGCGAAAAAGAAGGTCCTAGGCTGATTATTATGGAAAATGATAAGAAATGCCAAAAATATATTAAGGATATCGAAAATACTGGAAAACCTTATTCAGAGTATTGCACGCGTGTTGCAGATGACGTGAGACATACATTAAAAGAATGTGGCGGCGATGGAAAAACATATTCTGAGGAACAAAAGAGATTAATGGTGTGGTACACCTATTTCTTCCTTAACAGGGGAAAGCCATCAACTCATATTGAGGCATTCTCTCAAATTAGCAATGAGATGTTGGTTTCTACTATGCCGCCTGTGTTCAAACGCTTAATTTCTGCTGCAGAAAAAGCATTAAAGGAGAAACCTAATGAAGATTGTTGTACCAGAAAAATGGATACCGTGTGATGGCATTGTTTTAGAAGAAAATGCAGATGCAGCGGTTAGAACAGATAAAAGTGTTCTCGTTGTTGCTGGTCCAGGTGCAGGAAAAACTGAGTTGTTAGCTCAAAAAGCTAGCTATCTTTTTCAGACGAATACTTGCAGTGACCCACAAAAAATATTAGCGATAAGTTTTAAGAATGACGCCGCTGATAATCTTAAGAAAAGAGTCATAAAGAGATGCGGAAAAGAAATTGAAACTAGATTCATATCAATGACTTATGATGCATTTTCTAAAAGCATTTTAGATCATTTTCGTTTTGCTCTTCCAAATGTTTTAAGACCGGATGCCGGCTATTTGGTTAATGATGCAGATACTATTGATGCTGCTTTCAAGAAAGCAGGGTACAACAATCCATTAAATTTGTTAGCCTATAAGCTAAAGTCATACTATGAACGTGTTCTTGACTCAATAGAATTACCTTTTTCTCAGAATAATTTAGGAGAAACTGTATGGAAATTACTTCTGAAAGGATTTGATGATTATAAGCCAGTTTTATCCTTTAAGATGATATCTATCCTTGCAGAGTTTATTATCAAAACAAACCCCAAAATAAAGAGAGGTTTGCAACTCACCTATAAATTTGTCTTTTTGGATGAGTTTCAGGATACAACAGATTTGCAATACAAACTTGTAAAACAGTGTTTTTTGAATTCGGACTCAATAATGACAGCAGTTGGTGACAACAAACAACGTATTATGGTATGGGCTGGTGCACGAAAAACTGTTTTCGATGATTTTTCGTTAGAATTTAAGTCAGAGACTCAAAAACTGATCATGAATCATCGATCAGCTCCAAGACTTGTCGATTTGCAGAAGAAAATGTATGCTTCGCTAAATGAAAATGATTGCACTATATGTGTTTCTGACAAATGGAATCCAGATGATGGTACGATAACATTGCTCATTGCTGGAAATGAAGATATCGAAGCAAAAATAGTAGCAGAACGCATATTTGAAAAGGTTTCGTCAGGAATTGAGCCAAATAAGTTGTGCATTCTCTGTAAGCAAAAGCCTCAAGACTATGCTTCTAAAATCATTGATGAACTTAGAAATCACCAGATTTGTGCTCGTATCGAAAACGACTATCAGGACTTAATCAAAGAACCTATTGTGGAAATGCTAATTGCATTGCTGCGTTTAGCTGTTGATAGAAAACATCCTCATGATTGGGAATTCATTGTATCTATGGTGGTCAATCTCTGGAGCTTAGATTCGCTACAGTCAAATGATGATTATGTCAATATGCAAAATGATCTTGACGAAGAAATCAAGCAATTAAATATTATGATGGAAAGTATTACGGATGAAAAAGATTTTCGTGCTTTGCTAAAACATGCAATACAATTTTTGGGAGAGAAACGCATAAAATCCATGTTTCAGGCATATGGCCAGGGAACATATTTAAATGACCAATTAAATAAGTTTGAGAATTATATGTGGATGGAACTTGAAACGGCACAGATGGACTGGATACTTGCTATAGAAAACTTTGAGGGCTTACATTCCGTTCCGATTATGACAATCCACAAGAGTAAAGGATTAGAGTATGATGTCGTATATTTTGTAGGGCTTGAAGATTCTGCATTTTGGAATTTTAAAAATCAGCCTGATGAGGATAGGTGTACATTCTTTGTAGCGTTGTCTCGTGCTAAGAAAGAAATATTGTTTACTTTTTGCAAGTATCGCTATACAAGCAGATTTCGTTGGCAATCACATGATCAAATCAATGAATTTTTTGAATTGCTGAAGGTGCCAGGAATTGCAACCATAATAGAAGGGTAAATTCTTAAATGCGTTTATAGTATTTTGTTTTAAATACGTAATTTTATTAAACAGAAATTCCAGACTATCATGCTTAATTTTAGTTTGGGTTTTCAGCTTTTGCAGAAAATTTATTTTTTGTCATAGATTTGACATAAAGGTAGCGGAAATTCATACGCCCGATTGCCGGTTACGAAGAATGTTTTATCCAGTTCGACCTTGAGGAGAAGAGGAACGTTGCCATTTTGCCGGACCATGCCGCCTTCAAGAATGAACTTCCCCGGACTGCACCGATGCGCTGGGAGTTGAAGCTGTGGGATCTCTATTGCGTAGCCACGGTACGGCTGTAGAGCTGCGAGCCGGAAAGGAAGACGCGTGCCGGGGCGACGGTTCTTTTCGGCTGGGAAGAACTGGTGTTGGAAGGCTCCTTTCAAGAAATGAAGGAACAGCTTGACCGGAGGATGCGGGAGAAGGCGGAAGTCTTCGGGGAAGGGGCAGCCTATGAGGGATGCCGGGAAGGTGAAGAGGGAGGACTGGATTTCATGTTTATCCAGGGAGCCAGCTTCCACATTTTCCACGTGGACGTGAACAATTAACGGAGGATGAACCATGCAGGATATTGTTTTGGAAAAACCGTGCGGGGATGGTGAGCGGAAGATTCCGGATTCTCCGTACCTTGACGACATCAGCCAGGAGGAGGCGCGTTCCGCGTTCGTCCGCAACAGTTCCAACCCCGAACGGTTCGGGGAAGGGCTGAGGAGGGCGTATGTGGAGGATCTGGAATTCTTCCTGGCCTCCATCAAGAAATGGATGGTAGGGAAGAACGCCTCCCGGATTCTGTACGAGCTGGAGGTTTTCCGGCAGGGATTGAAAAAGAGGCATCTTGATTACATCCATGCGAATGCCAGGTGCGGGAATTTTGTGATTTCCGACTCACCGGATCACGAAAAGGAAAGCCGCAAGCTGCGGATTGCGGAAGCAAAACGCAGGGAGATTCTGGATTACATGGCGCGAAAGCACGACGAGGTTTTCAACAAGTACCATAACAGGCCTTATGCGTGGCTGGAGCCTTCCGGAGGGGAAGAGAGGAGGGAGCTGGAGTACAAGCTTGCCGTACTCAAGCGGATGCACTATTACATGCTCGACGTCAACGCCGCGCTGAACAGGGCGAAGGGCGACTGGAGAAAGCGGGAAGAGGAATTGAGAGCCATGGGGCTTTCCGAAGCGGAAATGGAGCCGCTGCTGCTTCCGGACGTACGGGGGCGTGTGGGCTTTTCCCCGGAAGGGCTTGCCAGAAGCAGGCGTTATATCCGAAAAACGGAGAAGTTGCTGATGGGGTTGATTGCTTCTGAGGAGAGCACGGGGGCTTCCTTCCATGGAAAGGAGGGCGCATGAGCAGCAGGAAAAAGAACCTCCCCTCCCCTGGCGAACGGAAAGGAGAGGCTTTCTGGCGGGAGTTGAACTCAGCGGACTGGGACGGGAAGTCCTGCTCCCTGGTGTTCGAGGAGTTTGTGGACGTTATGTTCTGTACTCTGAGTGCTGGGAAGGTGGAGTACAAGGGGCGCGCGATGTTCCAGAAAGACCGTGACCGGAAGATTGGAGTCTTCCAGCGCGCCATGCTCCTGCTGGGGGAGGAGATGGAACGGGAACCGTACCGGGATTTGCTGGGCAGGGTGTACCAGGATGTTGCCGGAACGGCGGGGAAAAGAGCTCTTTCCGCAGTTTATACGCCCGATGCCATCTGCAAGATGACTGCCGGGATGGGAATGGACATTGAACTTGTCAAGGCCCGTATCAGGCGGGGGGAAACGGTTTCCCTGTACGAACCCGCCTGCGGGGCGGCGCGGATGGTGCTGGCTGTGGCGGAATTGCTGGGAGAGCTCCGCATGGGGCTGCGCGTCACCTGTGAAGAGATTGATTTGGTCGCATGCAAGATCGCTTACGTCAATCTCAGCATGTGGGGCGTGCCTGCGGTGGTTTACCATGCGGATTCCCTGTCGCGGAAGTGCTGGGGAGGATGGAAGACCGCCGCCCTGGTTTTGATGGAAGCCCGGGAGGAGGAGGTGATGCGTCTGCGTCGCATGGTAGAGATGATGATGTCGCTGAAATGAAACCGATTCCGTAGCTTTGATGGGGGGCGTGCTCCCGCAGGAGGAACCCGGCAAGGAATGCCTCCTGCGGGAAGACCGGGAAAAAACCATTCGCAAAAAGATAAAAACAGCCTATATTGTCCAGAGATTGGATGACTGACATGACTCCTGAAGAATTTCTGGCATGGGCCCGGCACAAGCCCTTTGGCGATCCCTTTCCCAAGACGCAGACGGTCACGTTCCTGGTGCCCCTCCTTGGTGTGAGCCGGACGAATATTTTTACATGGATCTCCGGAAAAGTGAATCCCAGCAAGACGAGTCTTTTACTCATGGAAGCCCTGAAACGGGAAAACCGCATCCGCCTGGTGGAACGGGCGGAGGATTTTGCCCGGCACAAGCACGAGGGACAAACGAGAAAGTACACCAACGACCCCTACGCGAACCATCCGGAGGCGGTCGTTGGCCTTTTATCGGAGTACACGGATGACGAACGCTTGCTGGCCGCCGCATGGCTGCACGATACGATGGAGGATTGCGGCGTGAGTTATGGGGAGCTTTCCGCCGAGTTTGGCCCGTATGTGGCAACGCTCGTGTATTTGCTGACCAATGACGAGGAGGAAAAGGAGAGGCTGGGCAAGGCCCGCTACATGAGCAAAAAACTTGCGGCTCTTCCTCCGGACGCCCTGACGATCAAACTGTGCGACATGCTCAATAACATGGACGGTACGCGTTCCCGGAGGCAGGCGGAAACCTATGTGGAGATTTTAAGGAGGGTGCGGGAAAAGAAACCCTCCGTCTGGAACGGGACGCATGAGGCCCTGGCGGAGAGGATCATGGAAACCTACCGGCAAAAGATTTTCTAAAGAGTAGTTAGTTTCCCGTTGTTTTCCCATGCCCGGCAGAGCTTGCACCTGCCGGTTTTTTTGATGCCCCGGTTCTTCCTCCCCCCTCATTCCATGAGCACTCCATGGGCGGAGTTCTTCCTGTTACCTTGCTGCCGATGGGACGGCAGCGGCCCCCTCCGTGCGGAGACCGGGAAGAACCAGTCGCCGTCCCGTCACCAAAACATATATACATTAAATAACATTATGGCTATATCTACAAAACCGTTCCACCCGTTGGACGCTGAAAAAAATCGTCGTTATAAGGTAACAAAAAAGGAAGCCCCCAAAATTCCCTGGGCCTATTCGGATGATCTTGAACCCCATTTCTGGGAAGGATACGTTCGTATTTCCGATGACGGAGACTATAGTTTCTCTATCAGTGTTGATGATAATGGATACATCGAAATCGGAGGAGAGCGCGTAGTAGAAGTTACGGGGACTAATTCCTCAACGACTAAAACAGGAAGCAAATACCTCAAAAAAGGGTTTCATTACGTCAGACTTTACCATAAGAATGAGGAAGTTCCGGAGGAAATAGCTCCTTATCCCAATGCAGAACAGTTCGTTCCCAAAATGGGAGACGCTGAATTGGAACTTTGGGAAATTGACGCCCCCAAGAATAATATGAAAGCAGAAGACGCCGCCGCTCTTCTGGCTGCTTACAACGTATATGGGTATGCCAGTCGCAAATCTACCGATGAGGTATATGCTGCCATCGGAGGCTGGCTGAATAAGAAACATACTGGAGGAGACCCGCTCTATCACCATAGTTGCGCTCTCCGTATGAGTATCGGCCTGTCCCGTTTCGGCGTCAGCCTGAACGGCGTTCCCGGCGCAAATAACATTCTGGAGGAAGGAGATAAAACGGTACTCGGGGGCAACGAGCATGTCATCGTTAGTACAGATAGCATGGCTGCTTATATTTCCAGTAAAATTGGGGCTCCTGACTATAGTTCATTTGATGACTATAGCACGCCTCAGCCAGGAGACATTGCTATCTTCCATGTGCCGGGAGAAGGAAGTGTCGGACATATTGGAATGGGATCACAGGAGAATAACTTTACAGAAGGCAGTGGACCGGCTCAAAGGTACTGGCTTCTGTACAGATCAACTCTGGAAGATCCAGAAAAATCTGCATTCAAGTAACCGATATTTATTCCAGTCGGGGTCGGCGATCGCCGGCCCCGCTTTTTGATAAGAACCTGTTTTTTATTTTTTGGAAAAGGTTTACAGTGCGATTATTTTTAAACAAAATCAAAAAAGGAATGTCTTACCCTTTATCATGAATAAAGTATCTCTCCTTTATTGTCTGTTCTTCGGAATATTGGCGCAAATCGGTTGGAGTAATCCACCTCCTTCTTCCATAGCTACGCAGGGGGAAATTGAGCGGGATGGTTTCCTTCGGAGCACGGCTCGCAGTCTGAAAGAAAGCGACATTGTTCTGACTGTCATTATATACAAAGTCATCAAAACGGATAAGGGGACCACGCATTACGCCCGAGTTATTCAATCATTGAGAGGCGATATTCCTGTAGAAGCTCTAGTCAAATGGAGCGGACATGCCAACAAATTGCCTGTGGGTACCCCGGTAAAAACGGAACTGTATTCCGGTTGCATTCCGGTTTATGTCCTGACCTCATCAAAGAACGTCAAAGAACTGGGGAAAGATCCGGAGGACTTCACCCCTGCATCCACCGTATATTCCTCACAGGTTCTGCTGGGGGCTTACGACCTGGGTGATCATGTTGACTATTTTCCGATGACGGAGAGTGACCCGGGCCGTGCCATGAAAAAGCTCCTGCATATCGAACCGGCAAAAATCACCGCCGAATCGGAAGCAGCCCGCTTTAAACCGGAATCCGGCAAGTAACCTGGTTTTCTTCCTTCTCCTTTCTTTTTGATTCAACAGGCGGATATGATTATATCCGCCTTGGTTTTTTTGAAAAAAAGATATAAAAGGGAACATGAACAAGCATGGGGTTTTGGAACGAAACATTTTCTTCATCCTGGTATTCCTGATTGCAGCGGGCACATGGGGCGCCATGGCGGACAGTCCGGATGCTCCGCTCATGGACAGCGAGCAAATCAAAGCTTGCCAGCAGGGGCATATGGAAGTCCTTTCATCCTATCTGGGTTCCGGGAATACGGTGGTCATGGCCTGCTCGTACAAGGCGGAATGGGAGCCGCCCGCTTCCCTAACCGGCAAGGGTATTCTGACTACGTATGCCGTCATTGTCAGGTCGGAACATCAGGATTTTCCTGTGGGAACCAAAGTGAAATGGGTAAATTATATCGAATCCCCCGGTTCTGTTGCCCAGGAAATCATCGACCGCTGGAAGTCACCGGACGGCGAGCTTGTTTATATCATTAACCCCATAAAAGGAAGTGATGGGGAAGGAGAGGACATCGCCAAGGTAAAAAATGACATTCCGGAACTCCTCGACTGTATTAGGTTTTCCATTGCAAATAAGAGTTTTTATAATAATTTACGAGCCATGCTTGATATTCCGGTTCGGAGGGAGCAATGATTCCCATTTCCCTTTCTCCTGGGGGCATTCTTCGTGTGCTTCGCTGAAGGTGCGCAGGGCGTCGGCGGTGTGGGAGCAGACATCATGGAGGGGTTCCGTTTTTTTGAACATGATGGACAAATGGATTATCTATTATTTCTATGGTAAAAATATCTCTCCTTTGTTGTTTTCTATCCGGTCTGCTAGCCGTGGCACTGCATGCTCAAGAGCCTTCCTCCTCCTCTTCTTCTTCTCACTGTGTAGCCACGCAAGAGGAGATTGACAATGACCATGATAACTTCCTTCGCGGAACGGCACGGAAATTACGTCAGAACGACGTTGTTCTGGCGGTTATTCCCTATAAAACCGTAAAAACTGACCAGGGAACGGTGCATTATGCCCGTGTCGTCCAGTCATTGAGGGGAGATATTCCGGTGGAAGCCCTGGTCAAATGGCTCAATCTCTATAGTAAACTGCCTGCGGGCGGTAAACCGGAAACCAAATTGTTGTCCGGCAGTTCGTTCATGTATGTACTGGCCCCTTCAAAGAACGTCAAAGAACTGGGGAAAGATCCGGAAGACTTCACCCCTGCATCCACCGTATATTCCTCACAGGTTCTGCTGGGGGCTTACGACCTGGGTGATCATGTTGACTATTTTCCGATGACGGAGAGTGACCCGGGCCGTGCCATGAAAAAGCTCCTGCATATTGAGCCAGCAAAAATCACCGCCGAATCGGAAGCAGCCCGCTTTAACCCGGAATCCGGCAAGTAACCTGGTTTTCTTCCTTCTCCTTTCTTTTTGATTCACCAGGGGCTGTCTCACGAAAAAGAGGCAGCCCCTTCTTCTTTTGCGCCCCCTGCTCATAACCTGATACTTCCCCTTCATTCCACAAGCCCTCCCCGTTTTTTCCGGATGGTTTTAGCATGTGGCCATGCTCAACTTTCTAGGAACTACGGAGAACTTCGCCGTTATCGAAAACATCCCGTATTCGATGACATGGAAGTTTTTTGATGCCTGGACCGGGGAACCGATACCGCTGGACGGCGTTACCTTCTCCGGGCGCATCTTCGTGGGGGAAAACGGGCGCGAACTGGAGCTGGACATCGCCAAGGGTGAAGAGTCCCACCTCCTTGTCGTCGGCTGTTCGGGCCTCCCGGAAGGCCGCTGGCCGTATGAAGTTTTTTGCGTATCGGACGAGGGGCTGCGGGAGCGCATGCTATCGGGCTGCATTGGCGTGATTGGTTCGCTGGAGGCCAAAACTGTTCTGGATGCACGTCCCACGGCGGACCGGACGCTCTCCGTCCGCCTCCCAGGAGACACGGCCCGCGCCCTCAAGCTTGAATGGCTCTCCTCCTCGCTGGCCCAGACTGCCGCCGCTTCCGCCTGGAATGCCTGGGAGAAGACGAAGGAAACCGCCGACAAACTGGAGGAAGCGGACCGGAAACTGGACGGCCTCATGGAAACCACCCAGGAAGCCATGGACCGGCTCGGCCAGGTGGACGGCCTCATGGAAGGCATCCACGCTGAAGTGGAAAGCGCCCACCAGGCCGCCCAAAAAGCGCAGGACATCCTTGAAAGCGGCATCCTGCAAGGGGAAAAGGGAGACACCCCCGTCATCGGGGAAAACGGCCACTGGTGGATTTCCGGCCAGGACACTGGCATCCGGGCGGAGGGCCGGGATGGCCTCACCCCGCATATCGGCGCCAACGGTCACTGGTGGATCGGGGAGGAGGACACGCAGGTCCAGGCGGAAGGGACGGACGGCATGGACGCCGACTTCATCCGCCGCATTTATATTTCTTCCGCGGAGGAACTGCCGGAAGAAGGAGAACGCGGCGTCTTCTACTACATCCCCAGCCCGGACGGCAATTACGACGTGTACGCCTGGGTGGACTTCCCGGACGGGGACTCCGCCTGGACGCCCATCAGTGAATCCACCCTCCAGCAGGCTACCGTCCGCGCCCACGGCACGGTCCGTCTCAGTACGGGCACCATCCTGACGAACGGCGGCATTGTCGGCGTCAATGAGGCCGGGCAGCTTCTGGTGCGTGAAGCCCGGACGGACGTTCCCGGAACAGTCAAGCTCTCCTCCTCCAAGCCTTCCCTGATCTCCCCCGGCCTGGTGGGAGTCAATGCCAGCGGCCAGCTCATCGTGCCGGAGGCCACAATCAACCAGGCGGGAACCATCAAGATCAACAACTCCAAATCAGTCGAACGCGGAGCCCAGGTCCAGACGAACAAGAACAATCTCGCCATGGTCCCCATCGCGGGAAACCGCTCTTACGGAGTCGTCGCCACGGGCACCCAGTTTCCCGTCATCCCTCATGAACGCCCCTACATCGTCTCCCTTCCCATTGCTTCGGATGACACGCGCCTCAATTCCGCCGCCCTCTACGGCACCCTGACCATCAACCTCCACCGCAGGGGATTTCTACGTTATACCTCTGGAGCCAATGCTGAAAACGGACTGGACTTTGCCACGGGCCGCTATCTGTCGCTGGATTACGGCACGGGCCTGGAGTCGGAGGAATACACCTCAACCATCGAGGGGTTGACGGACACCCGCTGCCGCCTGGCCGTCCATCGGTACGGAGACATCGTTTTCCATGACTCCTACGCCACCCCGGACAAGGGCGGCTCCGTCAAGCCCGGCCCCTCCTTCACCATGTCCGGTAAAGGAGTCCTCTCCCTGCTTCCCGCCGCGCCCGGCACGCTGGGAGGCATCAAGGTAGGAACGACGCTCTCCATCGCCAAGGATGGCACGCTCGACATTCAACTGGACACGGAGACCTTCCACGAAGCCAGCCCCCGCCCGGCCAGTTCCGCCGCCACCGCGGCCTGGATCAGAGGGAAGAACTTCGTCTCCCAGTCCGATTTGCAGGGTAAGGGCTTTGTTTCGGAAACCCGCGTCAAGGAACTGCTGGGCGGCTATCAGCCCCGCATGGGCATAGACGACCTCCTCCCCGTTACCCAGGAACAATTTGAAGCCCTTCCTTCCCGGAGTTCCAAAACCCTTTACATCATTTACTGATCCCGCATGAAAATTTCCCATCACTCCATCACCGCCAGGCAGGTCTATGACGCCCGCCTGGGCGAGAACAAGGTAAAGGCCATCTACCGGGGCGACGTGAAAATCTATCCGGACAACGCGGCACGCATCAGCCAGATCAGGCTGGACATCTCCGCCTGGTCGGGCACGCCGGACGGCTCCTTCTGGGAGCAGGCCATCGAGGCCGTCTCCGTCTACGCTTCTACTTCCCGCTACATTAAAATGACGGCGGACCGCACCTACATGGTCGGCAGCACATGGGGGAACTACCCGCTTGCCTCCTACCGAGGAGCGGGACTGTTCGAATTCGCATACAACGAAGGCCCTCTGCTCCAGAACGTCCGTCTGGGGGACAGCGCATCCCTCCAGATCAAACTGCCTTCGCTGAAAAGTTTTTCGATTGGCGGCACGCAGGAGTTCGACCAGCCGGTCAGCCGCGTCTATCCGGCATGCCCTTCCGGCACGGAAGTCCGGGGGTATTTCGGCAAGGGCCAGAAGCGCGTTTCCACGGGCGTGCGCATCGTGATCGTGAGCCTCCCCTCCGGGCAAGTCCTTCTGGACCGCCATCAGCAGCAAAACGGCCACTGCCGGGGCAGCTATGACTGGAACTACGGCTGGGTCGGCTCCGTGGCCGGGGACACGCAGGCCCGGCTGGAGGCCTACCCCCACCAGCCGCGCGGAGGCTGGGGCGGGTACTTTATCTATCCTGCCGCTTCCTGTTCCCTCACTGCCCGCATCATCCAGATCGTCCCGGAAGCCTGAAACTTATTCCCCCCTCCATCTACGATTAACTCCTCACTTTTGATGACCTCTGCCATGCAAATAGCCACCATCCCCGGAGAAACCTATGCCGTTACGGTCACCTCCCCCTGTACGGTCTGTGCCGTCATGCCCAAATCCTCTCCCCTTCTTTTGATTACCATTGAGAACCCCGGCCAGTATCTCGTTGTGGCTCCCACCACAGCCCTGTACATCGACGACGATTCCGCACTTGTCACCCGGTCTTTTAAGTCCGCCCCCGTGGGGATGTTTTCCCGCAAGGTTCCCTCCGGGGGCGCCATCGGCCAGGAATCCATCGAACTTTCCCTGGCTCCGGACGGCCCCAGGGACAACCTCAACTCCTGCGGCTTCGCGTTCGCCGTGGAAGAAGCAGGCATTCTCCGCTCCATCGCCATTGAAGGCCGCACGGGCTACGAATTCCACAAGAATCCAGTGTGGATGAAGCTCTGGCGCGCCGTTCCGGGGGCGGTTCCGGTGTGGCTGGCTGTTTCCCTGAACTCCGTCATCCAGCAAAACGACGCCCTCAACACCTGGGACTTTGAAGAAGGAGTGCCGCTCCGTGCCGGAGACCGCCTCGTTGCCACCACCCACCGGGAGGAGGGGAAGGAGAGCCGGGAGTTTTCCGTGGACGGGACGGACGACAAGCTTCTTGCCCGCGTGTGCGCCATCCCCGCCACAGAAGGTATCGGCTGCCTGGATGATTCCGGCAGCGTCGCCTGGAATTACCTTCCATCGGGAACCATCACCCTATCCAGGGAAGCCAACCTGGCGGATTACGCGCAGGTGGCCGTTCTTGATGAGTCCGTATTCGGCTCCACCCGCAAACGCCCCCAGACACTTTATGTCCTCCGGGCGGCCTCATCCCCTTCCAACTACCCGTAACCGCTAACCAAAACCATATAACACCATGGCTTCAACAACAACAAAACTCTATTTGGGCTCCACCCTCCTCGTGGACCTGACGGCCTTTGCCCTGGCAAGCAGCCTCACGGCTCACGCGGACAACGGTTCCATCCATGTGACTGACGGGGAACGTTCTTCCTGGAACGCCAAGCTCGACGCTTCGGCCCTGGCTTCATACGTCCAGTCAAGCACCCTCACAACCACCCTTGCTTCTTACGCCACGCAGGACTGGGTAACGCAACAAATCGCGGCAAAATCCCATATCCGCATTACGCCGGTGGAAACACTTCCCGCCGAAGGCGTACCGGATGTCATTTATCTGGTTCCCCCTGCCGGTGCGGGAGACTCCCATCTCCGGGAGCAATACGTCTACCTGAACGGAGAGTGGATCAAGGTGGGGGACACAGGAGTTTCCCTGGACGGCTACGCCACCGAGTCGTGGGTGAAGGGCCAGCTTGAACCCTACGCCAAATCTTCCGACGTGACGGACTCCATCGCCACGGCAAAGGAGGACGCCGTTTCGGAGGCTGCCACCCATGCCGAGGGCATCTACGCCAAAATCACCTCCATCACTCAGAGCGCCTATAACGCCCTGGCGGCAAAGGACATTCACACCCTCTACGCCATTACCGACTAACGATACTCCCTTTCCCCCCTTCCATGATCCGTGAACTCAAACTGGGAGACATCCCCCTGCTGCAACTCGCCTCCGGCATCACCGCTTCAGAGCCGGGTCTCGTCTCCGGCCAGCAGGTTGTTTCCTATGTCGAGGGGAGGCTTTCCTCCCTCGGCACCGGAACATGGAATGGGGGCACCGTTTCCAACGCCACCACCTTTGACGCCCCTGTCTGCATCAACTACGGAAACTGGCTGACTTACGGCAACTCCTCTATCCCGTGGTCTTCCATCCCTGCCGCCGCCGCGCCCAGCAAGCGCCAGATTGAGAGCTACACAAGCGCGGCTGCTCTCGCGCGTCCGGCCACCGGCCAAATCGGACAGGTTCTCCACCTTACCGCCAGCGGTCCCGCCTGGACGGATCTTCAACCCTCCGGAAGCACATCTTCTGCCAGGCCCAGCGTTCACCAGAACAGTCTTTTTCTGCTTACGGACTGGCACAGGTCGGAGAGCCTGCCTCCCGGATGGTACAAAGTGGAACTCGTTCTTTTTGCTTCCAGGGCTGCCACGACTCTCGACTTGCTTGACTCGCAGGCCGTCCAAACAGGCCGCGTCAAAAACGTGATGGGCATGGCGTGGCACAACGAGTCCATCCCTTACCTCTCCCTGACGGGGACCTCCTGGCTTGGCTACCAGGGCTCCCCGCAAGAGGGCATCTTCGCCTGCGTCCTTCAGATGAGCTTCTTGTATGAGCACATCCCGGGTGAGGCGGCATGGATGGGCTCCGGCCTGATTGAGGGCAAGGCCGGATGGATAAACGGCTCCCTGCGCTACACCTCAATCCAGAAACCGGAGGAAGTACACAATGTCACTACCCTTCTTCCGGACGACCCTCCCACGGAACCTCCTACGGAAGGTCCTACCGATCCTCCTACGGAAGGCCCCACCGAAATACCTACCGAAATACCTACGGAAGTACCCTCGGAAGTACCCTCGGAAATGCCGGAAGGCTTCTCCCATAATCTTCTTCACCCAGCCACTGACGCGCCATGATTTACCTGCATTATTTCACTTACCGCGGCCACGCCGACCTGCTGACCTGGACGTGCCGTGCCACCCTGGAAACCCTTGCCCATTCCCCTTATGTCCTTGGCAGGGATATTTCCATCGTTGTCGTTGACGATGCCAGCAATCCGTGTCCGGAAGCAGCCGTCTCGGAACTCAAGGCCATGGGTGCAACCTACCGCACCTCCACCTTTAAACGCAGAGGCAACCTCAACGGCCAGGACTGCATCATGGGGATTCTTTCCGAATTCAAACGCTCCATGCGCCGCAAAAAGGATATTGCCGTCAAGCTGGACTGCGACACATTGCTCCTCGGCACCACCTGGCTGGAACAATTCGTGAAGGACAGCTCCGCCCTCGTCACCGGCGCGGATGACCGGGGGTGCATTTACGGCATGTGCTATGGGCTCAAGGCCGTCCTCATAGACACCCTCATCGACCTCTTCACTCGTTGCCCCGTCGGGGACCGGTCTCAGGAAGACATCTACCTCGGCTACCGCGCCCGCAGGCTTGCCCAATCCCTTTCCGGGGACGGAATCTTCCTGCCCATCCCCATCTGGCTCAACAGTCCGGACACTCCCGGCGACAACGGCCCCCACGGCCAGCTCATCATCTACAACTGGTCGCGCGGCCTGGACATCGCCCCTCTCTATACAGGCTTCCAAGTCATCAACGTCTGTAACGGCATGCACCAGGGCAAAACCGCCATGGCGGATGTGCGGAAGCTGGTTGAGCGCCTCGTCTCCGGCAAATTCTCCGGTTCCTGATCCCATCTCCACCTGTCTTTGACCATGAAAATTGCGACGCTTACCGGCCACTCCTACGCCATTACCGCTTCCCGGCCCTGCACGGTTTCCGCCGTAGCGGGGGACGGTTCCCTCATCCCGCTGCTCTCCATCACCGTTCCCGGCCAGTACGTGCTGGTGGCCCCTTCCACCATGCTGGACATCAACGAGGATCACACTCTGGTGACTCCCATGAAGGGCCGCACCGGCATCACGGGGGGATTGCTCCAGGCCTCTCTGGGCATGCTGCAATCCCATTTTGAGGATAACTACATTCACGTCAACCGGGGAGACCGCAACAAATGGGACGACACGATCAGCTCACAGAATTTCGCCGACCATAAATACAACATGGACCTCCACCTCTATTCAGAAGAACACGCGTCCCTCAAGCAGCTCCTCGCAAACAAGGATGCCCTTCTGGCCCTCCTCAACCCGGACCAGACGCAAACGGCCTGACCTCTCCCTTTCCCCTTCTCCTGATTAACCCAAACCAAAAACAAAACCATGAATAATGCAACCAATACATGCAACCACCACACGGAAGAAATCGCCCACGCGATTTACAGCCAGCACCACAACGAACTCAATCCCGGCATTCCGCCGGACTGGGACGCCTTGCCTGAAAAAGAAAAACAGGCATGGCGCAAGGTTGCGGGCAATATCCTGCCCACGCTCGGGCAGCACGCCTTGGGCGACCTTCTGGCTTACGCCAAAAGGAAAATAAAAGAATCCTCCTCTACAGGGAAAAAAATCCTCTGGGGCCTTGTCAGCGCCGCCGTCCTGGCCGCCTTGAGCTGGCTGGCCTCCCTCGGGCTTACTTCCTGCGGTCACACGGTGGATATTTCCCAAGAAGGAGCCGCCATTTGCAAAGACGGAACCTGCCTGATCGTCAAGGACGGCCACGTCATCTTCAGGCCCGCGCCGGAAAAGGCTTCCCCCCGGGAGGAAGAAACTGCCGTCATCCGCCAGCAGAAATAATAACCTCCGAACCCAAATAACCGCCGCGATATGTGCCAGCCCTACGATTGGATTATCCGCCTCGTCAACACCCTCAAAGTCGTCTTTGCGACCAAGGACGGCGTGTTCGCTGTTCTTATTGCCGTGATGCTCGTGAGCATGGGCGTCCTCTACCACGACATGCGCCAGTACATGACCGAGCAAACCCGCGCCCAGGTGGAAACCGTCCGCGTGCTCACAGAACTCAAGGCGGAAATCTCCTCACTCAAACAAGCAGCCAAATAACCATGACCTCGACAGAACAAAAAATCGCCGCCCAGATCCTCTATCTGGAGGACAACCGCGCCACCGGGCCGGACTCGCTGCGCGTCACCCGCCTCCCCGCCGCCGACAAGGGCGGCGACTGGGAGATCTGCGGCATCTGCGACGGCATCGAACCCGTCGTATTCCGCCATCTCAAGTCCTTGCTTGACGCCGGGAAAAAGGAAAAAGCCTGGGAAGCCTCCCTCCAGTACGTACTGGACAACACGCAGGCCGTCCGCACCTGGTTCGGGGCGCAGGACTGCCCCGCCGTGGAATTCTTCCTGCGCGACTTCTTCTTCAATGCGGGGGTCAAATCCGCCTCGCTTGCCGTCCAGCGGGCCGTCAACGCCCGCAACGGCTCATTAAAGGAAGACGGTATCGCAGGCCCCGCCACGCGTTCCGCGTTCCAGGCGGCTCTCACCGCCAATGGGGAAACCGTCATGCTGATGCTCCTCCATCGTTTCCGTGAACAGCACTACCGTTCCTGCAAGCAATGGGGCGCCTTCGGCAAGGGCTGGATCAACCGCCTGGACGCCGCCGCGAGCTTCGCTGCCGGTCTTCTCCGCTAACCATATCGTTCCCGCCATGGCTACCGGAGCTCTCATCGCTGGCACTCTCGCCTCCATCGGTTCGTCTTTCTACCAACAAAAAAAGGCGGCTAAGGAACAAAAGCAGGCGGCGGCAGCCATGGCCTCGGCCATGGAAAAACAACCCACCGTCCAGGCTGCGGACATAGCCGCCCAGCAAACGCAGGACACCCGGGAACAAAGCGATCAGGCCGTCAACACGGCGGCTAAACGCCGCTTCTCGCTGAACCGCACCGTCAATCCCTCCGCCGCGTCCTCCCTGATGGGAGGGCGCAAGACGCTGGGCTGATATACCACCAAGCATTCCCTGCATCCTCATGGTCCGTCCCAACACACGCCTTGCCGCCCGCTACATCGACACCGCAGAAGCCCTCCTTGGCGACATGAGGGGGTACAGCGGAGACTGGGACTGGCTGCGCAAGCACATCATGCCCCGCACCCAGGCCGGGGCGGACCGTGAGGAACGACCGTCCCCCACCGCCAAGCGGCTGCATTCTACTGTCGCGATCAAATCCCTGCGCATCCTGACGGGCGCGCACATCATGTACATTACCCCGTCCAACCAGCGCTGGTTCTCCCTTCAGAGCGGGCTTCGCGGAAAGGAGAAATCCTCACGCGTGGATGAATGGTTTGCGGAATCCACGGAAATCATGTTTGCGGAGCTGGGACGCTCCAACTTCTACACGGAAATCCATGAAACATTTTTAGACCGCTGCCTGACGGGAACCGGGTGCCTCTTCTGTGATACTTTACCGGATGGCCGGTTGAACTTCCGGCATATCCCCTCCGGCACGTATGCCATCGCGGAGGGGGAAAACGGCCAGGTCAACACGCTCGTGCGCCAGTTCAAGCTCACACCCCACCAGGCGGCGGAAAAGTTCGGCTACAAAAAACTCCCGGAAAGCGTCCGCAAGGACTTTGACGCCCCCCGGAAGCGCTTCACCATGCGGCATGAATTCCTCCACCTGGTCTTCCCCCGGCAGAACTGCGACTTCGGGCATGATCTCGTGAATGCCAAGCGCATGAAATGGGCCTCCGTCTACCTCGCCTGGGGAGTGGAAAAACAAGTCATCCGGGAGGAGGGCTACAACGAATTTCCTTTTCTTGTTACTCGTTTTTTGCGCTATGGCGACGGCCCCTACGGCTACGCTCCCGGCCTGGATGTCATGGAGGAAATCACCGCTACCCTCAAGCTGGAACGCGTCATGGACGTACTGGCGGAAGTGGCCGCTTTCCCGCGGATTATTCAACTGGCCGAACAGGTCGGGGAAGTAGACTTGCGGGCAGGGGGCGTCACCACCGTCAAGGCGCAGGCGGCCCGTGAAAAACTCCCCCGCGAATGGGCTACTTCGGGCCGTTACGATGTCGGCAAAGACCGCATTGCCGACAAGGAGGAAAAAATCCGGGAGGCCTTCTTTGTGGACATGCTGATGCCTCTAGCCAACGTGGATCGGCAGATGACGGCAACCGAGATTAACGCCCGCCAGGAAGAGCGCGTCCTCTCCTTCTCCCCCTCCCTGACCCTCTTTGTAAGCGACTGCAATGTTCTCATGCACCGCATCTTCTCCATCCTGTTCAGGCAGGGCAAATTCCCCAAGGACGACGTACCCGCGGAACTCATCGTGCCGGACATGGGAGGGAGTGAAAACTATGAAATTGAAATCCCCAACGTCCAGTACCTCGGACGCATCTCCCAAGCCATCGCCAACGCCCAGCAGCAGGGACTCGAATACTTCATGCAGGTGGCTTTGAACTACACGCAGATTACCAAAGACACCTCGATGATCGAATACGTCAACCCGAGAAAATTCGCGCAATTCCTCTACGAGCGCACCGGGGCTCCCACCAGTTGCCGCCGCACCGCCCGGGAACTTTCCGAGCTCGACAAGCAGAAGGAGCGAGACGCCGAGATGCAGCGCAAGCTGGCTGCCGCAGAGGGCGCACGGAATCTTGCCGGAGCCCAGAAAGACCTGACTCCCGCCTGACGCACCGGCACGCGCGCCATACCATTTTCTTATGCAACCCATAGAACAATACATAACAACCGAACAGGAGCTGGCCTACAAACGCTATGTAGAACGCCGCCGTTCCCACCTGGCCCGCCAGATTACGCCGGAAACCCTCGCCTACATGGAGGAGGAGTTCCAGACGGAGCTTCCATGCTACCAGACCCGCGATCCCATGACCGGCCAAACGCTCAAGCCCGATCCCATCCTCGCCGCCATCCGGGACGGACAGAGGGAAGTCGTCCTTTGGCTGCGGCGTGAAATCGCCCTGGGCCTCCAAGCCGCGGAACAAAACGATGAAGACGCCTGAATCCAACTCCAATCCCATGCTAAACTTCAACACCAACACCATCAACAAAGACGAATGGCTGACCCCTTCCTGGCTTCTCTCCAGGCTCGGTTCTTTCGACCTTGATCCCTGCGCGCCTGTCAACAGGCCCTGGCCCACCGCCTCCCGCCACTACACCGTTCTGGACGACGGCCTTTCCCGGCCTTGGAAGGGCCGCATCTGGCTGAATCCTCCCTACGGCAGGGAAACCTTCCGCTGGATGGACAGGCTCGCCACCCATGACGGGGGCGGCATGGCACTCGTCTTTGCCCGGACGGAGACGCGCGGATTCGCCCGCTCCGTCTGGAACCGTGCGGAATACGTCTTCTTCTTCCACGGCAGGCTTCGTTTCTGGACGGTGGAGGGGAAAGAGGCCGACGCGGCCAACGCTCCTTCCTGCCTGGTTGTTTACCGCAGGGAAGAACGCCCCTTTCTGGCCGCCTTGCAGCAGAATGGGAAAGGAATTCTTGTGGAACGTGCCCGTCCCGGCTTGATGTTCCTGGAAACCGATACCTTGTTCCAATACCAGCCTTTGGCTGCCTGACCACCACTTCCAACCAACAAAAATAACAACAACAAACATGAACACTACATTATTCAATCCATTCATACGCATCTGCCGCGCCGCCGCCGAAGAAACGCCGGAAGGGGGCGGACCTCCCGCCACCCAGCAGCCGGAAGACACGCCTCCAGCCCAGCCGCCCGCTCCCGGAGAAGAACAGGTTCCGCCCAATCCGGACAATCCGGGGGAGGCCGCTCCGGAATCCGGCGAGGTTGACTTCTCCCTGGATGCTCCACCTCCGGACGGAAAAGAGCAACCCGGGGACGAAACTGAACCAGGCAATCCGGAGGACAGCAAGGAGCCGGAAAAGCCCTATGAACTCGAATTACCAGATGATCTGGACGTAACGGACGACTTCAAGGCTACCCTCAAGGAACACGCCAAGGCTTCCGGTCTGGAAGGCAAGGCGGCGGGGAAATTCGTTTCCGGCGTCATCAAATCCATGCAGGAGGCGGAACAGGCCAACATTGCCGCCACCACCAAAGAACTCCGGGAAGACTGGGGCAAAAATTTCAACGCCAACATGAAATCGGTGAAGGAATTTGCGGGCAAGCTCAAACAAAAGTCCGGCCTCACCACGGAGGACCTGGCCCCCCTTCAGTCGCCCAAGGGCTACCGCCTTCTCTACGCCTTGATGAAATCAGTAGGGGAAGACGCCTTCGTTTCCGGGAAGGAAGCGCAGCCGGAAGACCCGCAGAAGGAGGCACAACGAATGCTGACCGATCCGTCGCACCGCTACTTCCGAGCCATCCAGGACCCCACCGACCCCCTCTTCAAGGAAGCCAATCAGGAGTACAACCGCCTTGTCGGTTTTTCGCAATAAAGCAGGCTGAAAACACAGCAGGCTCCGCTTCCTCAATCCCTTTTCCGGCATCTTCCGGAAAGGGATTTTTTGATGCCTTTTTTCCCCGAAACGGACCGACAAAAGACTTACTTTCCAGAAACCGGAGTGCTAACATCCCGCCCATGCCCTCCTTCTCCATGCCCAACTCCGATACCGATTCCGTGGAAGCGGAACGGTTAATGGAAGCCTTCGTTCCTTACGTCCGGGAAGAACAGGAACGCCGCCACCCGGAATGGGCGGCCCTGGTGGAGAAAGTCAAAAAGGCAACATCCCTCCTCAAGCACTACGAAAACCGCACGACTTGGAGCGGCCTTGGTGTCGTGGAATATGCGGACTGGTGTTTTTACCCGGAAGAGAACGGGGACATTTGCCGACTAGTGATTCATGCGGACTTGCTCCCGGCCCGCACCCCATTGGACCGGGCTTCCCATGACAGGATGCTTCAAGAGCTACAAGAAATTCTTCGTCCTCTCCAGTACACCATGAGCCAGGAAGAATACACCCTCACCATCCTGATTCCCCTTTCTGAAAACTTACCGTAACAAGGTTAAATGAAGCCTATGTAGCATCGGCTATTGCATCATCACTGTCCATGTTATCTTTTTCAGTTGTACAAAGTTGCAAACATGACACTTTTTCTGCTTTTACTTGGACGTAAAAGCATGCTATACATTATAAATCACGTGCGTAACATAACCATCTGGTAATCAAGGCTAATATTCCCATCATCCGCTCCATTTTTTAAGAATTCCGGCCGGTTTGATGCGGGAATAATGAGTTTGCCTGAACAGTGATATTTCCGTTTAATCGTTTGAAGGTGCGGAAGGAGGATATGGCGGTTCGTTTATTTTTGCGGAGGTGAAACAAGAGCCAGCCGGATATCTTGTTTGCAGCGGGGCCTTGTGCGCTGCCAGCTTTTGTTGATCTCCTCCGGAAGGAGAGGAATTATTGCGGAAGCCCGCTTTCCTGGATGACGGGAGTTTCCCCTGGAAGGACTTTTCTTTTTAAAAACAGCGCTGTCAAATATTTACGGACCGGTTCATCATAGAGTTTCAGGCAGAGCCAGGCCAGCAGAATGCTTCCAATGACGACGGCCAGGGCTCCGGGAAGTGAGTCCAGGAAGGAAAGCTTTTCGTTTTTCACCCACGCATAGTACAAGTAGATGAACGGGTAATGCACCATGTACAGGGGGTAGGAGATGTTGCCCAGGAAACGGCATATTTTATCCGTATAGGGATTTGTAATTTTGCCGGAAGCGCCAAAGAGGAGGATGAGCGGGAAAAATACCGCGAAGCACGCTGTTTCATAGAGGCTGTTCATCCAGAAAGCATTTTGTCCTCCCAGCCGGGGAACGGCCAGCAGAATGGCAAGAGACAGACTGCATAACCAGAAAGAATTTTTGACGTTGAACGGTTTGAACAGCCGGAACAGGAGCAGCCCGGCTGAGAAGGAGTACAACAGGCGCAGGGAGCCGCCCGTCCATTCCGTGCCGGTCATGGAGAATCCGGAGCATATGTCCCCGTTGGGGCCCCAGAAGCTGAAGGAGGCAAGGCCGCATCCGGCCGCGACAACCAGTATTGCCAGGGAACGTGTGGAGAGTTTCCGGATGAAGAGGGCATAAAGAAGGTTACCGATGTATTCAAAGAACAGGGACCAGCTCGGGCCGTTGAGCGGGTACATTTCTCCCAGACCCCGGATTTCCATGCCGGGAGGAGACGGAATGAGCAGAATGTTGACGAAGGTGGCGGCGAACAGAGAGATGACAGCCACCTGCGATACGTCCCATACGGGGCAGCCCTGGAAATAGAAGATGAGCGCGCCGATGAGCGCCCCTATCGCCACCATGGGCTGCAGGCGTATAAGGCGGCGTTTGATGAATTCCCTGGTCGTCATCGTTTTCCAGCGGTTATCATAGGCATAGCCGATGACAAAGCCGGAAAGCATGAAGAAAAAATCGACGGCCAGGTAGCCGTGGTTGATGATTTGGTCCACATGGCTGGTGGCGTAGGCTTCAAAGATGTGGAACCATACGACGACAATGGCGGCTACGCCGCGCAACCCGTCAAGAATGTGGTAGTGGTGTTTTTCACTGCCTGGGGGAATGGGAGAATGCTGCGTTTTCAACAT